GGGAAGATTTGCTCCCGATCGGGATCAGAACGACCAGAAACTTCCCGATCGGGAAGATATGCTCCCGAGCGGGATCAAAAAAAAACACCGACATTGAAAATAAGTGTTGACTCCTGTAGGTTCCTTCCATATACTTCGCAGCATGTTCACACAGACCGCCTTGCAATGCCTTACGGGCACCACGCTATATTGGCATAGCCAGTATAGTTCCCTGTCACCCCTCTAGGGAGCAGCCCTGACGCGCTGCTCCCTCTTCAAGAGGAGCGGTGGCAGAGTCTGGGTTATTGCGGCGGTCTCGAAAACCGTTGAACCATCGAGAGATGTTGTTCCGTGGGTTCAAATCCCACTCGCTCCTCCAGCAGATTTCATGAGCGTCAGAGCCCTCCGGGTTCTGACGCTCTTTTCGTTTCATTACAAGTTTCGGGTGATCTTCCCCCTGCCGGCCTGTAACCCCGGTGCCGTTTCAGAACGTGGGGGACGGATGGCGAGAGGTTCGAGTCCTCGGTCACCCACCATTTTAGGAGAATACCTGTGGATACAGGAGCTTAACAAGAGTTACGTGAGCGTGGCTTCATAGGGAATGGCACACCTTGCCGGCTCAGACCCGGTAGCTTTGGGAGTTCGAGTCTCCCCGCTCACACCAACTTAAATCCGCGAATGGCGAAATGGTAAACGCAGCGTCTTGAGAGGGCGTGGCTTTGGCTTCTGGGTTCAAGTCCCAGTTCGCGGACCAACACAACAAGCCATGGGTGCGTGGCGACAGGGGAATTGGTAGACTCACCGGACTTAAAATTCGGCCGCTTTGTGGGTTCGAGTCCCACCGCACCCACCAGATTATTACGCATCTCAGATGCGAGAAGTTCAATGCCGGTTTAGCTCAGTGGTAGAGCAGCGCCTTTGTAACGCGAAGACGGGGGTTCGATTCCCCAATCCGGCTCCAGTTAATGTTCCACGGTTTAGGTGTGGCCGAGGCAGAGATGGATGATGCGCCGGCTTGTGATGCCGGAGATGGCGGGTTCAAATCCCGCCGGTCACCCCTAAGCCGTGGAACAATTGCCCGATCGACTAATTGGCAAGTCGCTCGACTCTGAATCCTGAAATGTAGGTTCGACCCCTGCTCGGGCATCCAATTATGGAGTTAGTTATGGAAGTTCTTGACGAACAAACTGACCAACCTGATGCCCCTTCGGCTAATGGTAAGTCAGCGCCCTTTGAAGGCGAAGACGTTGGTTCGATCCCAACAGGGGCATCCAAATTAGCGCCGATCCATCGCTGCAAGGTGCAGCGGACCGGCCTGTATACCTTCGTTCTGGTTGAGCCTGATGGCTCCCTGTTCGATGTTGGTGCTGAGATCAATCGCCAGTTCATGGAGGGCGGATGTAACAAGTAAATGCCGTTTGAGCAAGATGGGACTGCACTCCCTTGGTAGGGGAGAGAAGATTCGGTTCGATTCCGAAAAACGGCTCCAATTAGAGGAGGGTGCCGAGGTTGGCTCCTCAACTGGCTTGCTAAGCCGGGGTGACCCTTCGGGGTCAGGGGTTCGATGCCTCCACCTTCCTCCACAGATCAGGAAAGCGCGTGGGTCGGCTCCCTAATCAGCTTGGAACGCTGTCGTGACCCTTCGGGGTCAGGGGTTCGATGCCCCCGCTTTCCTCCACATACGTCGAAGCATATATCCACCCGATAATATATGCTTTGACATATCATGTGAACTGGTTTAGTTCAGATGATATGTCAATCAAGCCGCCTTGGCCGAGTCTGGTAAGGCACCCGGTTGCAACCCGGAGGTTCCGAAAGGACGCAGGTTCAAATCCTGTGGGCGGCTCCAGATAATGAGGTGTAATGAACGTAGACGACTTTTATGCTGAGTGCGCTGTGATCCTTGGAGTCCCTCACGAGGGCGAAGAGTTCACCCACTACAAGCGGACCCGCTGGAACAACCGGCGGCCCGGCCGAGGACGGTTTCCCGGTGCTGGTTTGATCCGCGTGTTCGGCGATGTCGTCCACATGAATATCCGGTCGCCTGTCATCGTGCAGGTTACCGTCGAAGGTTTGCCCGAGGCGTTGGATTTCCTCCGCGATCGGGTTGGCACTATGGGAGTGTCGTCTAATGGTAAGACAGCGGATTCCAAACCCGCTGACGTGGGTTCGATTCCTACCTCTCCCGCCACACCCTAAATTTTCAATTGACAATCGTGGGGTTTTACCTTAACGATGCGTCTCTCAAAAATTTAGGTGGAACAACTAATGGAATTTTCTGCTCGCCAGCAAACATTCGGTATCAGCCAGCTACAGCGCTTGCTTGGTAAGAGTTCGCAAGACGCTGAGCGGTTCGCATCTTACAGCGGCTGGTCCGGGCTCTCCGGGCAGATGGTGACGATTGATGTCGCCGGCGCGCTGAACATGATGGTTCACTCCACTGCTGCTGACTTCGGTGTCGAACGCAATGTCGTCGGTGCTTGGCTGCCGGGCCTGCGGACCGGGGCGCTTATGGCGCTCGGTCGGAACGTGGACAACTGGACCTTCAATGGCACCCCCGAAGAGCAGAACCGATTTTTCGCGAGCCTGTTTGGCGAGCAGTCCAAGGTCAACGATTTCGTCGCCACCACGCTTGGCTGCTATTCCGGCACCGCCAAGCGGCAGATGCGTTTCCACTCGGCTACCGATGTAGAGCTTCTTTCCGAAGCCGAGTTCCAGTCCGGATACAGTGCGCGGTCGCCTCGGTTCGTGATCGATTCGCGGGCCCTCGCCGATCGTCTGTCGGCCATCCAGCAACCCTTGTTCGTGGCAAGCGTCAAGGTGGTCTCTTCCTCTCCTTATCTCTGATATTTTTCGGATCGAATAATTTTCAGTTGACAGTGAGGACCGAATCGCTTATCTTCCTCCTCGTCAAGTGCTTCGGCATGAAGACTACGGTCGTAGAAGGCCATCGAAGTTAAGCGAAGACGCGGGGGCAGAGCCCGCCGCCTCCACCAAAGACCCCTGCGGCCGCCTGAAACGCGGTCAGGGCGACGGCTCGCCGAGATTTAGGACGACGGTCCTGAGTAAGGTAGCGGGGTTCTTTGATGGGGGCGAATTAGGATCGATTCGCAAGGCTGATGTGGAGAAGCGCCCCGTTTAGATACCGCTCGTTATGCGGATCAAATTCATCAACTGTCAACGACAATGATGTGGTCGTCGCCCGCGAAGAGATTCGTCTCGCCGCGTAAGCGACAAAATCCCTAAGGCTTCACTCCCTTAGGTGGCGCGTGGTCCCGAGCGTAGCAACAGTTTCGGGACAACATCTTTTTCGCCAACGTCTCGTCCTACTGTTCTAGGCGGTCGAAAGCGAGGGTCACGGTGAGCGGCCCGGCTGCTATTCTGGTTCGAATCCGGAACGAGAAAGCACCCGGAGGTATCCGGTCTCTGTGTTCTCAGCCATGGTGGGAAGGCGCGGGCGTCTGGGTTCGAATCCCAGCCTGAACGTCGGGGCGCTGGCGAAAGAGATGTGAAAATAGTTCTTGACGAACCGGACGAATCGTCCTAATGGTTTGTCACCGAGTTTATCGGGGATTGTGACCTACAGAGGTCAAAGCATGAGAAGAGATCGCCGGGTGCCCGGAATGATCTATGACGCTCTTGTGGACGGGTTCAGAGCCCGGCACCCCGCGCAGTTACCGCCGGGAGACGAAGGTCTGTCTCCAACTCGCTGTGAAGCTCCCGGCAACTAGGCCCGGCTGTCGTGAGATGGCCGGGCCTTTCGATTCGTGGTGAAATTATTTTGGTCCGTAGCTGTCCGCTCCCGTCCAATGCTTCCGAAGTGAGACATTCTTGCTTGACATGACCGCGATTCTAGCTTAACCATGGCGCTCTTCTGGAGATAGCGCTACATGACTACGATCGCTTACCGCTCGGGCCGCTTGGCTGCCGACACATTGATCTCCTATACCAGTATCACCAACGGCTCTCGCGAGAAAATCGCAAAGTGCGGTCGATTTACCGTCGCACTTGCGGGTCCCGCTTGGCTTCGCCGGCCGTTGGAAGCTTGGTGCGCTGACAGTTGCCCTGAGGAAGAGGTTCCTCAAGTGCTACTCGATCATGGTAACGACTTCTCGGCCCTGATCATCGACAATACCACCGGAGAACTCTTCGAGTTCGACAACGGATACCTTCTTCCCATTTTTGCCGATTACACCGCAATCGGTTCTGGCGCTCTACTTGCGCTAGGTGCCATGGCTCATGGAGCCACCGCTGAGGAAGCCGTCGCGGCGGCCTCCAAGCATGATAAGAACACAGGCGGCCCGGTGACCAGCCTGTCCTTTTCCCTCACAGCATAAGGTCACCAATGACCCCCTATACCCAACTCATTCACGACCTGATGGGTCGTGCCTCCGGAGCCGTCACCGTCGAAGCTGCCGACGGGAGCTATATCACAAGCGATGACCTTCTCGAAGTCGGTGCATTCGCTTCCCATGCTGATGACCCGTGGATCGATCTCGTCACCGACGAAGGCAACGCGATCGGTGTGTTCGTGGCCGGTAACCCGGAAGTCGTCGAGCCTCAGCCGTCTTTCGATGTCGATGGCGGTATGATCTATATGATCGATGGCGATCCGATCCCCGGCATGAAGCAGGGCCTGCATATGTGCCCCCTCAGCGTCTTCATGCACAATGGCAAGCCTGATTTCGATGGCCTCAACTGGTATGAACCAGAAGACCTCGACCTTACTACGCCGGGCTCATCGCGCAACATCACCCTCATGACTGGTCGCCGCCGCGACGAAGGCCAAGGCAAGTGGAAAGAGATTTCCAGCACCTTCGGCCAGTTCGAAACCGTGCTACAAGATCACAAGGAAGGGCAGAAAGACGGTCCCTGCTTCCTGCAAGGAAAGTCGGCCAACGGCGCTCGCAAAGCTGTCGCCATGATCGAGAACCACATCCTTGGGGTCGATCTCGATTCGGGCGCTCCCTTGACGGATGTGATGGAGACCATCCAGAAGTATGGTCTGGAAGCCGTCATCTACACGACTCACAGCCACCTCAAGGACACCAGTGTCATCAAGCGCGACCACTTCATCAAGTGGAACGAGGAAGGTGAGGTCGATGAAGACGCTGTTCGCGATTACCTGATCAAGGTCAAGGGGACCTTGCCTCAGATCGTTGACGATCTGGAGATCATCGACGACGCCCACCACACCGAAGAGGGTGTGGTCATCCTCGTCAAGCACAAGCCGATGCCCAAGTTCCGGGCGGTGTTCCCGCTCAAGGAAGCGTTCGTATTCGCCAAGCGTGGTGGTTCCCAGAAGGATGCCATCAACGAGTGGAAGGAGCGCTATGCCGGCTTCTGCTCTGAACTGGGCCTGTTCTTCGACGAGAAGTGCGTCGATCCTGCTCGCTTGTTCTACCTGCCCCGCCACCCGGCCAAGAGCAAGAATCACGGCTCTTGGTTGGTGGTGGGCGAACCGCTCGATCTCGACAAGTTCGATCGAGTGAAGATGAAGCGCGGTCGGACCGGGAAGCGCAGCGCTGTCTCCAGCAACGCGTTCACGGACGCGGCTGGCGGCGCTGATTACGACGACGAAGATGACGCCGATCGCTACATCACCTCTTGCGGTTTCAACCTCAAGGGCTGGTCGATCAAATACGCCAAGCGCTTCGAAGTCCAGACCATGATCGAAGAAGTGGTTGGTGGTGACTTCGTTCGCGAATCCCGTGGCAACAAGCCGGGCGTCCATGTCGAATGCCCCTTCGAAGCTGAACACTCTAGCTTCGGCGGCGGTGGGACGTTCGTGGTCAATGCATCCGACAACTTGGATGACGGCTACGATGGCGGGTTCACCTTCACCTGCGTCCACAACTCGTGTTCCGGCCGGGACCGACTCGATTACCTCAAGGAGATGATCGAGCAGGAACTGATCACCGTTGCTGACCTCAAGAACAAGGACTTCCTCTTCGAACTGGAAGAGGATGAAGAGGAAGAGGACGTTCCCGCTCAGCGCGAGAAGCCGAAGAAGCACACCCAGCAGACCGACAAGGAACACCGGGAAGAGCATGAGGATCAGATCAACGACGATGACTTCGGCGATGATGAAGACTCGATGCTCAAGGCATTCAACCGGCGCTATGCGGTGATTCGCACCAGCGGGGGTGTTCGAATCCTCGTGGAGCCCCGGACAGCAGAAGATGATGTCGTCTTCGAAAGCCAGAACGATGTGGCTCTCTATGAGAAGAACCGTATCATCTGGGTAACCGAAGGGAAGCAGACCCGCAAGGTCGAGGCGTTCAAGCAATGGCTTGAGTGGGAGAAGCGTCGCACCTATCGCAACGTCGTGTTCGCGCCGGGCGAGAAGACCCCGAAGGATGTCTACAATCTCTTCCAAGGCTGGCCCTTTGAGGCGGTCCCGACGACATGGGAAAACGTGCTGGACAACAAGCACGAGCCGGTGGCTGGTGACTGGTCCATGCTGCGTGGTCACATCTACGAGAACATCTGCGAATCGAATGATGCCTATTTCGAATGGCTGATGACGTGGATCGCCATGCTCTTCCAGAAGCCTCAGGCCAAGCCCGGCTCGACGGTGGTCATCACCGGGAAGAAGGGCACCGGTAAGTCAACGCTGTTCGACTACATCAACCAGCTTCTCGGTCGGTGTGGGATCACTGTGTCCCAGCGTAAGCAGATCGTCGGGCAGTTCAACGGGCACCTTGCAACCACCTTGCTGATGGTCTGCGAAGAAGCCTTCTGGGCGGCTGATCCGCAAGCCGAAGGTGTCCTCAAGGACATGATCACCAACAAGTCGGTGCTGATCGAAAAGAAGGGCTACGATCCGATCCAGTCGCAAAACTACACGCGTCTGGCGCTGATCTCGAACAACGAATGGGTCGTCCCGGCCTCGCTCAAGGACGAACGGCGCTTCTTCGTGCTTCGTTGTTCCGACGCGGTGCAGGGTAACATCCATTTCTTCGAGCAGATGCGCGAGCAGATGGAGAAGAAGGGCGGTCTCGAAGCCATGCTCTACGATCTCCTCCACTGGGAACCGGTGGGCGGGACCTTCTCGACCTTGTTCACGCCGCCGGCAACCGCTTACCTCCAGCAGCAGCAGATCGAATCGCTGTCTGGTGTGCAGAAGTTCATGCTCGAACTGGTCAAGTCTGGGGTCTATGAAACCCATGATGATAAGGTGACGCCGATCGAACTGAACACCGACACCGAGACGACTGTCTACGCTGTGGACATGCGTGCGGCTGTGGAAGATTACGTCCGGTTCCAGTTCTCCTCGGACAAGGCCAAAACCAGCTACGACGACATCTCGGCCGTGGTCACCGACTGGTTCGGTGCCCGTGAGATCAAGATGAAGGTGGACGGTCAGGTGAACGGGAAGCGCACCTTTATCTTCCCGCCGCTGTCTGAGGTCCGCTCGAAGCTCAAGGAAAACAAGGGTCTGGATGTAGAGGCAATGACCGAAGAGGCGGTGAAGTCAATCCGGCTTCGGTCGTAAAAATTTCGGACAATTTGTCCGGAAAGCCTTGACAGACATTTTCCCTGCCTTTAGAGAAATCCTCGCTAAACGTGATTTGTCACTTTCTGGTTCTAAACAAAGGAGGTTGTCATGAAGTAAGCAGTTAGGCCGCCAACCCAATATGGCATTAGAGATATGATGGCCGCGCTAGGATAACACCGGCGCGGCCTTAGCACAGGAGACAGACATGCGTATCGATCAGATTACCGATTCACTGGGTAACAAGAAGCTGGTGAAGCTCTGGGAGCCGAAAGGCTATCCATTCGAGCCCGAAGCTGTCGAGCAGATCAACAACATGGCTCGCCTCCCATTCGTTTTCAAGCACGTTGCTGTGATGCCTGATGCCCACGCAGGCAAGGGCTCCACCGTGGGGACCGTTTTTGCAACCAAGGGCGCTATCGTGCCGGCGGCTGTTGGCGTTGACATCGGCTGCGGCATGATGGCCGTCCGCACTTCGCTGACCGCGAGCGATCTTCCGGACAACCTGTCGCACATCCGTGGGATGATCGAGGCTGCTGTGCCTCACGGTCGTGGGAACATGGACCAGATTCGTTCTGGCCGTGATCCGGGTTCGTGGGGTAAGCCGACCAAGGACGCAGAAATGCGTTGGAAGAAGCTGGCGGACCGCTACGATGCGATCATCGCCAAGCACCCGAAGATCGCTCAGCGTCGCCACCCGGTGCATCACATGGGCACGCTGGGGACCGGCAACCACTTCATCGAAATCTGTTTGGACGAGGACCAGAACGTCTGGGTCATGCTCCACTCGGGTTCGCGTGGTATCGGCAACTCGATCGGCACCTACTTCATCGAGAAGGCGAAGCGCGAGATGGAGCGTTACCATATCGCTCAGTATCTGCCGGATGAAGACCTGTCGTATCTGGTTGAGCATACCGAGGTCTACGACGATTACGTCGAAGCCGTCGGCTGGGCTCAGGACTTCGCGATGGAGAACCGTCAGACGATGATGGATGCCGTGTTGGGCGTGATGCGCCAGACCCTGCCGCCGTTCCTGTCCGATCAGATGGCAGTCAACTGCCACCACAATTACGTGACCAAGGAGCAGCATTACGGTGAGGCCGTGCTGGTGACCCGCAAGGGCGCTGTGCAGGCTCGTGAAGGCACCATGGGGATCATTCCGGGGTCGATGGGCACCGGGAGCTTCATTGTCCGTGGTCTCGGTAACCACCACTCGTTCCACTCGTGCAGCCATGGGGCTGGGCGCGTGATGAGCCGCACCAAGGCGAAGAAGCTGATCTCGATGGAACAGCACGCCGAGGCGATGAAGGGAATCGAAGCCCGTTTGGATGAAGACGTGCTGGACGAGAGCCCGGCCGCCTACAAGCCGATCGGGGCTGTGATGGATGCTCAGAGCGATCTCGTCGAGATCGTTCACCGCCTCCGTCAGGTTCTCAACGTCAAGGGCTGATATGACACCGAATGCTGACAATGTTACCGCGATCGTCAGCCGGGACCCAGACGCTGCATTGATACTTGCAATCAAGCTGCGGCGTCTGGGTTTCGTCACCGAGACCTACGTTTCCGCCTCAACCAAGGGCTATAAAAAGGCGGTAGCCAAAGCCATGCAGCATGAGTTAGCGATTCTTCTGGACGAGGATGTCGCGATTGATGCTATCTACGATGAGCGATATGACCTGACACAAGTCGATGTGGTATCCCTAGTTGTGGAAAACATGGGAGACATTCCACGCCCTAAGCTGTGGGTCCATTGATAGAATAACAACAAACAAGGAGGAACACCCGTGCCCGAATCCCGTAACCTTTTCACCGCAGCAGCCGCTATCGCACTGCTTCTGATCGTCGTCGTCGGCGGTGGTCTGGGTAGCTGTGCTGCCTACAATTCGATGCGCGTCTGGAACGCCGAAACGGCTGGGGAAGCCGAGTTGGCTCAGGCAAGCTCCAATCGCCGGATCGCGGTGCTGGAAGCACAGGCCCTGATGGACAGCGCCAAGCTCAAGGCCGATGCCGAAGTGGCCCGCGCTCGTGGTGTGGCCGAAGCCAACAAGATCGTCGCCGAAGGTCTCGGCGGACCTGAGGGATACCTACGGTATCTCTACATCAACAACCTCGAAAACTCCAAGGGTCAGGTGATCTATATCCCGACCGAGGCTGGTCTGCCGATTCTCGAAGCCGGCAAGCGCCCGCGCCCGGCTGCCGCTGAATAATGGGCGTCCAACAAGAACAGGCGACGGCCGAACTTCGGTTCCTCCGTTTCTTCTACTCAGCAGCCGGCGGTGCTTTCGGGCCGGCTGATGCCGAAATCTACCGGATGATCATCGAGGACTTCGAGGATCAGACTGGTGTGCGGGTTCCTGAGGATTACCGCGAAGGCTTCTTTTCCGACGAGGATGACGACAATGAATGAACCCGATGAACCCGCCGTGGATGACCGCCTTCGCCTTCTGATCGAGCGTATCGAACGCCTCGAAGAAGAAAAGAAGGGCATCGCCGACGACATCAAGGATGTCTACGCAGAAGCCAAGGCCGTCGGTTTCGACGCCAAGATCATGCGTATGATCGTGCGCCTCCGGAAGATGAAGCCGGACGATCGCAGCGAGCAGGACATGATCCTCGAAACCTACAAGAACGCGCTGGGCATGTCCTGATGCATCAAGTCATCTTGTTCAGCGGTTGGTATAGCGCGGCTCTGTGCCGCTCCTGTCCTGATCTGCTGTTCGTGTTCGGTGACAACACGCTTGGGTTCGGAAAGGGTGGTCAGGCGATCATCCGATCCGAACCCAACACCTTCGGTATTCCCACGAAGAGAAAGCCTTCCATGGCTTCCGGGTCTTTCTTCATGGAAGGAAACGAGCGTGATCTTGATGCTGTCCTAGTTCGACTGGGTGAGTTGTGGGATCGTCTCGAAGAAGGGCGAACTGTCGTCATCCCAATAAACCAAGAAGGGGAGATCAGCCTTGGCCTCGAAAGAGCCCGCTTACGACAAACCGCTCCGGGCATCTACGACACGCTCAAAAACCACGTCAACGAGATGTGTGTCGCGCATGGCTGGGACAAAATCGAAGACGAAAAAGGTCTCGAAGCCTTTCATGCTACTCTCCGAGGACCCGAGAGTTAACCTTCTCCAGTCGATGGTTCAGAGCCTAGCTCACTTCGAAGCGAAGGGATTCACGGCTCAGCATCTCAAGGTGTTTTTCGCGGTAGAGCTATTCATCAGCATATCGCAATCCAGAGCTAATCCAGATGAAGTTGGTATCGCCACCCTTCTCGGGATGCATGTTGAAGACTTTACTCATGAATTGAATGAGCTTGTGGAGAAACGTTATCTTCACAAGATGCACCCAACTTATGGGGAGTTGATTTACACTTACAAGATCGGGTCGTTGGGTGGAACATTGCTGCGCAAAGTGGCACTAAAAAAGATTACCTAAGTCCCCGAAATAAGTGAAAATGTCGGTGAACGAAGCATTCCTTCGTTCACCGACATTTTTGCTTGCCTCAGGTGGAATTTCCTGCTATCATAGATGATCATTCGGTGCCTTGCCACCGTCACTCCCAGCAGGCAGCATAATATGTTCCTAATTTATCTGGCGGTGGTGTGCAGCGCCATGTCGTTCCTCACCGGCATCGTCATTGTTGGCTCCGGTAAGGAGTTCCAATACGAACCCAAACATCTTCTACAGGGACGCCGCGACGCGCTCCTCTACGTCTGGGTGATCTTCTCGTCGATCTTCGCACTGGCACACTGTGCTTCGTTGATCGAATACGGGATCACAGAAGATTGGCAATATCGATTCAGTGACACCGGGCGTTGGATGGCGATCCACTCTGGTGTGGGTGCCCTCCTTACTGCCGCTCACCTGTTCATTCGCCATGATCTTTCAGGTGGTGCTTCTTCACATATTTTCCTTTGGGGTGCGCGTCGCCATGCCGTCTAGCTTTTCGATCCTAGCTGCCGATACTGAACTACAGCACAGCATTTGGGTTGCCACCGGCGGCGCTATGCTCGTGCTTCTGCAATCGATTCTTTCAGGAGAACGCCGAGTGTGGTGGAAGCTTCTTGTCTCTTGCATCATCGGTGGTAGCGCCGCTGCTCTCGTCGGGCACGCTTTTGAGGGCTCTTCGTGGGTCTACATCTACTGCGGTATCTCGGCCATCGTCGCTGAGAACATCATCTTTGGTCTGGTCAAGGCTTCCGAGCAATTCAAACAGAACCCGATCACCGTCGCCGCCCAGCTTTGGCGCGTGTTCGGCCCGAGCTTCGGTAAGACCACCGACAAGGCGGCTGACGCCTTGGATGTCAATCCCGACACCGGTAAGCCGGCCGGAGGAAATGACACTTCCGCTGTAGGTTAATATGCCCTTCTGATAACGGATAACATCCCGCCTAGTTATCCTCTCCAACCGGTGAGTGATGATTATGGGATGGCGGGAAACTGCTCCTAACCTAGAGGGAGTTCTGCGCTCCCGTGATACACCACCTGCCTACATCTGGCCGGTTGGTTTTCTCGTTGCTGAGCTTTTTGCTCTTTGGTTTCTCAGGCCCTAACCCTACCCACACCCCAGCGTTGACGCCTCGGAAGAAATTCCGGGGCGTTTTTCGTTTGACAAATCTTCCTATTCGTATCATGGAAAGTCTCACATCAACGAGGAGACCTCATGATTCTTTCAAACCAAGTGCGCTGCCATAAATGTGGCGACACCCCTTTCAGTGCCCATCGGCATGATTACCGGCCGTGCAAGTGCGGTTCCATCGCAGTGGATGGTGGTATGACCTACCTCCGCCGGGTCGGCGACATCTCCGCTTACGATGACATGAGCATCGAGTTCCCGGACGAATCTGCGAACAAGATCATCTATGCGCTCGATCAGGTCATTGGTGATGGCAGCAGCTACGGCCCCGCCAGCTTGCTCATGGCTATCACGCGCACTCTGGAAGCAGAGGGCATCACTGTCGATCGTGATCGTGAAAAGCATGAAGGTGCGGTCGATGAAGCCTTCGCTGCTGCTGTCGTCTGGACATCCCAGAACGGCCGCAACGGGCTTGGCGCTCTGTGTGCTGTGGCTCGCTATGTGCGTGACGCCGGCGGCGTCTGGAAGGTTCCTGTCGATGCCTGAGCGTTTCTCGTGTGCTGACCTACATTTCGGCCACAAAGGTATGGTCATGTTTACCAGCGGCGGTAAGCCGATCCGCCCGTGGGGGACTGCGGTGGGGAAGGTGAAGTTCGATGATCTCGAACCCGAGTTGCAGGCTGACATCATGCGCCGGGTCGAAGAGATGGACGAGGCCATGGTCGATAACTGGAACCGGGTCGTTGGTCCCAAGGACAAGGTGGAAGTTCTGGGTGACGCTGTGATCGGTCGTCAGCAGATTCACACCTTCGGCCGGCTGAACGGACGCAAGCGCTTGCGGATGGGGAATCACGATGTGTTCGTCAAGAACAACAACCGGGACTATGCCCAGTATTTCGAGGAGATCACAGCCTACAAGGTCTTCGACGATCTCATCATGTCGCACATTCCCCTTCACCCCGAATCGGTCAAGGAACGCTGGAAGGCGAACGTCCATGGGCACCTTCACACCAAGCGCGTGATGATGAACAAGCAGACGTGGTGGGGTGGTGTCCAAGAAGTGATCGATCCGCGCTATCTTTGCGTCTCGATGGAACATATCGACTACACACCCATTCCTATGGATGAAGTCTACCGCCGTATCGAGGAACAACAAAATGGCTAATCCAAAGACACCGGCTTCGGCCGTCATGGACTTCCGGGAGCGTCATCGGCTGGATCAGGCGGCCGTCGATCGCCTGTTCGGCTTCTCGTCGGAGGGGCGCGCTTGTCGTCGCTGGGAAGCCGAAGGGGCTCCCTACTACGTGACCATCCTCATGGCTTACGTAGACACCTATGGCCTTGCGAAGATGGAAGAACTAGCGGCAAATCGTGAACTTGTCGCTTGACCGTCATAGGTTAGTGTTCTAGCTTTGTATCGAAGCAAGGGCCTCCCTGCTTTCGGTGGCTCGCCCGTCAGGTCCAGTGCTTGGCGGGCGAAGTCACATCAGAGAAGCAAGCGCCAGATGGCTATCCCGGTGCCAGCTAAGAAGCACAGACTACCGGCGGCGTAAAAGCCGTAAGAAAGAAGTGACCAGCCTAGCTCAGTCATCAGATTTCACTATCGTCTCGGACCCACAAAGCGATCGGCGGGAGGTTGTTTCCGGACACCAACATCCGGACGGGCTCACCCTTATTCAGCAGGTGCAGTTCCTCCTCGGTCGGCCGCCACTCCGACATGAAAGCCGGGTAGACCTCCTCACCGCTGGAGAGTTGCGATCGCACGATCCGCACGGCTGGTTCGAAAAGGATGTCACCGGTCGCACCGACTCGCCGGACAGCTAGTGTCCCGCAATCTTGCTCATCCCAGTCGGCCGGCTTGCCCATTCGGATGTAGTGATCCGGAGCGTCCGGGTGTGGGCCAATGTCGGTAGCGATCATATCAGTTGTTCTCCTCGTCTTCGTCGATCGGGATTTGACCTTCGGACGGACCGAACGATCCCATGTATTGCTTGGCCCACTCATCGCGATCCATGCCGCGAAGCACATCGATGTATTCCTGAGGCCAGATGGAACGCGGTCTTGTGACCTCATCGTAAGCCTCGCGATATGCCTCTGGGAGAACCACGATCGGATTCTTGGTTGCGCCATTGACCGTCACGGTGAAACCGGCCTTCATGAGCGATCTGATCTCGTCGATTTGCCGGTTCTTTTCAGCTTCGGACATTTCTTTCATGATCCGCACCATATCCTCGTAGAGAAATCTTGGGGTAGCGCCCTGTTCGATGTTAGTGGTATTGCCGTAAAGCAACTGGCGGGTTGCCTCCATATGGCAAGCCTCCCTCATCGCTTGCATTTCGACACTCAGACGGTTTGCGATCTTGAGATCGTGTTCGCTGAGTTCGTCCAGCAAGCCCTTGTCGAAGCGGATGGAGGGATAAACCCGATGGACCACTGAGTGGTCTCCCTCAGGGGCTCCCTTGTCATATCCGAAAAACTCGTAGCGACCGGGGTCGCGTTGGACTGCAAAGTCCACACCAGATGGTAGCCAGTCAGCTATTTTGATCCCCATCCCGTGGAAGAAGAATGAGTTGTCGGTTTTGGAATCAGTTGCGGGCATCCCAGTCCTCTACCAGAATGCCCGCCATAGTCAAGTCAGAATTGCGGTCACCGCATCATCAGGTCGATCGCTTCGCGCTCGTTGATCTCACCAGCGGCGTGGGCTTCCTCGATCTCCCGGTTGCGAAAGAACTTCTGGTCGTCGAGACCCTGATAAGCGAGCGAACCATAAGCCGGATCGATCTCATACCAGTAAGCGTCCCAGTCAGGACCTTCCCCTGTCTTGTAGGCGCGCTCGATTTGACGGAGCAGCTTGTTCGCCCGCTCCTCACCACGCTTGTATACGCCTTCGTCTGAGAAGGTGTAGCCATGGGCGAGACGCCGACCGGTTTCGGTCTCGGCGACAATGTAATAGACCAGACCCTCGATCGGGTATCCGGTCTCGTCTCGACCGGTGTGAACGACATCGCTGCGAACGTAAAACTGAAAAGCCATTGTCTGTCTCCTTGTTGACGAATCAGTGATAGACTAGCTCCACCAATTCGTCAACAAGTTTTCCAGACTAAGTTACTTGTTCTTCTTTTTCGCTGTCTTCTTGGCGTCCCGGAAATCCTTAGCTGCTGGGGCTTTCTTGGTTCCGGGCTTATTCATCTTCTCTCCGGAGCCGTTCTTGATACGCTCCTGCTTGGCGTTGATGTTCGCATAGAGACCGCGTTTTGCCATTTTCAAATTCCTCAGTTAGGTCAATCGAAAATGATACCATAGGCACTCTTACGAGTCAATGATCCGTCAGAGAGACAACCACCCGTCGTCGTCGAGAATATTGGGGTCTTCCAGCGCCATCTCTACCCGGCCCAGCGTCTCCGCCCAGTCGTGATGCATGGTGCCAAAGCCCAGTGGGAAGGTCTCGCACTTCGGGACGACGTAATCGATCCAGCCCCGGTCACGCTCGACCTTACCCTTAAAGCCGTGCTTCTTCTCCAGCGCCTTGAGTTCCTTGCGGTAGGGACAGACAGATGTGGACGCCTTGGGCTTTATGGCGGTCGAGGGAATCACGATGCGGTTATCTACCGTAAGTTCGTGAACGCTCTGAACCCGCGCCCGGCGATTTGCCCGCTTGTCTGTGATGGAGATGATCTCCTTGACGATCCCGCAGCAGAAGCGTCGGCCTGTGATGATCTGCCAATGATTACCGGCGTCTACGAGGAACACCCGTCCGGCTGTTCGGATGTCTTGTGTGTCCTTGAGCCATTGCGTGATGGTAGGACGATCTTCGATGTAGCTTCCAAGCAGGATTCCGGAATGCGGATCGCGCTTGGTCATGCGCTTTGCTTGGCCCCGTTTGATCCGGAGCGGCTTCATTGTGACGCCACAGTTTTTGAAGGCCCGCATCATCTGACCTGTTGTTGTTCCTTTGATGGATGCCTTGCCGCTGAGGAATCGGAGGAGACGGGCTGCCTCCCCTGTTGTCATTCCCGTAATGATCGAGAGAGCGGCCGGACCGCAATAGCGGTTGTTGTCTCCCGTGGCGTTCTTAACCGGATGAATTTTCACAGACTTGTCTCCTGATTCGCTGTTGACTACGAATCAGCTTATAGGACAAATCTTCCGGTTTGTCAAATCGTCGTTAGTCGGGCTTCCGGTCGCGGAACTGGTAGCGGCCCTTCGTGTCCCGCTGCTCCGCGTCCCGGATGATCCGGGCGGCTTCACGCTCGCGACGGACAGTCCGGTTCGAGTATACGGTATCACGCGAACGATCCCGATCGGCTTTGTCGGTCCGCTCAGAGCGCTCAGAACGTCGATCCGGCTCCTGAGCTACCACAGGGGACGCGAAGACAGGCAAGGCAGCACACAGCAGCGCAGCGGCTATCAGGGGGTGGTTCATATTCATGGGACTCTCTCCTCTAGTTACCAGCCGAAGTTTTCGGCACAAATCGGGCCCATTGCCCGGTCGATGGATTCGTTACGGGTTAGCTTACGGGCACAGATCGAGCAAGTGCCCGTCCGCTGTCCGTAGGCTTTAGCAGCAGCCGCCGGGTCCATGGCAGCAGCGATAATACGCTCCTGCTCTTCCGGGCTGCACTTGAAGCTCTTGACGAAGCGTCCGTCAACGATCTTCCCGAGATAGCGGCGCTCACCGGCGTCGTCTTTCTCGATCGTCTTGACGTAGATCGCACCGGCGTTGGCACCGGTCCGGACCTTCGAAAAGATGAATGCGTCGAGACGCATCTTCGGGAACTTGATGTCCCGATCGATCGCCGAAGCGAATGCCTGTTCGATCTTGTCGAGCGACTGACCGGAGATGTCCGGAGCCCGCTCGGCGATCTGACGGCGTTCTTCTTCGCGGCTGGCGTCTTGCGCCATACAGCGACGAACGGCGGCAAGCTGGCGTTCGGTGAGGAAGCCATACTTCAAGACCGTCTGGGTCATCTCGAACGCAAAGCCAAAGCCGCGCTTGGTTGCTTCCACCATCCACTGAGTTTCCGGCGTGTGGTCGTCGAACCACATAGCAGCCTTCTCGGATGTCTCCTTGGCCTTACGCTCGGCCGCCGTGGCACGCTGCTCAGCAGCCTTGGCCCGATCTTCGGGCGAGGTCTTGAAGGTGACCTTACCAGTCCCCTTGCAGTGGAAGCAAGGACCAACCGGGCGACCGGCGTAGCTGATGAAGCGACCAGAGCCCAGACACTTCGGGCAGGTTTCCTCATATACGAGGCCGCCGGTCTTGGGCTCCTGACGGGCCTGCAAAAGGTGGTTGAACACAAAATCGGCATCAGCCGACGGCTTAGGCTCGAAGTCACCAAACAAGTCGGTGAGATCGTCGTCGAGACGTTCGTCGTGGTCTGGGTTCTTACAGATGCTGCACATGGTGTGTCTCCGATTCGTTGTCTATGCGAATCGGTTTAGACACACCATGTGATTTGGTCAACTACTTTTTCCATGAGTCGGCAAAGCCGACTCATCTACCAGTTTTTCCACCCCTACCGCGTCACTCCTGATAGATGCGACGCCAGTAGGCAGCGTTTTCCCGCACTTCGGCCCAGTTCTGGGTGTTGTGGAGCATCCCGTTCGAATAGATCAGGACCATCTGATCGTGTCGTCCGTTGAGGTCACGCTGGTTGATCGTCTGGAGCTTGTCAGTGCCCTCAGGAGAGATCACCGCAAAGCGCCCGGCTTTGGATGCCTTGGTAGGGTCGGTTGCGACTTCCTTACGGACATCGCGGGGCATCCCAGCGATCTGGACATAAGAAGTCTTCATGGCGAACCGGTGAGTGTCACGTTCCGCTTCGTGGACCAGCAACCCACCGCCCGAACCGAACACCAGATTGTCCACCGACCACTTGTGGTAGGTCACACGCTGGAGGATTCGGCGCAAGCTGTCCTCGTTGATGCCGTCACCTTGAATGAGGCGGACGTAATCAGGAAGGACCCGGTAGCCCTTATCGTTCACAGTCCAGCCGACAAGCCGTCCAATCAAATCAAGGCAGTGGACCACGTTGATGATCGGATCACCGGAGTCAGGCCGCACCACCAACCGCATGTTGGACGCCTTGAGCCGTTCAAGCAGGCCACCCTCGCTGGCGGGCTTGAGCCACATACCGATAGCGGTGTCCTGATCGTAGGTGTCGATCACCACGGAGACAGGGTAGCGCCCGCCGCCGGGGAACTGCTTGTCACCGTGGACTTCCAGAATGCGCTCGAAGAACGCCATCTCGTTCTCCCGTCCCCACGACGTGGTGACCGAGTGTTCGGTGGCTGGGATCGAGAACCCCGGCATTCCGTCGAACTGATAGGCGTGCTTGGCAAAGCGGATGCCCATCAGGTTGTCGGTCACCTGAAAGTTCACGAGGTGTGCCATACCGCCGATCGCAGCAGCTTCGGTCGATTGTGCGCCACGAGCGCCAAAATCCACCATCAGCCAGTCAGCCAGTTCCGGCGTTCCGCTCTCGGTCAGATAACGTTCGAGAAGGTTGTGCCAGCGCATCGAGCGAGTCGCGATGGTGGTCGGATACCAGACAGCACGAAGCAGCATAGTTTCGACATAGGCAGCGATTCCGGCGCATTCGTCGTCGGTGGATTCCACCGTCACCAGAACGGTTCCCTGATCAACCACAGTCCCTTCGGGCAAGGCTCGGACGATGACCGGCAAATAGCCATCGTGGACAGCCACGATCCGTTCCCAGAGCGCCCGGTTGAACGGGATGCCGTGAGCGGTGAGTTCCGCTTCGGCTTCGTCGATCATTGCCGTCGTCACCTGCTGCATCAGGTAATAACGTAGCGCATATTGCAGACCGAAGAACTGGACGTTGGTGAAGGCACCACCCTTACGGGCTTCGATATATCCGTAGCTCTTCTCGAACTCAGGGTGTTCAAACGTCCAGTGAGTCGCCTTGTAGGTGTCGGCGTTGAGGATCGGCTGGGTCAGCAGCGTCCCAAGGTCATTGATGAAATTCATTATTCGATCTCCACGCAGTGAGTGCAGGCAGCAACTTCCGGAAGTCCTCTCATGTCCACTTCAATGTGGAGAGCTACTTTCGTCCCGTCGGTGAACAAGAACTCGATGTTGTTACAAGATTCAGCGTCAATTTTTTCAATCGTTTTACCGATGAAAAGATCGGTCGCCTTGTGAAGCGGAATTTCCACCGGTCAGAGGACCGAGTTGAAACGAGTGGAGAAGTGATCGATGACGTTGAAGTGATCTTCGAACATCATCTCGCGGGTGACTTCCTCGATCGGCCACCAGCGTGCGGCGCTGGCATCGTCCTGACCACGCACCAGAGGCAGTTGAGTGCCAAGCGAGGTAAGGTCGAAACCGTAGGCCACCGAGATCGTCCGCTTGCGGGTTGAGCGCCACGGGTTGTCCAACAACTTCTCGCCCTTACAGGCAAGCGCAAGGATCGCCGGGTTGACATCGATGTCAGTCTCTTCGATCAGTTCACGAAGCGCCGCCCGTTCGAAAGTCTCGTCGATCCCGACGTGACCGCCGGGCAAGGCCCATAGGCCCTCGCCCGGCATCTGGCCGCGCCGGACCAGCAAGACGTGCCCCGCCATGATCACGCAGGCATCGGCGGCCGTGAAGTAGCGCGGATAGGGCGACTGCGAGAACTGGCCGAGGTAATCTTCCATGAAATGGTATTCCCGGCGCATCTGGTTGAAGCGCTCGGTGCTGACCCATTCCCGGAGAAAGCTGAAAGTCCCGCGAGGGAAGATCGTCTCACCCGTCTGCTGCTGGAACCGGACAAGCATCTCCACCGCATTGTCTTCCTCGGGGATGTCGTAGAGAATCTTCCGCAGCTTGGTTGCGTCCAGCGTCCCATGCAGTTCCGGGCTGGTAGGTGTAACGCTGATCGATTCCCACTGAGGGAACAGGGTGAGGTAGTAGGACGACCCATCCTTCGAGTAGCCGATCAGGGCGATCTCCGGATCAGGGATCGAGATCGCCTTGGCCTGATCGGTTACGCACTTCTGGACGGCCGCCACCCAGCGGTTGTCGTTCTCCTGATCCGGGATGCCGAGGATGAACACACGGTCCTGCTCAGTGGGAGTCAGGCTGGCCCGGATCATTTCACGCACCTCTTCGAAGGTGAAGGGGTTGCGGAAGTTGATGGGCTCACCGACCGAACCGACGATGATGAAAAGATATTGGGCCTTCTGGAGAGCCTGCTTGACCACAGTCATGTGACCGGCGTGGAAGGGCCGCATACGCCCGGCGAAAACACAGATGTCATACATAGAGAAATCTCCTCAATCGGTGGGCATGATGTTGATTTGGATGTCGAAGAACTCCAGCTTTGCAGCCAGCGATCGCAGGGCAGCCCGTGCCTCTTTGATCATCGCCAGTTCTTCCGGCATATGAATTTGGTAGTGGTATACCCACGAGGAGTTCTCCACCGACAGCCGCAGGATCAGCCGCTCCAGATCGGTGAAGGGATCGCTGAGGCAGTTCGCATAAGCGTATTCGAACATACCCTCGCAGCAAGCGTTGATGGCTGCCGGCTGGTAACCAGCTTCCAGAAGGATGAAAAGCGGGTCCGACGGATCGTCCACACCTTCCCGGAAAGCGTGATCACCGATTTGGGCAAAGCCCCACATCAAGGCTTCCGCCTCTTTGTCCGTGATCGGGACCCGCGTGATGACCGGGGCGTTCAACGGCCTTCATCCCGCTGGCCCATGTAATCTTCGAGGGCATAGCAGATGTTCCATGCCGAGTGGTTGGCCGACTGATCCACCGATTCACGGAACCGGGCATAGGCTTCGTCCACCGACTCATACATCTTGGCGGTGTCCTTGTAGTAGCCTGCCCGCACGCGCCCGTCGTCGAAAAGCTCGACATAGGCGTGTCCGATCTTGCTGGTTTTGTCGAGGATCACTCGACCAGTGCCGACTTCGTTCATGATGCTTTGCTCCGGATAAGCGGATGGGCGTAGGGAGCCTCCGCGTGGTGTTGATAGAATAGGACCGGGTGTCCGAAGGTGTCATCCCGGCGGCCTACGGTTTGGCGTGCTTGTTCACCGTCGCCAATGGCATTCCAAGCTGATACGCAGCCGTTCGCCATGACTGAGAGAGCCCCGGCGCAGAAGGCCGTGTTGTCGTCGTCCGGCCCATGATCTCGGCAATGACAGGCAGGCACCTCGTTGTTCATCACCGCGTCGGTGTAGAACTCTGGGGTGAATCCTCCTAGCCAGCCAGCCGGGGCTTCCTTCCGCCACGGACATTCGTTGCAGGGTGTGGTGTGGTGGAGCTTCATGGGAGAAGGTCCATCGTTCGCGGTGAATCGGCCGGGCGGGCGAACTGGCGGGTGACTTGCCCGTCCTCAACAAGCTGACCGTAGAACACGCCGCGATCGGCGCGGTTCATTGCATAAGCAGAAAGGGCGCGGGTTCGGTCACCGTAGGTGACGGTGCTGGCTCCGTGGATGGTGACATCGGTGACTTGGTATTGACCCATGTTACTTCCTTTTCAGCCCGAGGAGTTCGATTTCTTCGTCGGTGAGCTTCGCAAGCGCCTGTTCGCGGCGCTTCTGCTTCGTCTTGATCAGATCGAGCCCGATCGCGAGGGCGAAAGGCGCAACCCGGTCGAGAAGGTAGACCTCATCATCAGCGAACCAAACAGCCTTGCGCTGCTCGACATTACCAGCGCCGCCGTAAAATCCGCGTCCGGCGGCCGCCATGGTAGCTGCCTGCTTTGTTCGGAACACCCCAATGAAGGGCCCGTTCCGGCCGCGATCGTCATCGGATTCGAAGGCGGCCCATATGTCGATGATGTTTCCGGTCATACGCGGATCATCCCCAGCGAGCGTGCATCGTCGGTGTATTCAGCGAGCGTCTTCTTTGCCTTGAAGTGAGCATCGCGCTCAACCTTGAGACCGAAGCGACCACGAACGGTCCGGAGTTCGTCGAGGCTGACGTAGCCGAGTTCCGGCGAACCGTGCCCGAGATCGCAGAGGCCGAAAAGCGTGTCGCCATCGTCCGCGATCTCAGTGATGAGCCACGTCGCGCCGCCGCCGGGCATGAAGAATTTCACGACGGGCTCAAAGGCAGAGCCGTCGGCACCGGTAGCGGACTTGCTACCATTCGCTTTGAGCTTGGTCATCTGTTCGGCGAGGATCAGTTTCTGGGCCATGTTGTTGTCTCCTGTGTTGTTGCTGTGCGAATCAGATAGGACAATTCTTCCTACTCGTCAACCGTCTTTTACGGCTCCATTTCCGACGGGAGATTTTCGAGGACTTCCCCAACCGCCGGGATTTCGATGACCGGGACTTCGACAGTCAGTTCGTGAAGGACATCAATGTCGCAGTCAGCAGCATCCTGCCACTGGCTGATCCAGTCACGGGCCGCCTCACCACGATCGCTTTCCTGCCAGCGTTCCGACTTGTCATCGAACTCGCTCTCACGCTCCGAAGCGATGTCCTCGACGAAACCACGGATTTCCTCCACGACTTCGTTGTAAGGCGAGAACGCCTCATTGATCACCGCGTAGGCATCTTCGATGACGCCAAGCTGGGCCGAGGTCACTTCATCCAGCGTATCCCGCGCCTGAGTCATCTTCTCCAGAAGCGCTTCGCGGCGAGCCTCTTCGGCGCGTGTGAGTTTGAATGCCATCTGTCTGTCTCCTGTTGTTTCCGATGGGTTCGAGTAGGATGATTCTTCCGGTTCGTCAACCGAAAAGATTCAACCCTTCCAGTGCCAGCTTGCACCGGCTCTTTCGGCCGAACACATAGGAACAGGTGTCGATCGGGAGCGTCTTGATCACATGCCCATCCCGGATAGGGTAGGTCGGGTCGTGGACAATAGCCGAGACGAGACCAAGACCGCTTGCGATCGCAGTCCGGGTGAGCATCTGCATGTGGGTGCATCCCAGAACAATGCAGGTGCCGAACCCGTGTGCTTCCCCATACCACTCCGCGAAGTGCTTCCCGAAGCCGTCAGGGTCCTTATCAGCCCGGATCACGGCCTTGCCGATGAACTGGGTGCCGGCGTGGTTGGATTGCGCCATCGCTTTGCCCGGCACGTAGTCAGGCACATCGGTCCGCATCAGGACGTAGAGAATCATTGGGTCGTCGGTGGTCAATTTTTGTTCCTCGCGGTTGCGTCATAGGAGGCGGGTCGTCGGCTATCTTTCATCAAGATGATACCGTGTTTCGCTGACTCCGTCATGGTGTCGTAAGAGTCGATCTGGGCTCCAACCGTCAGGCCGTCAAACATGGCCGTAGCAGACCATCGATAGCAATCAGAGTGGCTGTTGGTTCGGTAAAACCCGGTGGCGATTTGGAAGCCCTTGATGGGATCAACAGTAACGATGTGGCCGTGCTGAGCCAGCATCGCTTGCTCGATCACTTTAGCAAGCTTCTGTCGGAGACGACTCATTCGGGCGTCGGCTTGCGATCGAACTCGTCGATCACCCCATCCCATTCACCTTCGCTGGTGACGGTGCCGAACAGGCCATAGACGTTCGTCTCGGACTCGTTGGCCTTGTTGAAATAAGCCTCGGCCTTGTCGCGATTCTCGGTCAGATAGCTCATCTTGCCGCCTTGGGCGGTTTCGACATCAACGCGGTAGTCAGTCTTGGGCTCGGTCATGTGGTTCCTTTCGTGTTGCTCTGCGAATCAGATAGGACGAATCTTCCGTGTCGTCAAACTCTTTCTAGCAGCAAAAAGCCCGGCTGTTTAGGCCGGGCTTTCCGCTGATTCAGCGAGTTTGCCGTTCGCTTTTTATGCACCTTGAGAGTGCAATTCTCGAATTAGCAGTGATGTGTTTAGCTGTCAATCACCTACAGGTGGACAATACGCGCTTCCGGTCCGGAGAGTCGTGTTTCGACTGATTCCCGGAACCACCGGTGGTTAGTTTCCCGCATGATCTCGCTGGCATAACACTGCTCCCGCCGGTATTGGTCAGTCACGAAGATCAGATCGAAGCGGCTCCCGAAGCGTTGTCCCGGTGAGACCACCGCTACCTTCTTGTCCGGCACTTGACGCCGGAGGTATTCCGCTTCCATCGCGGTGGCTACGACGAAAAGGATTTTCATGCCGATCGAGCCTCCTTGAAAGACATGGCATTGTCGAGGATCATCAACACCCCCGGATCGACTGCAATCCACGCTCGTGCGCCACACGCCAGTTGGGTCCCATCATGGACAGCCCGGCTGGCCCCATTCCACGTCACCTCTTGTGCGTAGATGGCGGTGGAGTTGGGTCCATTTGGCTTGATCGTGTAGACCGGGCGGCGACCGCCATCCTTCGCGTTCATGGCAATGAATTGCCGATTGACGTGGATGATGGCCCCCTTCGGCCCGGCTGTAATATCTCTTACCATCATGAAGCTTCCAAGATCATGGCGCGCATCTCTGCCCCGGACATGGTGGTGTCGTTCGAGACGTTGAAGTCGGCCGGGTTGCGATTGAACATACGGGCCATCCGGAGAAAGTCTTCGTAGCTCAGCTTGCCCAATTCGATCGTGTGATCGAAGCGTCCGGGGCGGATCAGGGCCGGGTCGAGTCGCTCGTGATGGTTGGTCGTAGCGATGACCACAAGCCCGTCAGGGCACAGGATACCATCGAGAACGTTCAGGAGAGCCGAGAGACTGATCGGGCTCTTCTCCTCGCTCTTCCCTTTCGCCTTCTTGGTGTCGCTCTTCTGGGCGTCCCGATTAACCTTAACCCCAGCGGCGTCGATGTCCTCGATCGCCAGCAGAATTTTCGACCAGTCACGGGTGCCGCTGAGCAGCTTGGTCAATTGCTTGTCGGCTTCCACAGACCCCAAGTTGAGGTAGTAGATCGATCGCTCGGTCTCAGTAGCCACGGCGTGGATCAGGCTCGACTTCCCGCAGCCGGGCTCGCCGTGAAGCATGATGCCCATGTGGTGCGGAAGTCCCAAACGGTGGTGTTCTTCCTTCTTGGCTTCGAACTCCCGGATAGCCCCGATAACCCGCTCGCCGGCGTTGTTGGCGGTGAACACGCTGTCGATCCGGCGGAGCGGGAGCTTGCCCATCTTCGACCAATAGTCGTCGGAATTGATGTGGATCGGGACGTTCTCGAAGCCGCCGACGTTGGTTCCGGCTGCTCGTGCGATCTCTTCGGCGAACCGATAGACGGTCTTCTTCGAGCGGGTCAGGAACGTCACAACGGTGTGTTCCTTGAACTTCGTGGTGTTCGAGGATTCATCGACGAAGCGGTGGACGAGGACCGGGCGGCCTTTGTAGATGCCCAAGTGCGTGCCGTAACCAGCGGTCAGGCCACGGTGCTTGGCGACCTCACGCCATTTTTCCTCATCGAAGCCGGTCTCGGTCTGGAACACGAAGTTGCGGCTGAAAGTGTCCCGGATCACGCTGGATGTGATGAACCGCGAGATCGCTTCGTAGTCTGGCGAATCCGAGTTGTAACGCATGTCGATGGTGGTCAGCTTCTTGATCACCGACCAGAGCTTACCGGGGATGGATTTCCCCCAAGTGATGATCCCCATGACAATACCAGCCACGATCGCGCCTTGGCTGAACTGGTTGGAGTTCAACTGTTCCTTGACGAATGCCCAGAGGTTACCGTCTTGAGTGATGGAGAAAATATCTTGGAACATGCTTATCCCCAGCGCTTTGCAGCGAGAAATGGATCGGTGTCGTCGTCGTAAAGCGTGCGCTCGATGCCCATCTTGCGGGCCTTGCGGATGCAGTCAGTTGTTCCGGTTCCGCCGGGGAATCCCAGCAGAAGTTCAGGCTTGAAGTCTTCCAACATGACGCCGTTCCGGATCACACCCGCTTGGATTCCGATCGTATCCCAGTCCGCCACGTAGCGACGGTAGCTGATCATGTTCTCCTCGGCCCACTCCTTGACGATGGCGTCAAGTCCGGTAGCGCAGCCCACACCGATCTCGCGGATGCCGCCTTCGTAACGGTGAATCCGATTCAACCGCTCGTAGGTGAGCTTGGTCTCGTTGTAGGTGCGGCCGCCGGTAACGCAGATACGTTGGCCCGGTTCCTCCAAACTAGGTGTCTGCCAGATTTCCAACCGCTGGATGTCCGGCAAGATTGCATATTCCAGTTCGATCACCAGTCATGTCCGTTCGTCGGATTCTTGGCGCGGATGTCCAGTTCTGGTGCCATACGGGTGAAGCCGTTGAAGCCGTCCTGCGTGAGAACAACCGGGCCATAGACGCCGCGAGCCACGTAGATACCCAGATTGGCGATCTTGCTCGTTCGGAACGCGCCGTGACAGGTGAGTTCGCCATACTGAGAAGGTGATAGGATCACCGCAACAGCCACTTCGGAACGGCCGTTTTTCTTGTATGCTTCCAGTTCGGCGATCGCCATCAGCGTCCGTTGGTAGAGGCTCTTCGCTTCTTCCTTGGCCTTCCGTTCGTAGGCGTTCCGTTCCTTGTTGAAAGCCTGCTCCTGCCCGGCCAGCCGCTTGTGGAGGTCTGTGCAAGTGTCAGCCAATTCGTGAAGGCGGAGTGCTGCTGCTGCGTTTGCCGACGCGCCGCGAAGACGCTCCCACCAACCACAATTGCCGAGGTGGGTGGCGAGATCGTGATCGCTCATTTCGTAGGGTGAAATCTTGTCAGTCATGGCGCAAAATCTCGAATCGCTGCATGACCGAACCTTCGTAATCGACAAGCTCAACCATTTCCGAAAGGGGGCGGCCGAATTTGATGGGACCGGATTGGAAAGTCACCCACGGCTGGCCGTTAAATTCACGAATGGAGTGGTCGGTCACCACGTAAAGATCGCCGTTCTTGTAGTGGCTAATGATGCTGCCAACTGGCAAAGTAGCTTCCGCCGAAATAAGGCGGGCAGCAAGCATCTCAAGTGAGGGTCGCGTCATCGGTTTCTCCGATTGCTGTTCTATTCAGAACATCACCAATGTCAAGCTAAAATGGCGGTGGTCGAAAAACGATTAGTGAATGGTCACTGGGTCGATCGCAACCGGATCAACGTGCCCGCCGCCTTCTTCACTGGGGATAACCCACAGGATGTCCCCGGTATTGACTTCCACCATGCAACCGCAAGCCATCTCGACCATGCATCCCGATTCCATCCATTCGACCTTACTGGGACGCAAATCGTCGGGGAGGTCTGGAAAAATCTTGTCAGAGCTATGTTCCTCGACGATTTCGTCAGGTGTCAGGAACTCTTCGGTGTAAGCCATACGGGCTCCTCTTTGGCGGGATCGGCGGACAGCCGGCACTTACCCTCGCATCCTCCGAAATCAACCATCCGACATTCAGATGCACAGATCGGCTCAAAAGGAGTTTCAGGTAGTGGTATCTGCTTGCGCCCAAAGATGGGTGTAAGCTTTGCGCTTACCGGTTGATCGGGCATGTCCAGTCGGGGCGGAGGTAGTCTTTGCGAACGCGTCCGCCCCTTTGGATCATAATCTCTCGGGATGTAGGTCATCAAGCCGGCTCAGGGGTGAGGTCTTCCAGCATCTTGATGGTTTCAAGGATTGCTTTGATCTCACGATCGCGATGCTCGCACTCGGCGGTCAGCGCGATCGTGATGCGATCTCCGAAATTCTTGCGGATCATGTTGTTCTTGGTGGTCCGTGCGATCTCCTGCTCCCGCAAGATTCGGATCGCGGTGTTCCGCAGTTGCTCGTTCAAGGCGTATCTCCTAGCTGATTCGTTCAGCGACATTTTGGCTATACGCTGTGCCGCGAGAATGTCAATCGCGGAGTTGATATTCCCACTTACCATTGACCTTTCGACGCCAGACTGGCTCGAAGAAGGTCAGGGCGGAGTATCCGGGGCTATGGGGGACGCGGACTGGATACCACGCCCACCAGAGTTCCCAGTCATCCCCGATGCGGGTGTTCTGCCATGGACTCATATCACCGTCCCACTGCCCCATCAGTTCATCCACCCTGAGGGGAGGATGTTGCTCATGTTGGTAGCATCCGTGTGATTGATCCGGTCACCGCGCCGGGCGCTCTCAGGAGCCAGACGGTCGATAAACTGCCGAACCATTTCGTGGTCCACCACAGTGCTGGTGGCTTCGTAGAAGATCACCTTGAAACCAGCCACATCGACATGGGACAGCACCACATGCACCGGACGGTTGTCCAGATAGCCGATCGTCACGCCGATACCCCCGTGCTGCTTCCAAGCGACCGGAGGGTCGCGCCGATCAACCAAACGAAGCCACACACCGTGCTGTTCTTCGTTGGTGGCGGCACAGAAGCCGATCGCCCCTCCGACAAAACGAATGAGTTCGTCATCGATCTGGGCATCCGGGTTGAACCGCTTGCTCGGCTTGATAGCCTTACAGCGTTCAACGATCTCTTCGAGAACCAGTTGCGTGTGCTTGTCCGACGCATTGGCGAACTCGACGAGGGTGGCTTGTGCTGATGCGATCAGGCTGATCGCTTCTACAGCCTTCTGGATGTCTTCATCCTTCATGCGTTATACGCCTTGACCACGGTCGCGGTGATCAGCCAACGGGTCGCCGATCGGCCGTCGCGCTTGGCTTCCAGCTTCTCGAAGCGATATTCGCTCAGGGGGTTGCCACGCAGCGCATAAAGGACGCGCTGGTATTCACCATCGGACTTGATGTAGAGGGTGATGTCGAAGGCCGGCTGCTCATTGTAGAAGGCCAGCTTCATGTCGATCCCGGCGGCGTCCGGTGACGCGACCAGCAGGATCGAGGTCCGCAAATTACAGATGCGTTCCAGAGCCTGCTCGAAAGTCGGCATCTGAGGAACGATGGAAAGCTGCGATGCTTTGGTTGCCATGGTGTGTCTGTCTCCTGTTGCTTGGCTCAAACGTAGAGCCGTTCGTGGCGGTAGCCGGTGGTGTGGTAGTCACTCGGCGAGGCGGTTGTGATGTAGCGTTCGCTCCACGGTTCGTCGCCATCGTAGGCGAGATCGACCGGGCCGTTGTTGCGCTTGGCGAGGCTTCCGGCGGCGGCGCGGGCGGCGCTGTCCGAAACATATTCGCGGTAGATGTTGACGGTCGGCATGACGTTCTCATCATAGCACTGGAACTCGTAACGTGTGGTTCGTCTTGTCATCGCTGTCTCCTCAGTGATTCGTTGCTGATGAGATGCGAATAGGATGATTCGTCCGGTTCGTCAACTACAATTTTTCGAGATCATATTCGCAGATCGACTTGTCAGGTAAGCCCCAGTTGGCGGTGAAATACTGGCAACCGCGACAGAAGGCGATACCCGCGTGTGTGGTATTCTGATGCCGCCAGATACACGTCACGCAGCCCCCGTGGAAGATCGCTGGTTTGCCTTCGGCTTGTGCTACGGCGATCGTCAGAGCATTCTTGTGAGGGATGGTGTGGTTGTCCTCAACCGCCGGCACGTAGAGTGCCTTCTTGGTGGCGAGGAACATCAGAACGAAGACGCCTGTCAGCGTGACGTAGGGCAGATACTGCTCGATCATTCCACACCCAGTGCAAAGCCGATCGCGTGGAGCGTCAGAAAGCCGCCAAGGATCGTGGTCAGAAGCAGCCCGGCCTTGATGAACTGGTTCAGGTAGCCTCTGGTGGACCAGACGCTGGTGATGACGGCGAGGGCGATCGTCGAGATGATCAGATAGATTTCGAGAAGGTTCATGCTTTCTTTCCCCATTGCTTACGACCGGTTCGTTCCGGCTCGGTTGGTTGCGGTTTACGGACGCCGGGGTTCAGTAACCGTTCCCGTTGGTCCTTGATGATAGCTTCGAGAGCATCGAGCCGGTAGATTTCGTCAAGCGGGACCGCGAAAAGGAACGTCTCGACATCGATCTGCTCATACATCCGCTCGACGCGAGCCAACACGGCCGGTGGACGCAAGTCTGGGTAGGCTGAAAAAGCCGGCCGGCGTGTCGGCTCAGCCGGCTCCTCAGGTTCATCCGTGTCGTCGATCGCACGGATCGGTCCACGCATGAGGTGGTTCAGCCGGTCCATGATCGCCTGCTTGCTGGTATCCACGAAGACCGTCTCGTAGTTCGGGTCGATCTTCTTGGCGTCCGCTTGCAGGTGAACGTATTGCGGACCGGCTGGTGTCTGGCACAAGTAGAACTTGAGCCCCTTCTGTTCGTCAGGCATCCACTTTCTCCACGTTGATGGGGATCATGAACTCGTCGATCGAAATGACCCGCTGCTCGGCACCGTCCTGAACGAGGACGCAATTTGACTTCGGGTCTTCGAACGGAACGCCTTCGGTGTAAGCACGGCCTTCTTGGCGATATGCGACCGGTGTGCTTCCACGATAGATGCCGTCATACCAGACCAGTGCTTTGACCGGACGCCCTTCGTAGAAGCCGTGTTCGGTAAGAGCCTGTCCGGTGTAAGCCACCCTCTGGAACTCTCCGACTTCTTCCTCAGGGTCGATCAGCGAACAATCGTCCGGGCCGTCAGCGTAGCTGAGGATCACTTGACGAGCCTTGTCGGCGCAGCCGGGCAGCCACTTGATTTCGTAGCTGTTCTTGCGAGCGCTTCGGAAGGCACAACCCACCGGTTCACCGTCCAGATAAAGCGCATCGAGACCGACATGCTCATCCGTGCAGAGCCAGTTGAAAATCGGGTAGCACCCAAGTCTTTCTTCCAGCGCTTCCGGAGGATAGTAAGGGTCACTGATACCCAGTTCAGCGATTACCGCATCGTAGGGCCAGTAGTGATACCCCTTCTCGCCCGGAGCGGGTCGCTTGACCTGTCTGATTGCGTCAATGAGTTTCATCAGACAAGCTCCTCCGGGTTCTCAGCCTCACGCTGGAGAACCTGACGAAGCTCAGCAGCGCGGCGGAGGTCTTCGATGATGCGATCCATCGTGCCGCAGTCGGCATCGCGGAGCGTGGCTCCCAGACCGATGGCGGCTTCGATTTCGTCGTCCGGGTTTTCGGCTCGGAGCATATCGAACATCATCGCCTCGATTTCGAAGGCGCGGTCGCTGTTGCTGACCTTGAGCCCGACTTCCTTGGCCGCCGCTTCCATGCCGTCCATCATGTCGGACAGGGTGAGCAGGCGGTCCTTGCTCTTTTCGTAGGTGCCGAACGGTGCCATGTCGCAGGCGTAGCGGAAGTCGCTGTAGGTGTTCGCGAGTTCGCGGTTTCGGATAGTCATGATCTGTCTCCTGATTCGTTGTTGATGCGAATCAGGTAGGACAAATCTTCCTACTCGTCAACGGAATAATTTACCGGGTAGCTGTTTCGGATTCGCCATAGCTCAGTAGCCTGACAGCAGTGACCACGCTGACCGAACCGATCACATAAGCCTGTGGCTTCGACCAGAACCTTGATAAGACGGGGATTTTCTTGAATATACTCATCCCAGAGGCGGCTATAGAGATCATGACATTCCCGGATGTTGATCGGGCGCTTGCCACGGGCTTCCTTGATCGAAAGCCCAGTTGCGCCACAGGAGAAGACCTTGGCGGCTTGATAGATTTGCTCGATCGACTGGTTGCCCCGTCCCTTGATGCGTGCATAGTAGGCTGAGAAGCGTTTGTCGCCGGCCGATGAGCATTCGAGGAACGGGGCTTTACCGTGGTAGATCACTGGATTTCGGTGCCATCTTCCTTGAGGAGATAGGCCGGCGACACCGCCTTGAGGATCGGCCGCATACGCTCGCCGCGATGTTCGATCGGCGACTGGTTACCAGCGTGCTTGATCACCACACCTTCACGGACGTGCTTGGCACCCTGCCATTCCAGCGGGGCGTCGCGAAGCTGTTCGATGATCGCCATGTCGAATGGGCCATCATAGAGTAGCGGGACTTCCGCGATTCCGTGCTGATCGAAGTGGAACTCGATCGCCAGAGAATCCGCATACTCCCCATCGATCCGAAGATCGAAGGCACGAAACTCCGGCTTCGACAGGCCGTAGTTGAACCGCTGAATACCGGGCCCGAACGTCTCGCCGAAGATGTCGAGTCGGTCGCAGCCGAGAGCGTCTGCCATCTGCTCGATCTTGGCGATCAGGTCGTTGGCGATCGCCGCCTTGACGTAGACGTTCCCCGCCCGGTTGGCTTCGGTGTCGATCATGACGATCCCCTTGGCACCCAGACCCTTCGATGCGATCGCGATGTTCTTGTTCGGACCGAACAGCCGGTCGTCGCTGACGTGGCGACGATAGCTGATCCGGGTGAAAGTGCCGTGCAGCTTTTCGGTGACGACAACCGGCTCGCCCGGCTCGAAGAAATCGGGCCAGCGCTGAATCGAGTCGAAGTCGTAGGTCAGTGCGAACTCGGGAATGCCGGCTGCGTCGCCGTTCATTCCCGCCGGGACTGGGGGCTCATACTTCGTGATGCCGAAGAGTTCAGCCACGTCGCTGCCTTCGGTGAAGTAGATGTCGTAGCCTGCCCGATCGATCTCGTCGAACACGCCGAAGTCTTCGTCAGGTGTCGGCAGCGGCCAGACGAGCCCCTGCGAGTAGACGCCCCGCAGGCGGATGATCTTGACGCGATCACCCTGCTTGCCGGCCAGCATACCGGTGTCCTTCTCTTCGTTCCAGTATCCATAGCGCTTGAGCAGGTCGTGAGGGACCACAGCCGCTTCGGGCACGTAGATGATCAGATCGCCGGTTTGGTAGCGGTGGCTCCCGTCCTCGTTCTTGGCTGTGATTGCCCGGTAGCCGAGGATGGTGCAGATCGACAGGCGATCCGCATCGGGATGATCTTCCACCGCGTCGATGCGGCGAACCTTGACTTCGAAGTTGCTCATGTTGTGTCTCCCTGTTTCTCAGTCGTCAGCGTTGACGCGCTCGATGTAGTTGATGATCCCTGCGATCTGGGTGTCCGTCGCATCGAGAACGACGAACTGGCTATCCAGAATGCCCTTGTCTTCGATGAACCGGATGCCGGCTCGTTGAAGAGCCCGCCGGAACGGACCGCGAATCAACAAGCCGGCAGTTACCGGGAAGCGTGATGTGTCTTCCGGGAAGGTATAGATTTTCATCTCAGGTGGTCAACTGGAAGTGATGAAGCTGGATGACCAGTTCATCGATTCCCACCTGATCAGACTTGCCCGGTAGCGGAGAGGCCAGTGCGGCAGCATCCACTTCCTCCACCATCTGTTCGAGGATGGGGGCCACGTCGTTGTAGTTGAACTCGCCGCGCTTGACGGCCAGAAGGTAGGCGGCGTCCGGGCGGGGAAACGTGATGTGACCGGTCAGCAGCAGTTCCTTGGCCTGCCCGGCGACGCGGATCGCATGGCTGATTGCCTTCCAGTCGATGCCTTGGTTGTCCATGGCAGCGCGGGCCCGATCGCCGTAGTTCTCGTAGACCTTCGAATAGATGTCCAGAGCGTTCTTGATCGAGTTGGTGAATGGCACCTTGCGATCCACCACGTCGAGGTGGAGGATTTCCTTACCGGCTTGGCTCGGGATGTTGATGATCTCCGAGAACTCGTGAGTCCCGCAGAAGATCGTAAGCTCTGTGGAAAGCTCGCTCAGCTTGGCCGTCGTTCCGTGTTCACGCACAGCGTGATCCAGCATGACGACGAGATCGCGACAAGCGGCCATGCGCGAGCCTTTGATGCCATACTTGGCAGCCTGCCGCTGGCAGTAACCGACGAATCCTTTGCACTGCTTGTTGAGCAGCAAGTGCTTGTTGTCCCGGATCAGTTCCCAGTCGGGGTCCATCTCGACGATTGCCCAATCTGGGGCGAACAGAAGTTCAGTGCCGACGGTATCACCGCTGGTGACCATCTTGAGGAACTTCTGGAGCGGGAACGACTGATCGTCCACGTCATCCTGCGTGTTCTTCGTGGTGTTGTCGCCGGTTCCCTTGTCGATGACGTTGGGAACACGCTGGAGCAGGATGTCACGCCCGGAGGGCAGGAACACGCCCTTGAAGTCCAGATCGGACGTTGGGGTGTTGGTGCCGTAGAGGTGCGATCCGTGCTGAATGCGGAGGAGTGTCTTTGCGGGTTGCATCAGCGAATGGGTTCCTTGTATTGGGCGACGGTCACCTTGAGGACGCCGCCATCGTTGTCATAGACGAAAAAGGTCGCTGCATCGGCTTCGACCTTGACCTCGCTGGTGTCCGTTATCGCGGCACGCTGTGCGGTCTTGTTACGAAAAGCCCGTGCAAGGCTGCTGGGTGTGACGCTCATGCGGCTTTCTTCATGTCAGGGACGTTCTTCATCCGGCGGGTCGGCCATTGGTTGAAGGGCTTACCCAGCTTCGAGTAGTTGACGATCTGCTGGGTTTTCCATGCCTGAACTTCCCCGTCCGGCTTGGTGACAACCAGCGTCGAGTATCCCCACACATGGTTGCCGTGCAGTTTCGCGTTTTTCACCTCGCCGATCTTTTTGACCAGCTTGATCACGAATGAATCGTAGTCGGCTGCCGCCCATTCCATGCGCTGTTCGATGAAGCGCTTGGCCTTATCTTCGTCGATAACCACGAAGTAGGGTTCGTTGCTCCGATAGCTGGGGCGGTGATCCGGGTGGGCCTTGGTAACCGAGTGGAACTCGTTGTAGCGCATCCGGGAAGTGGCGTAGGTCATCCCGTAAGACGAGTGCTTCGGATAAGGGGCGGCTTGGTTGATGTCGCCTCCAGCCGCTTCCAGATCGGAACGTATGCGTTCGATGTCCCGTTCGGCCGTTTCCTTGGCACGAGCGATGGCATCTTTCTTGAGCGGCAAGACGGCTTTTTCGATGGGGTTCATGTGTCTGTCTCCTGTGATTCGTTGTCGATGACCGGCAATTAGGACAAATCTTCCGGTTCGTCAACCGCTTTTTATCAACCAGCGACTGAGTGAACAGCGGCGGGGAATATGAGACTAGCGGTGCTTCCGGCCCCGGCATCATCTACGGCACTGCCGTAGTCGCAGTTGCTCTTATCCATCAAGCGGTCGATTTCCGAATCCTTCGTCCGATCATAGATCGTCACATCAGGATCGCCGATGGTATAGAACCCGAGGCGATTACTGGGGCAGGAATCAAGGACGGTCTGCACGTCCTTTATCCATTTCAATTCGGCCTTTGTGAGCTTCATGGTCATCAGTCCGTCGCCCAGTCATCGAACCGGTCGTAGGCTGCTTGCGCCGCTTCCCAGATTTCCTTGTCGAGCCCATCCAGCGTCTCTTGCAGGAACGGGCAGTCAGGGCCGCCGGGGCCGGCTTCCGCCTGCATCTCGTCGAACATCGTCTGTGCGTTCTGGATGTGGATTTCGTAGCCCGGCTTCCCGTTTGCCGTCATGAAACGCAGAGCTTGGGCGGTCGCCGGGCAGGTGTAGGGATTGGCCGGCTTGCGGAGACGGTTGACGTTGCAGATCATCGAGCCCTCCATCACAGAAGCCAGAAGTGCCAGATAGCGGCACTCCCCCACGCCATGGTGAAGAAGGTGAAGTAGGCAAGCAATGCGCCGATGCCGCGATAGTAGGCCGGCCGTCCTTCGTCGTCGGGCGTTTTATGGATACCGAAGCTGGCCTTGAGCAGACCGACGATCAGGAAGACACCGATCGAGGTGTGCTTGGTGATCATTACCAAGCCGGCCGGGACCGCGAACCAGCCCCAGATTTCCCGCAAAACGAACGCTCCGTAATAGACGCTCAAGAATGAGAGCGCCCCGAAGATCGCCCACATGACGGCCTTCCCGAGGATTTCCGCGACGAGCGTCGTGGTGTCGTAATCGAGCTTCTTCATGCTGCATCTCCATCGCGGAAGCCAAGCAGGCCCCGCTCAAAGAAAACACCGGTAACGTAGTCTTCCGGCGAATTTCCTTCGAGGAAGAGTTCGTAGGCGAGATCGAGGGAGAACCCATCGGTCTCCTGATCACCGTCGAGGCCCTGTTCGATGGTGGTCACACCCGCATCGACCAAAAGGTCAACGGCGCGTTCCATGAAATCGGCGTAAGCCTTATCATCAGCCGACTGGCCGCCCATTTCGTATTCGTGTTCGCGGCGAGCAAGCTCGGCGTCAGTGTGATCGTTGTCGAACATTTTGCCTCCAATTCGTTGTTGATGCGAATCGGATTAGGATAAATCTTCCGGCTCGTCAAACACTATTTCAGCTTGGCGAGAAGATTTTCCAACCAGTCCGCCAGTTGATCGTAGGTCGAGGTTCCCATCCGGGAACCCAGCGGCTCACCCTTGTCGAACAAGATCATGGTAGGTGTTTGACGGACTTGATAAGTGCGCGTGATGTTGGGGTTCTTCTCCACGTCGATGTCTACGAGAAGGACTTCCTCGTAGTCGTCAGCGAGTTGATCGAGAAGCGGGTCGAGCATGGCCGAAGGGCCGCAGAAGGAAGCCTTGAAGACCAGCATGACCGGTCCCTTGGTTTCCTTCAACGCCTGTTCGAACGTGTTGTCGTCGATCTTCATATCAGCGCGGCGAGAAGTTGCTGGGCATCCGGCAAGCGCCGCGAGATTCCTTGATCGCCTGCGACGGCTTTGCCTTCGGCTGGCCCGGCGTGTAGGGCTTGGTGACTTCCACGAAGGCCGCATCGACGAAGTAGCCTTCCGGCATCTTCTTTTCCTTCGCATCCCACTTGGGATCGATGCTGACCTGAATGGCCCCGTAGAGCGGCACATGGATGATGGTCACCGTCCCGGTCAATCCGTGGATAAGCGACTTGCACTCGTCACCCAGCTTGGTGTGAAGGTCCGCAGGGACTTCATCAGGCCGATGCCGGTCGGGTAGCGACTCGACCAGTTCGAGTCGGTTTCCGTCAAGCGTGTAAAATTCCCCCGGCTTGTTCCCTTCGGGAGCAAGTTCCAATGCGAAACGATCGCACCCCGTCATGTGATAGAAACGGGCGGTCGCGATACCTTCAAGGCCATTGATCTTGTCGCGCACCTTGTCGCCGAGGCGGAAAGGCCACGTCAGCGAGCCGGGCTGCTGGATGATGGGTTTATCGCTGTTCTTCGCCATGAGTTGTCTCCTTAAAGATTGGTTCCGAGTTCAAGAATATCTTCCGGGACTTCGTAATCATCCCATGCTTTGTTGATATTCCCTGCGTTGTCTGTTTCGTCAAGCGCAAAAGCCATACCAGCCTCAAACCCGCTTCGGAAAGCGTGTTCACCAGTGCCAACGAGAAGATCGGAAACCCGTCCGCTGTTTGCGAACATATCCTGATCACCGACAGGGACAATTGCGATGCCGTCCAGTGGGATAGCCACGGTGTTCTTCCCATCAAAGTGGGTGATCATGTGACCGGGGTATCCCGCTTGTTCGAGCGCGACTGCGATGTATTCCCACGCCGCGAGGGGGACTGGTAAATAGGCGACAGTGTTGGTCATTGAGCCCGTTCTTTCTTCCATAGATACCAAGCATATTGCCGGGCTTCTGCTGGCATTTTCATCAGCGCTGCGATGCGTAGCTCTTGTTCCCGCCGGAACAGAGCCGGGAGTCTTTCTAGGATTCCCTGCTCAATCCGGATTTGATCATCGAGTCGTTCAACTTGGCGCTTGGCGGCGTGAGGGCAATCGGCTGTTGGGCCGGTCCCGCTTGTCATGAACTCTGGTCTCTTCATCAGTAGTAGCTCCGCAAGAACTCGCGCTGAGGGTCGCTTAGTCCTTTTGCAACCCGCGCTGTGCTGTGTCCTCGAAGCTCCCGGTTGATTCGTTCCTCACTCCGCCCTCGTAATTCACGGGCCTTGTGTTGGGCTGCCCGGAAATCTTTCCGAGAGACCTGAATGGTCCGATCATCAAGAACCAGAAGAGCAATCGGGTGGGGATCACCGAAGCGCTGTAGTATCAACCCCTCGTCGAAACCCATATCGTTATAGATCAGGTATTCAACAAGTTGTTGAAAATCCGTGTCAGGTGAAATCTCCTCAGGGAGAGGGGCGGGGTCGTGCATCCAGAATGGCTGCCCGGATGCCCGTGCTTTATCCCAGTCAGGGTTCAGCCAGAAGGCGCTCGGATGCTTCTTGAAGGCTTCCAGACGCGCCCGGTCTTCGTCCCAGTCCGTTGTCTCAGGACGAAGGACATGCTCTGGCTTTGGTTCGGGCTTCGGTGGTGTCCGTTCATTGTAGAACCAGATCACGGATTCACTCACACCTTCCGGGTTCGCCCATCGGCCGGGGCTCTTTTTCCCAGCATAATTATAGGACGCATATTTGTAGTCGATCGACCAATGTGTGTAGACCCCAGTGAACTTCTTCCGGATTTCCCGGTCAAGTCCCGCCGGGCCACCGGTGGCGAGCGCCGAACGAATCTCATAGCGAGCCATTCGCGCACTCGCCTTGAGATCGAGTTCGGTCTTTCGCATCCGGAAGATGTCACCAATCGTCGGCTGGCCGCTTGCCCGTCGATCCGGTGTGATCACACGAAGGGTCCAGATTGCTTCGGCAATCACGTAGGCGGACAGAAGAGCCACGCATCCATAGATAACCATAGCCAGCGTCGTCATACGTAGAGCCGATCGAAATCGGAGTTCTTCCACCACGCCTTGGGGTCTTCGAACTCGGCGATCTTTTCCAGCAAAATCTCTTCCGGAACGCGGTGTGCGTGCGGCCGGATGCGATTGCAGGTCAGTAGGAACTCAGCCGACCGTTCGATGATCATCAGCTTCACATCCTGACGCTGCGAGATCGCGTAGTAGATGAACGGCTGGACGGCCTCGTAGACAAGGCCCGTGTCGGTCACTGCCCACTCAGGGGTCGGCCACTTCTCCATGGCACTGAGCATGGTGTGCGTGATGATCTGCGAGCGCTGGTCACGAGGCATCGCGCTCTCGTGGTAGGCTCGCCGGCTTCCCCACAGAGCTTCCCGGAAGCGGTCACGCTCCAGACGCAGGTAGTTCTCCGGGAGATGCTTGTCAGCCCAAGTGGACTTACCAGCGCCGGGGCAACCGATGGTGATGAACAAACTCATTCGCCATTGCTCCCTTCGAGGCTGAGGACGATCGGGTCAGTCGGACCGGCGAGGGCTTCCACACCGGCACGCTGGATCAGGTTCTGGATGTAGCCGTGGATTTCGACCTTGGCTCTCTCAGTCTCGGCTTCCATGTGTTCGCCGAACTGATCGACCACGAAAGGAGCAGACGAATTGATCTTGGCCTTGGCTGTTCGAGCCCGGCTAACCAGATCGTCGATCTTCTTCTTCGACAGCCCGCTTGCCAGCAAGGCTTCTTCGAGTTCATCCAGAGCGCCCAGAGCTTCGTCGAAGTCTTTCTGGAACTCTTTGCCGAACTGATCGGCCCGGCTCTTGGGATTCGGCAACATCGGCAAACGCCCCTTGCCTGCGATCCATTCAAGGGTGCAAGGCACGCCGCTGCCGTTGTTGAGCGACGATACGAAGGTTGCCCACTGTGCCTCAGAAAGCGCGATCTGAATCAACTGCTCCCGCTCGAAGTGCCAGTCACGCGACAGGTCGCGGTTCAATTCGCTGGCCTTGATCGTGATGTTGATGAAACCGTTGTGGGTGAAGTCCGAACCATATAGGTTCGTATGTCCATTCACCCGGCTGGCGCTGATCTGCCCGAACGCGGGGTGTGTCGTGACGGTCCGCTCTTTGCCTCCAAAGCCGTCGGCCGGCTTGGTGATGGGTTCTTCGACGTTGCTCATGTTCAACCAACCATCTCCGGGAGTTTGTAGGTGTGGGCGATCAGCCAGCGGCGAAGCTCGACGAATGCCTGATCCTTCGACTGGTAGGTGAGACCGACATTGATGATCTTGGTGTCCGCCTTGTTGGCCGGGATCGCCCGGACCTGCTTCGTCCACTTGTCGGTGGAGATGCTGCCAATAACGGTGTCGCTCGCGTCCTTGATGATCTGGAAGCGCTGCACACCATCCTTGGTCTCAGTTATGGTCACCGGGATTCCGAGGATGAGGCGCTTGAAGGTCATTTCCTTGATACCAGCCATTTGTCTTGTCTCCGATTCGTTGTTGATGACAAACGAATAGGAAGATTCGTCCGGCTGGTCAAGCGCTATTTTAAGACATCAGTGGGATGCCAACCTCGGCTCGGAAGCTTACGATCGGGCCAGACTACTTCGGGGCCAGACAACCACCGCCACTGGACATTACCTGTCTCTTGCACCTTACCATCTGCACGCAGAGGATGCGACGTATGGTTATGATAGTAGCCGCCGATGATGTAGGGCTCGCCCCAAGCGTCGTAGTGGACTTGGGTGGTCCAGAACTTCGCAGGAATCTGTAGTCCCCGGACTTGGACAAAAGTCTTTTCCGTTGCAAGCGACCGACGGGTTTCACCGCCGAATAGGAGTCTTTCGAAGAACTTCATCATGAGTCATCCCCTTCTTCGTGGCAGCAATCTTCACATTTCCACTCATCGTGGTCGGCACACATCTCGCTGATCTCGAACCACCACTCACAGCCTTCGCAGCAGAAGACCAGCGAATCGATCCCGTAGCAAAACTCGGAATCCAGTTCCGCATCCTCCATCTCGTGGCGCTCTAAGATGGCCGCCAATGACATACACGTCCCTTGGAGTTCGTAGGCGATGTCTTCGGAGGTCTTCGCCCAAGTCACTTACGAAGCTCCTTCTTGGTCTTCCGAAAACGGGCGGGGAGGTTGGGCAAAGCCTTGTAGAGATCGGTCTCCTTGCAGTGCTTGCAGGTCACCTGCTCACGATAAAGGGCGTTGGCGTGGTGGCTTGGCGCACCACACGCCACCTGAGTGGTGAACGGGATCAGGACGTGGCACTTAGGGCGAAACTTCTTCACGGCCAACCACCTTCCATATACCAGTGACGCAGCGCTAGAGCGTCCCATGCCGCGTTGTGCTGGACCGCTCCGGGCAATGTGGTCGGATACACATCGAGATGGCGCAGACAGACCAGATGGGTTTCGTTCCCCATCGGGACACCGGTGCCGGGTCCGGTGATGAACAAGTTCATCAGGTCGGCGATGTCGCTCATCCAGTCAGCGTAGATCGTAGGCATGGCCCCATCGTCGTAGATGATGTCAGAGATCGCCGCGCCCCACTCGCTCGTCGGCATGTGATACAAGATCGTCTGGGGTGGGACCGCATAGAGGATCGGCAAGACGTTCGCTTCCACCCACGGATCGAGCGTCTTCGACATGATCAGGTCGTTGAGCTTTTCGTCGTCGATGAAGTAGATGGTCTTCCCGTCTTGGCGCGTGATGGCGGCCGAGATGAGATCACCTCCGAAGCCGTTGAACTCAGTGTCGAAGAAAAAGCGCTTGTTCATTTCATTCCTCCAGATCGATCAGGCTCATCCAGACGGTAAGGTCGGCTGCTCGGTCGTCAAAAAATAGTCGATAGCTCGAAATCGGACTATCCTCATCAACGCGCTCAACGCGCATTGTCGGGCTAGTAAACCGCCGGGCAATGAAGGCATGAGCCTTCTCGATGTTGAGGCAAACAGCTTCCGTATTCTCCGGACCGACGTTCTCCCCATCATCGAAGATGGTCGAGACCAACACCACTTGCTTGCGTCCATCCTGCATCAGCACATGGTCTGGGAAGTCCATGAACGTGAAGCCGCAGGGATCGGAGTAGAGGGTGATCGGATCATCTTCCACGGCGGCGCGGGCGGCCCCGAAAATGGCAGCACGCTGGAGCCCGGCGATGAAGCCTTCCCGTTCTTCGGGCATCATGACACAGATCGTCCCATGCTCGCGTTCCCAATCGGCGATCGCTTGGAGAAGCGGGCGGCCGTATCGATCGAGGTTCGTCATGCTACCTTCTTTCTGCGATCATGATGCATGTCAACGTAAGCGGTGACCAGAATCCATTCGTCTGGATCGGTGATACCGGTCGGGTAGCTGACGCTGAACCGATAGTCATACTTGCCGGTCAGGGCACCGTGCTTGAGGCGATCGACGATCTGCTGCTTTCGGGATTCCCGACATTCGACGACGACGGCGAGGTAGGTGCCGTTGCGCCACTGGATCGTGATGTCCACCATGAATGGTTCCAACAGGATGGAGACCGCGTGATGTAGCTTGGAAAGCTCCCCGTGGATGTCCAAAAGGGGAACCTTCTGGGCGCTGGTGTATCGGTCGGTCATACCATCAGGTCCCCAACGCCCGGCCACGGTTAGCCATCATGTAGACCAGAGCGTCGGCGTTCTTTTCGGTTTCGCGGATGGTCTTCATCGTGTTCTGGGCGATCAGGATCAGTTCCTCGCGGATCGCAAGCAAGTCCTCAGTGGTTGGCTCACCTGCGATGAACATGAATCGATCGACCTTCCGGAAGCTCGGCTCACCCCAGCTACCATCCGGCTGGAGAGCAGCGACTTGCAGACGATGTTCGGTGGCCTTGACCACTTTCACCACGGTGTAGTGATAGTTCATGGCTCTGTGATCGATGATCCCGAGATCGCCAGCGGTTGGGTTGATCTTAGGCATCAGGCAGCCGCCTCCCAATCAGCCGCGTGCCGGCGAAGGATCGCGGCAATCTCGGTGTTGTCGAGGACGTGTGCCACAGCGTCGGCCGCCGCGTCCACGGCGTCTTCGAAATGCTGGGCGAAGAGTTCCTTGTCGGTCGCCATCAGAGTCCCCGTCCCTTGATCTCAGCCGCAGCCAGCTTCTTGGCTCGCCGGGTAAGCTGGTATTCGATCTCGCGTTCGAGGATCGCGGCGAACTTCTCGTCAATGATGCGTCGAGTTTGGTTGGCGATTTCGTCGCCACAGATGAGTTCGTCGATCTGTTGCTCGATCGCCATATAGCCGACACCCTTGGGCTGCTGCCAGTAGGAGCCGTTGTGGAAATGCTTTTCGATCGCGGCGCGGGCGGCGGACTCGGCCTTTTCTCGGGCAGTCTTGAGAGCAAGTGCCCGGATCGCGTCCATATCGATATTGATGTCGAGGTTCATGTCTGTTCCTCAGGCCACGTAATCGGCGATTTCGCGCCAAATACCGTTGCGACGAACTGCGATCAGGAAGCAGCAACCTGCTTCTCGCATGGCACGAGCCATCTCGAAGGCCAGCTTGCGGCTGAACCCTGTGTAGCTGTAGGGTGCGTCAGAAATGACTCGATACATTTGGTTGTCTCCGATTCGTTGTTGATGCGAATCGGATAGGACAAATCTTCCTAGTCGTCAACCGGTTTCGTTGAGAACGACGCCTTGCAGGGTGAGTGTGATGATCTGGTCAGTGAGATCAGACAGGTAGTCTCCCCGTCCTTGCACCGAAACATCTTTGACGATGTAGCACTGCCCCTCGAAGGAAACAGTCTCACGGTTATAGAACAAGTCCTGCACTTGGCTGTCCATGTCTATGACATCCACAACAGCTATCCGTTCATGCATCATCCGCTGTTTGCGAATTGATACATCAGAGGAGACAATACCAAGACGCTCGATCTTGAACATCCCCTCGTGTGCTGCCGAAGCTCCTTCGGTTCGTCGATCGTTAGCTGCCTCGACTTCAAGATATGCGCCGTAAAGCTCGTCTCGGGTCATGGTTAGTTTTTGACGCAACTTGCGTCGGAAAAGAATCACATCGAAGAACCGACGCCAGCGTGTGTCTCCCAAATCAGGGGGAGCTACCGGGCGAGGCGTAACGACGATTGGTTGGTGTCTCAGCATCATTCTTCCCACGTCCGCTTCTTATCCGCTTCTTCCTGCTCATCAGCCCACGCCACAGCGTTGCTGATCAGAAGCTCCAGCGTCTCACCGAAGATCAGTTTGTGGTAGGTGTGTCCCCACGAGAAAGAGGCGGAGTTGTCCGAGGTGTAGGTCAGGACCGGAGTCGAGAACACACCGAGGAAGCCTGAGACTCCCATGCGGTGAGCCGACGCCGACAGCATGTCCATGGCTTCGGAAAAGTCGCTACCGTCGTGACCGCAGAAGAGCATGTCCAGTTCTTCCTCGCCCCAGTTCTTGAGCAATTCAGCCAACGGCCCCGGTAAGTCTTCGGGCTTGTCCGCCATCATGTCGATCGTGTCGGCCAAGTCCTCACCGCCATTCCACGCCGGGAACAACCACATCTTGTCCAGACGCAGGTTGTTCTCGAACAATTCGTCAGTCGCCTTCATCGGTGTCATTAGTTGTTCTCCCGGAGTTCCCAAAGTTGCCGCGTCCCAGCCTCGCAAAGTCCTTCGCGATCCATCGCTCCGTGTGATGCACCGTAGGGGCTGATCTTTCGAAAAGCCTCCGGGTGGCCGCAGTAGAGATCGCTGTCAGGTTCCCAACCGCAGTGCCGGCACTTCGTGCAGTGCTTCTGCTCAATGGCTTCCCGGTTCCAGCGCTCGGTTGGTGTCTCGCTCATGTGCGCTTCACCGGTGCCAATCCGGCGCTCACCATCCCCGCCAGCCAGATGGCGACTTCGGAATCATGGAGGGCAGACTCCAGCGCGATCCGATCAAACTCGTGGCCGTTCGGTCCCGCCAGTTCGTCGGCGTGGACAGCGATCGATGCCAGCTTACAGAGAAGTGCCGGTGGTGGGTTGAGAATGTCCATATCAGCGGTCATATTGGCTCTCGACAGGGTTTCCGAAGCGATCCTCGCTTTGCGGTCGGCTGCTGCTGTTGCTGTCATACATCGGCGGCCCTAGGTCGATCTGGTGGGATGCCATCGAGTTTAGGCCCCCTGCAATCGTGAAGTGATCAGCCGCTTCCCGGAGCCATTTGGAATCCCGGTCGCACGGTTTGCTGTTTTGATGCATCTGAGCAAGGGAAGCTCCCCGCTGCTGGTGATACCGAGCAAGTGCCCGGAGTTCGCTAGGATTGCTCATCGGATAGTCTCCCAAAGCCAATCTCCGTAGAGCTTGCGATCCAACAGGACGGCAAAGATCAAGCCGAAAAAGAAGCAGAGGATAGTGGCAAGGGTCAGGCTCATGTCCGTTTCTCCCACAACCAATCTCCATATACCTTACGATCCATCAGCAAGCCGAACGAAACAGCCCCTGCGAGAGACAAGATAATAATGAACAATCCGTTCATGAGAAGAACCCCTTGAGGCCGGAGCCCGACTTGCGAGGCTCCTTCTTGCAGCTATAGGGGTCTGCCAGTCGTGCTGTCATCGTGAAGCCACGAGCCGTCTTGGCGAAACGCAGGGTTGCCCGCGTGATGTGCCAGCCGGCTGGGTTGGTGGACTTCTTGTCGGGTTGGATGTGATGGATGCAGAACAGGCCGAAGTTCCACCGACGTTCCATTGACCAGTCCGGATTCAACTGGTTGTAGTGATAGACGCACCACCCCCGGCCCGGACGGTCAGCGAACAAGCGGACGTGGCCGGCGACTTGGCGCTGATTGTCTGACTTGTAGAACAGGTGAGGGATGCGGGTGATCTTGAATTGAGAACCACGGCTCAGAGGATCAGGCGTCATACGTTGGATGCCGAAATGCTCGCGGATCATGGCGAAGCCATCGAAGCCTTCCTTGAAGTCACGAACTGGTTCCTTGAGACCGCCGTCGTCGGGATATTTGTGCTTCATGGTAAACTCCGAGATAAGGGCTGGGGTGATCAGGGGCGTGGAAGACCACGCCCCTGACAATCGGTTACTGGCGCTGTGCCACCACGCTGGTTTCCTTGGCGTCGGTGACCTTCGCCGGGTCCACGTCGCCGGGGCACGGGATGGAAACCGCCGAGGCCGGCAGCTTGTTCGGGGTTGTCACCACGTCGGGCTCGATCAGCGCCGTGCGGGCCTTACCAGTCAGCGGGTCCACGATGTTGACGATCGTCGCCGCACCGCTCTCGGGCATGAAGAGGCCGTTGGGTTCCGGCTGTGCCTGCTCGAAGATGCCAACTTCATCAGCGTAGCCTTCGCTGTGCATACGGATGCGCTGCGGATAGGTCGGGGACGTGAACTGGGTGCCGAGGCTGACGCCGTAGCCGACGGCCTGACCGAGGCACACGAAGCGACCGTCGATCGCCTGAGTGTAGACGTAGACGAGGGTCGTCTGGTCCATATCCTCGTAGGCATTCTTGAGGAGCTTACGCTGAGCGTAGTTGGCGATGCGGGGCATCCCGATCTCGCGATCGGCCGTGTCCATGGCGGTGCGGGTTGCGTCTGCCTGACGGGTTGCCGCCGGGTTGGTATCGGTGCGGCCGCAGGCGGAGAGCGAAAGGGCGAGAGCCCCAATCATGATAAGCTTCTTCATGGTGTCAGTTTCCGATCTGCGCGGTGCAGCGCTGGTTGGGAGGCGTGAGATCGCCTTCGTAGGTGTCGAGGGTGGTTGCGATCAGGTCTTCCAGCGCCTTGCGGGCCGGGCCTTCGGTGGTGGCGAGATCACGGCAATAGCGGGCGATGTCGCGATTGATGCCTTGTTGGTATTGCCGGCTGTTGTCGGCCACCTGTGCGGCGGTCTCGGCGTCGAACTTCTGTGCTTCGCGGTTGACCACCTTGCCGGCTGCGAGGAGCGGGAGCAAGAACGCCCAAGCGAGTGCGATCGTGAGCGCCGCGAGAGCCAGTCCCCCGATCAGTTTTCCATATTCTTTCATGTGTTGTCGTCTCCTTGTTGCTTTGCCCTCAATGGGTGCCGAATCGATTAGGACGATTCTTCCGGCTCGTCAAGCGAGAATGACAGTGAAGAGTAGTAAGACCGTCCGTCTCGGACTTGCTTGGTGATCTCACCCTCCTGCACCATCTCCAACAATGGGCTCGCCAGTCCTTCACCGCCTCTCAGCGCAATGTCGGGATAGGTAGCCTCGCCTCCCATGTGCTTTAGGATGGTCCGGATAGCCCGGCGATCGCGCTGGTTCTGGTTCATTGCTCCTCCGGTAAGCCAGCCATGAACAGGAGATTCCCGATGATGTGTTTGCGAAGCAACTCGACCGGACCAAGCTGGGACTTGGTAAGTCCCCACGGCTGGATCGTCTTGATCATCTCAATGGCGGCCAAGATAGTCGCTTCGTCGATCGAAGCGTTCGCCAAATACTCCTCAGCCTGTTTGTTCAGATCATCGGTTCCACAGTTGCAGAAGGGTTTCGGAAGTTCCTCGTCTTCGTCTTCTTCGTCGATCCAGTATTCTCGTTCGAGATTATCTTGGCCGAACTCCGGGTCGAGGTAGCACCCTTCGTCGTGCGCGATCGGATAAGCCGCTGCGATGAGATGCCGGGCGATCATCAGAGTGCCGCAATCATCTTTTGGACGAACACTTCGTATTCGCCTCGGCCGTAATCTAGCACTTCAATGAAGTCCTCGTCAGAATCATCCTCGTCGATCTTACCGGGAATGCAGTGGTGTTGGATCAGGACGCCGGCGAGGACGCTGAACCACCCTGAGTTTCCGAACGGGTATTTTCCAGAGAAGCTTTCGTTCCGTTCCCACAGCGTGGAAAGCTGGAGCTTGAAGTAATCCCGGATCGTCATCATCGATCCGGAATCGCCGTCGTAGAACTTAAGATCGAGTGCGTCAGCAGGTTGCAGTGCCATCATTAAAATCCCCTTAAATCAACCAAGAGAAGACCTCTTGCGACCAATAGAGCGGCCAGAACACGCCACACGGAAGAGCTAACAAGACCGTAAGGTCTGCTCCGTTTGCTGCAATGATTTCTTCGGCATTCGCTGTGTAGCCGAATGTCAGTAATGCTATGACGCAATACCACTTGACCTTCGCGGCGAAGGACATGGCGGCGGTGCTGTAATTGGCATCGTAACGAAACCAATTCACCACGTCACGAATCAGCATCGTCCATGCCCTCCCAAGTCCAATAAAGCGGCCAGAATACTCCGGCCATTGCTGATTCCACCGATGTGCCGATACGGTTTACTTCTTTAGGGAGCCCATGCTTCTCTTCATAGTAGCTCGGATAATCCATGACCGGATAATTCGAAGCGCAATGCCCGAACGTGTAGACCCCAACAAGAGGGTAAAGCCACCACAGATACACCCGCTTCTCCCAGAGATCGCGGCGGCTGTAGAAGCGCTGGTGCGATCGTTCGTCGCCAACGGTTGGCGTGCCAACCAACCAGTTCCAGATTTCCCGGATGATCATACGGTCTCCTCAGACACGATACCACAATCTTCGACTTCGACATCGTTTCGGATGAGCTTGATCCCCATCTCGTTGGCTGGGCCGTAGCCTTCGATGAACTCGTTGGGGTTGAACTCCAGATCGATCACCCCGCGAGCTTGGAGTTGAGCGATATGCTCGACGTGTTCCACCAGATCGTGGAACGGGAAGAAGCTCGCACGGAACTCTTCCATGAACTGCTCATCGAATTTCGTCTCATCCACCGAAATGCGGATGGTCTGGACGACGTGGGTATCATAAATCATCAGTAACCATCCTTTTCTCGTTCGTAACCAGCAGGTTCGATGTAAACATCTTCCTTGGCGATTTCCTCACCATGGAAAGTCAGTTTGACTTCCAAACGGTTCTCAGGGGAAGACCAACTCCACCCGTGGAATGTAAGGTCCAGCTTGAGCCCTTCCATGAGTTCTCTCACGGTCAGGGGTGTGTCAAGGTCGCTCTCAGTCATGTAAGTAGCGCTCCCCTTTCAGAACTTCGGCGACGTGTTCGGTGAACGCCTTGGCGTGGCGATACATCGAAAAGAAGATCGATGGAACCCGGTCTGCATTCTCCACCGGTGGGTATCCCCAACCGGGACAGTTTTCGTCGAGCCAACCGATCCAGTAAGGACGGAGACGATACATCGTCTTGTGAATCTTGAAGTCGCCCAGCGTCCCGTCAGGGACCTTGATAGGATCGAACAGCAACTGCTCAGCGGTCGATCGGATGCCGGCGTGGAGCGATGAGTAGTGGTCGTAATATAGCTCGGAAACCCCCACGATGCAGGAGAAATACCGCATATCGCCGTCTTCATCCCGGTAGAAAAAGGTATTCCCTCGGCCGATCGTCATGCCGTGTGGTTTCTTGATATACTGGCTCATGAAATCATGCCCACCACATCCACGATCGCGTCCATTTGCTCGATCTCATCGGCATTAAAACCGCCCGCTGATTTGCTATCAGTTGCATCTTTCCCATCGGTGAGCCAAGCGCACGTCTGGTCCAGAGTGTCGATAGCCATACGAAAGGCGTGCGGGGATTTTTCACACAGCATGATGTAGAACGCCTTTCGATCGATTTTCTTGAGCTTGGCGGCTCTATTTATGATCTTCCAGACCAACCAAGCGTTGAATCCTCGCGGCTGTATCAACCCTTTGTCCATTACGAACGCTGAGAAGAATATCTTCTGACGATCCGAGAGAGATGTTATCTTCAACTTCAAAAGTTCAAGAGAAAAGGGATCGGTATAGTCGGTTGCGGGATTCATTCGCTTTTTCCAAACTCTTCTTCGAGCCAACGCTCCAGCCGGAGTTCCGCCAGATAGTCAGCAGTCTTCGCATTGAAGCGATCGAGATAGGACTCTGGTGGGAAATTACTCACCAGTAAGAGCCTTATTGATCGCCCGGCGGGCGGCTTCCCACTCGGGCGGGTCCTTCCACTCCGGCTTACCGCCTTCGTCATCGGCCCACATGGCACCACATTGGTCGCAGATTTCCCAGAGAACACCGCCCCGGTGCGTATCTTCGTGCTGACAGGTGTTGCCTTCATCTCGCCGGAGAAGGCCCACCAATGCGTCGAGGAGTTCACGGGATGCCGCCATGAGGCGAGCATCGCCTTCCGCATTGGGTCCGGGGATGATCCCCTCACAACCGACCACACATTCTTTTTCGGACACAATGTCCCAGCCGGCGAGATATTCTTCACCCTCGTCGAAGGCTTCCATCCAATACCGGTTCTCCACCGGTCGCATGTCTGGCGTAGCCCGCCACGGCCCGTCAGTGATGGGTAGACGCTCAGCAGCCATGACTATCTCCTTCATCCGGTGAGAGTCCGCAAAAGGCACAGATACCGGCGAATACCAACCACGCCACCACGATAGGGCCCAAGATCAGGAGACACGGGCCCCACATGATCGTGAACATGATCAGAGTCCCGACAGGGCTCTCGCCCGGTCCCCAGAGCTTGAGGATGATCAGACCCATGACAAGACCCAGACCCAGATACACCGGGAAGAAGAGCGGATGGCTCATCATCGGATCGAGATATTCATGCAGCATCGTTTTGTCCGTTCTGGAAGAGCAAGGTGTCGCCGTCAATTCGGTTTCCGTCACGGTCCTTGACGCTGTAAGCGCCGGCGCGGGTGTCGAGGAACAAGGTGACATACTTGCACCGGGTGTTGCGCGTCCACGTCCAGCGGCCGGTGTTCACGTCAGCGACCCACTTCGCGATGACATCCATCGGGACCAGATAGCGATCCGGAAGGCCATCACCGTAACCGGTATCGCATTCGAAGCTGGGTCCGCGATCGGGCATCAGATATTCCCCATCAATTCGCCGATCACGCCGCAGGTGGCGACTACGATCGTGCCGATGACCACAACAAGCGTCCAGAACTTGGCCCAGCGCTTCTGCTCCCAGAGATATTGTGCATCATCAGCGATCTCCTTCAACGAGATCGTCATGATCCCGATCAAAGAGAGGACAGTGAAGATTTTGACACCGGCGAGCCATGTCTCAGGGTTGCTCATTCGGATTCCCCTGCGACAGATGCGATACGATCAAGGCCGATCGCGATCTCGCAGACCAAGAGGTCGGGGCCGAAGTCTTCCCGGATCGAGCAGGACGCCATTTCGGTCCACTTATCCCCACGCAGTGCTTCGATGTCGAGCGTGCTTTGGCTGTAGGACGGCAGCCGATCGCTTGCGATCACCCGCGTCTCCGTCTTGCAGAAGCGCTCGATCTCCCGCTGAACATCAGGGATCAGGGCGGCCCGATAATCAGCCTTGGAATCGGCCCGGTAGATGGCCTGAAACTCAAGCTGCCAGAACGAATTGAACCGCAGCTTGGCGGCGCTGGCACCGTCATTGGTTTCGCGGCGTGCGCTGATACCAGCCTGCCAGACGCACAGGGGCATCTTACCGCCCAGATGACGGGCATAGGCATAGCTGCTCGGCGTCGTCTCGGCGCGCAAGCACAGGGGTTCACCACCACGGATGTCGTTCGTGATGAAGATGTCATTGTCATCGTAGGCCGCGCTGATCTGCGAGCGAGGGTGAAGGATCGGGCCTTCGCAGCGAGCGAAGCGCCATGCCGGATTGACAGCCAGCAAGCGGCGCTTGATGACGTTAGTCACCCGCGCTTGGAATGCCTCACGTAATTCGATCTCGTCCTCAGACCAGAAGCGCAGGCCGCCGAGTTTGAACAGGGCTTCGCTCATCTCAGAGGTCCCAGATCGCGGCGACGATAGTGGTGACGAATGCGATAATCCCGATCAGAATGCAGCCGCCGCCGATGATAGCATACCAGTCATTTTTGTCGCTGTAGCGGCCGTAATTCGCCTCATCCAGCTTTGCCATGCAGTAGCCGATTGCGCCGAAGATGACGGCAATGGTCGCGGCGATCTTGAGAATCATATTAGCTGTCTCCTGTTGTTGTCAGAATGGCGTAGGATGATTCTTCCGGATCGTCAACAGCTATTCTTTGAGGTATTCCGCCATCAGCGCCATGGCAGCATTCCATGTCTTCGACGCGCCTTGGGCTACCCCGTTGATGTAGAAGACGTAGGCACCACCCGGCTGGCGTGTGATGATGATTTCTTTGTCCCCCACCTTCATCTCCAGAAGCAGCCCTCGGCGTCCTGTGATGTGGATCGCATCGGGGATGGGGATGCTTGGGTCTCCGTAACGTGGCATGTAGGCTCCTATCAGTGTGGGTCGAAGACCTTGACGCCGTTTAGCTGGAAGAACTCATCCACCTCATGGGTTTCGCATTTGATGATCTGCGATCGGAGCCATCGTGTCCAATCATAATCAGAATAAGCGATCTTATCCAAGGTGTATTCGGCTCGTAGTGTGATCATCCGATCAGATGTTGGATTATCCGCATCTATCGCATCCATTTTGATCGTCAGATAAATATACTGACTATCTTCATCAAATATGAACTGCCAGCCCGGCTTGTAGGTGAAGTTGTCCAGAAGGTCTTTCAGTGAATGCTTCTCGTCTGGCTCTCTGTGCGCTAAATTGGCTAGGCTGTAATGCTCAAAGCCTTCATAGTATGTCATCGCCATGACAGGTTCACTCTTCCGTGTCCGGTCCTTCGAACAGGACATTCATGAAGGGCGAACGCCCGATCGTCAGCATGTCGCGGGCGTGGTCGAGAGCCTGTTCGCGCGTTAGGCCGGCTGTCACCAGTTCGTCGTCGCTGGCGTCAATATAGAAGTGAGCCGCCCGCAAAGCGTGCATGGCTTCCGTAAAGCCAGACGAGAACAACGCGATCTCACCAGCCCGCTCGCGTGCTTTGGTGCGCCATTCATCCCGTTCATCGATCAGCCGCTGCCGGTCACTCAGAAGCTCTTCGATCAGCTTCGCGGCATCCAAACCGTCCGGGTTGATCAGGTATTTTTCGTTGCCTTTGAATCCTTTACGCGAGACGTAGCGGTGGCTCGTCGTCGTCAGGCGGGTCAGTAGGGCGTCGATTTGGCGGGGGTGCATGTAGGTGTTCCTTCTGTCAACGGGGGAGGATAATGCGAGAATCGTCGAAATATCGGCGAAGCGCCGGCGGGATCGTGATGCACCCATCCTCGTGCTGGTAGTTCTCGATGATAGCCGCGACGGTGCGGCCGACGGCCAGCCCAGACGCGTTGAGAGTGTGGACGAACTTCGCCTTATCCTTGTGGTGTTCCTTGTAACGCGTGTTCATGCGGCGCGCTTGGAAGTCCCCGCAATTCGAGCAGGATGCCACTTCCACCCAACGCTTCATGCCGGGGAACCAGACCTCCAGATCATAGGTGATCGCCGCGCCGAAGCCCGTCTCTTCCTCGCTCAGAAGGACTATCCGATACGGGAGTTCCAGCTTGTCCAAGATCGAGATCGCCGAGCCACGAAGGAAGTCATGCTCAGCGGCGCTGTCTTCGGGGCGTGTGATGCTGACCAGTTCGACCTTCTCGAACTGGTGTTGACGCAGTAGGCCGGTCGCGTCCCGGCCCAGCGATCCCACTTCCGAACGGAAGCACTGGGTAAGAGCCACCATGCGGATCGGAAGCTCTTCCCCATTGAGGATACGGTCGGCGACGCTCGCCACCAACGGCACCTCACCAGTCGGAATCAACCAACCGCCCGGCACCTTGAAGCTGTCCTCAGCGAACTTGGGAAGCTTGTCAGTCCCAAACATGGCGTCCTCATTGACGATCACAGGTGGGATGCATTCGATGAAGCCGCCCACGCTGATATGGGTATCAAGCATGAACTGCCCCACGGCCCGGTGCAGCCGGGCCATGTCACCACGCAGGAAGGGGAACCGCGATCCGGCCAGCGCCGCACCAGTCTCCGGTTCGAAGCCGATCTTTGCGCCTAGTGTGGCGTGATCCTTGGGTTCGAAGAACGGAATCGTGGGCTCGTAAAGGGTCGCCTGATTGTCCACCGGGACGAACTTGTCGAGAATGTTGGGAAGCTCGCACAGAAGCTGGTTGAGGTCCCCTTCGTAGATCGCTATGTGTTCTTCTTCGCGTTTGATCTTCTCGTTGAGTTCCCGCACCTTCGCTTTGGCGATTTCCGCCCAGTCCGATCCGCCTTTGCCGATTTCCTTACTGATCCGATTTCGGTCGGAGAGGAGTTCTTGTGCGCGTGCCTTGTGATGCCGAACGTATTCGTCCAGCGACAAGATTTCAGCCGACACAGGAGGAAGCCCGCGTCGCGCCATCTGGCGATCGAACTCAGCCGGGTCCGCCCGAATCATACGGATGTCGTGCATTACCAGATGTTCCGTCCGAGGGGATTGTGTTCGAAGACGTGCCAGATGTAAGCCCCATCATGGATCGTGCCATGATAGTGGTGCGTGTTGGGGACATCTTCACCAGTGGCGAAAATTTCAAACGTTCGGTCGGTCACTTCTCCGCCGTGTTGTGCGGTCAATGCCCAGAGGCAGTGATTTCCATTTGGATCGAGACCGACGTGCATGATCTGGCAGCCAACCGGCATCTGGATAGTGGTCAGGGTTTCCAACCGGTGCTTGAGGATGCGATGAGGAATCATTATTTACCCTTCCCAGTCAACGATGTCGTAACCCGTCTCCGGGTCTTCCCATTCCACCCATTCACCGTCCTCGAAGACTTCGAGGCCGCCGGCGTTGGCGTAGTCAGGCTTGATGTTGTTGTTGTATTGAAACAGATCGTAGCGCGCTAGGGCTTCGATCATCTTGACGGCTTCCTCAGGGCTCTCCACAGGGACGTGGAAAGACTTCATCGGCACCTGAGGGCACCACCAGACGCGGAGATCGCCGTGCTTAGGGTCGGTCATGCCAAGGACTCCGCATAGGCCCGGATCGCCGCGCCTTCTCGGGTAAGGGCGAACTCCTTGTAGCGTTCACCCTGACGCATCTTGACCAGCGCCGGACGACGCCCGTTGGCCTTGGTAAGCCGGATCGCACACGCCTCAGCGCAGCCAAGGATGCAATAGGTATCATCCAGACCCGCGATGGTCGAGATTTGTGCCCGGCTCAGCTTGCCATAGATCGCCGAAGTTTCCAGAAGATGATACATCAGAACGTCCTTACCAGATTTGATCGAGCTTAGAGGCGGCGATGCCAACGAACACGCCAAGAACATACCAAGCGAAGATGTGGCCTCGCGTTGTGTGGACGATCTCGCCGGACCAGTCGAAGATGTTCATAGTTCCTCCATCAGCTTCTGACGCACCCACGCGAGGCGCTTCGGGTTTTCATGCATCAACCCATCGTCACCTTCCTGCCAGTAGTCGATCTCGTAGTTGAAGGGCGTGTCGCAGTCGTTTTCAAACTGCTCTTTCAACAGATCACGAAGCTCGTAATATAGCTTTACCGAGCGTTTTTCAGCATGATAGCACAACCCAAAATGCCGGCAGAAGCCACCTTCGGAGGGTTTTCCGGGTGTGGCCCCGCTGGTAGCCCAGTTGTGCCAGTCGGCGAGGAAGGTGCTGAGAGCGGGGCTCATGTTGCGATTACTTCGACTTGAAGCCGCCGCCCGACGAAGGACGGTAAGCCGGCGCGGAGGGGCGATAGGTGGAAGGCTTGTAGGACGAAGACGACGGCTTGTAGGACGACGACTTGGCGGCGTTCTGGCGCTGCTGTTGTTGCTGACGACGAAGTTCGACCTTCTGACGCTCGATCTTCACCTTCAAGCGCTTGATTTCCTGCGACTGCGAGCCATACTTGTTCGCCATGCTGGGATGGTAGCTGCCCCGGTAGCCCGGATCGCGGTAGATGTAGCTCTGGCCGGACGAGTTGCTGCCGATCATGTAACCCACCATACCGTAGAGCAGGTAGTCATTCACGTTCCCACCGGCGTCGGACCAGTTGCGGCATTCGGTCGGATTCGAGGCGGACGCGCATTCGTCTTGGATGCTGCAAGCGGAGAGAGCGGCACAGGCTGCGAGGGCAATCAACTTCTTCATGGGTGTCTCCTTAGATTGGACCTTGATTCAGGTGGTGATTTCTTCGAGGGCCGGCACGCCAAACTTGCCTTCCATCTTCATGACGATGAACTTCTGGCCGGGGTGTTTGATCGCCAGCCGCTCAGCTTCCGCCATGGCGAGTTCGCGGGTCGGGTGGTAGAACTGGGGTCGGCGACCGAACTTGGTCCAGACGCAGTAGGTGCCGATCTCTTCAAAAGGCGGCGCGGGGCGGGGAGGTGTTGATCTCGTTGGCGGTCACAGTGCCGGGTTCGTCACTGGTCATAAGGTCAGCCATCAGATTCATAGGTTGAACTCCTTTTGAGGGTTGTCGATTTCAGCGAGAAAAGCCTTGATAGCAGTCGCAATCCCTTTGACTCGGGGAATATCGATCAAGTCACCATCGCGTTCGGCCCGCTCGATTTCTTCTTGGAAGAGTTCGAGCCCGTGGCGCTTGACCAGAACGTATCCGGCGGCCCGGTCAGAGTCAGCAACGGCTTGTGCCAGACCACGCTCGAAACCGGGGGCGATGTCTTCGAACGCAAAAACGATAGCAGCGGCCCGCCGGTGGTTGATCTCGTCGTTCATGGTCAGAACTTCCGATCGGCATTGATGAGCGAGACCTTGGTGCCCGGCTGGAGCAGGGCAGCCGCGTGTTCGCCCACCTCGCAGACGCGGACCAAGCCGCCAACTTCGACGAGGACTGTAGTCCGTTTGATTACGATGTCGGGGCCACGGAAGCCGGGGCGGATCTCGGTCCAATCGGCCGCGTCCTTGATGATGCCCGATTCCTTGGGTGTCATGCACTTCTCGACCGGGACAGGCTCAGCGCAAGCGGACAGGCCGAGGAGCGCCGACAGGATGGCGAGCTTCTTCATGCGACTTCCTTCTTGATGTATTTGTCGGCGATCGCAACGAGATCGTCCCAGCGGCTTTGGTCGAACGCAGCCTGCATTGCGATTGCGTCCACATATTGATCGTCCGGGATTTCCAGAACCCCTTCCTTTTTCAAAGAAACCACAGAGGCGAACAGCCGGTAGTTGCGTTCGTCCCGCGTCATCAGCGTGCCGATGATGCAGGGCGCGGCGTTGCTACACGTCCCCAGCGCCGGGGCGCATTCGTCGAGATGGGCTTGGGTTAGGTCGCGAAGATCGATCTTGATCGTAGGCTTGCTCATGCGCCTTCCCCCGTGTTGGGGATCATGTCGTCCAGAGCGCGGCACATCTGCCGGACAGGACACCGATCGATTTCGCCCTTCATGGCCCGGCCCTGTTCGATCAGGCGGTCCGGCTCCAGTTGGGCGCGGATGTTCTGGATCATGGTGATAGGGACAAGCACCATCCCACTCGCTACCTTAACCTGCTCGAAAGCCGTCCAGTCACGATAATGTGTGATGCACATGGTAGGGTTGTTCGGCCAATCCTTCCAAACGTAAGAAGAAGCATGTTCAGAGCGCCGTTCAGTTGAACCATCGCCCCATTTGATCTCCACATCGTGTCCTTTAGGGACCGGGCAATTTCCGGAGCCGTCGTGTGGTAGCCAAGCAGGCTCGGTCTTGGTCGTCATTAACTGTCTCCCTGTTGTTGTGCGAATCGAATAGGACGTTTCTTCCGGTTAGGCAAGCGCCATTTTCACTGACCCGGTGTTATTCTGAGGATACCGGCAGGGGCCGTGGTTCACCGATCAACCAGAAACACCGGGTGATGCGGGGCCGTCCCCGGCTGTCGTGACCATGGATGCGCGTCTTGCGAAACAGATCAGGAGCCTGCTCGCAGGAGTTGATGGCTGCTTGGATGCGATCCAGCGGGTGGACATGCTTGGTGCCGTGCTGGCAGGCCGCCTCTGCTAGGACGCCATCGCCCCACACCACGGACTCAACTCCGTCGGCGATCAGCAGGTGCGCCACCCGATCGGCGATCCGCACCTTAGCCACGCGGTTTCACCAGTCGCAGACCGTCGAGGAGCCCATCAGCGTCCGACGAGATGTTATCCGCCCAGTCGCTCAAGCGCATCTGGTCGATCGGTTCAGGAGCCAAGGCTTCGGTGTCCATCATCTCATCCATCAGGCGTTCAGCGCTGCGCTTGATCGTCTCGGCGCGTTGCCGCCATGAGCGTAGCTGGTTGGGCGTGATGCTCATTGAGCCATCTCGGCGTCGGCCAGTTCAAGGAACTTCTCGAAGAACTTCGGAGCCAGATCGTCGTAGTCCGGTCGGTTGTCGAAGACCGGGAAGCCGATTGCGGTGTCCATGTGAGAGGTCATCGCCTGCGTGGCATCGTGGACCTTCATCTGGATGTCATACATATCGTCGCGATCTTCCAGTCCGTAATCCCAGCCGAGGCCCAGTCGGACCTTGACGTAGATTTCCGAAAGCTCAAGATGGCGCTGTGCCTTCTCGAAGCCGTCTAGCCGGCCTTGGGTGTTGGACATGAGATAGCGGTGGATGTGAAACCGCATGAGTTGCCACAAGGCTCGCTTGTTCTCGGCGCGAAGCTGCTCGATCTCGGTCATGGCTTCTGTCCATTCGTGATCCGGGCAGACTGCATATCGTATGCGAGCAGCGTCAGCTTGTCAGCAAGACCAACCGCATCCGCCGGGTCAGTGAAAGCCAGCCACCATTCCGGTGCGCCACGGCTGGCTTCCCAAGCTTCCTCAGGAGTCTTTCCGTCGGACTCCTGATAGCCGTCGCGGCAGCCGCGAATGACGATGGTGGAGGCTTCGGCCGAAACCGCCGATCCGATCAGGATGACGCCCCCGCCAAAGGGGATGATGTGTGGTCGCACTTCGGGCTCGGTCTTGGCGGTCCGCTTCTTACGGGAAGCGGCTTCCTCGATCCGGGCCAAAAGACCCTCCGCCGCGTCGATGCGCGTCTGTTCACTCACCGTCAGGTTTTCGTGATCGGCAACCGGGAGCAGCCGATACATGGCATTCATCAGATCAGCCACCAGCTTGTTGCTGGCAGCCAGTTCCTGTTGGAGGCGGCCCGCTTCATGCAAGGCGGCAAGAAGCTCGCCGGCAAGCTGGTCATCAGTGTTCGGTGTGTTCATCCTTCACCCCCTGAGATCGTGGTGCGGGCGATGGTGGCCGCCGCACAGTAGCCTTCCAGCCAGTCGAGTGAGCGCGTCTGGCCGTTCATGCCGCGATTGAGGGCATCATCCAGTCGTTCGGTGATCTGGCTGTTCATGGTAGTGATGATTTTGGAGACCTGCTCCATGTCAGCACGAGCCATCTTGGCATCTTCGAAGGATGCATATGAGCCCAGCCAGATACCGTTGTCATCGACAAGATCGTAGAAGCCGAACTTCTTGTCATGATTGATGTGGATGATCAAAGTGCTGTCTCCTGATTCGTTGTTCATGCGAATCGGTTAGGACGAATCTTCCGGTTCGTCAATCAGTATTCGAACGACTCGTCCCACTCGTCATTGATCCCACAAATCTTGACCTGATCCCAGAGCAATTCTCGTGAGTATTCAGTTGTGTATTTCAATAGCTCGCAACGTGCGTGGTCGTCGGGAAGCGCACGGAAGTGCGGACATTTCTTGACCGGCATTCGGCCGTTATCATCGAAGTCACCAAGGCGGGTATAGCAATACCACCCTTTGGGTATTTCATTGCGCTGTTCGTCGGTCAGCGCCGCGACTATGCGCTCTTCCTCAGTCATTTTGTTCTCGTTTCATGTTCGCCGCTTTGTCTTCGGCTTCCATGGATTCCACGGCGTCCTTCATGATGGCGATCGTGACCTTACGGTAGTCCGAGAAGGTCCGGCTGTAGCCTTTACGCTCGTCGTCAGTCAGCGCCCAGCGGACGGACATACGCACGGTGACCTCGTTACCGCTGAACGTGCTATCCATCGTCCGCATTGCCGAATGCTTGTTGACCACCCGGTTCCAGCGCTTCTGAAAATCGAATTGGCGATCGGTCCACTTGTAGCGTTCGCGGACTTGCCGGGGCGGCATGAAGGACAGGCCGACATTGGTCCACCAACAAAGCGAACCGTCTTCGAGGCTTTCGATCAGGTAGCGTCGGCTGTATCTGTTACCATCTTCGATCTCTCGCAGCCAGCCGATCTGCCACTTCGACGGCATGGCGGATTCGAGGATCACCAGATCGCCGACTACAGCGTCGCGGGTGCTGTCATATCCGGCTGGTGTGAAGCCGTTGAGTGATGGCGAGTTCTTACCGTATTCGGCGTCGGGTTCCCAGTTGCGCGTGATGTAGAACGACAGGATGTCGCTCATGATCAGGGTCCGGGCCCGGTTGCGATCGAACGGACGCGGCTTGCTCATGCAATGTCCTTTCTGAAACGATCAGCAATTTCAAGGACTTCATCCCAGTATGAGAGATCGAAAGCATTCTGCATTTCACGAGCAGCTTCATGCTGCTCGGCTGGGAGGATGATGAACCCTTGGTTGATCAGGTTTCCGATGTTGTCTTGAACACCACACCCCTCAGGGTCAGCCATCTCAGCCAGCCACTTACGTCGCGCCGGGGGAACCAAAGAGCCGATGATGCAAGGTGCAGCATAGTCACACAACTTCATATGTGGTTTGGCCTCTTCCAGCTTCTCGGCCGTCAGGTCGCGCAGGTCGATCTTGATGTAGCTCATGCCGGGGCTCCCACCGGTGGTGTGTAGCTCAGGTCGTAGCTCCGGGCGAGATCGATTGCCCCCAGTTCCATACCGTCCAAGAAGTCTCGGACATCCAGTTCGGTTGGGCGGGCCGGTGAGTCGTGTAGGTTGGTCTGTGCGTCGCACAAGAAGTCGAGGAGCTTATCATCGACATCGAAGCCGAGTTCGTCGTAGATCGAACTCAAGGAGTGGCGCTCCAGTGTCGGATTATACTGGTCGTCAGGGATCAAGGCACCGACAGCACACGCGCATCCATCGTCCCCGCGATAGGCGCACACCAAGCGCCCATCGTCAATCACCATTTGCGAGGGCTTACCTTGCCGACGAAGGTGGTTCACCATCGCGTCGAAGGCTTCCTGCAAGGTGTAGCTGGTGATCGGTTTGGCGGCGGGCATCGGCTGGTCTCCATGTAATTGCTGTTCGAATCAGGTAGGACAAATCTTCCTAGTCGTCAACCGCAATCTTGACTTCACGCTGGTGCGGATAGTAGAAGCAGTGATGCTCTCCGTGGACCACCGTGAAGGGTCCCTCGTAGAAGGCCACGTCGGAGTGAGTGACATCCACCCGACCGCAGGTGCAAGCTATTTGGCGCACGGGTCGAGCGGTCCGCCCATAGGCCAGCCGCAGCACATGACGGTCTTCGTCCAGCTACGCTTGGTCTTCTTACAGCTACGGCATTGCCGTAGTGGTGCCTTAGGTTTCTTGGTTGTCATGGTAGGCCAACAGCTTCCTTTGCTATCCGTCGGCAGTCTTCCCGTGATAGCTCTAAGCCGCGCATGGCGATCAATACCAAAGCTTCCTGTAGCTTCGCGGTGATGACACTCAACTCTTGTGTTTGCTCGAACCACAGGAGCGCTTCGGCGGCGTTCTTGTGTTTCTCTTCCATCTGCAAGCCGATGGCTTTTTTCAACCGCTCGATCTCAGCGGCTGGGTCTTTCATTCCCACACACGCATTGACGCAAGCGACGATCCGGGCCGCGTTGGCTTCGGAACAGATCGGGTCGCGGCACCAGTTATCCCGCAAGCAGCCGTCGTAGAAGACGCGCTCGATGTTGTCCGGCTGGTTGGGATCGAGCCGCCACGGCTCCTTGGTATGGGGCTTGGTCACAGCATCGGTTCCTTGTTGCCGATCCCATTGATCATGTAGCCCAGCGCGGTCGATCCGGCGGCGTCGTTAAGGTTAAGGCGGCTGTCGGCGACGCGCTTGTCCAGTCGCTCGATCGTCTTGAGCAAGGCGGCGGATTGCATGATGTCGCCACAGTTCAAGGCGAGACGCTGCATCGCCAAGACGTGCTTCGCGATCTCGTCGAGGTGGTTGTTCCAGTCGGGCGTGACGCTCACGACACGCTCTCGTAGAAGGCCAAGGCGCGGGCGGCCTTCTCGGCAACATCACCGGGGCTGGTTCCGTGGATGGCGAAGGCCGGGTTGGCGTCTCGCACTGCAAGGAACGTGCCATCAGGGGCGGAAAGGATGCGAAATAGTTCGTTGGGCGTGATGGTCATTTCGTCGTGTCCTGAACCAGATTGGTGAAACGGTCGTGAACTGCCACGGCGATCTCGTAGGGCGTGATGTCGTTGCCGGAGTTCACCGTGTTGGCGATCAGCTTCTCCAGTTCCAAGAGCGTGGGTTTTTCCGGGGGAGCTTGGGTGGTGTAGGTTCCTGCACCTATTTCCTCGGCTGCATTCTCCAGACTGGTGAAGTAGCCGGCCCAGTAGCGTCGCCAGAACACGTCGCCCATGTCCGGCTTCAACTCTTCGTCGCGGCAGGCTTCCTTGGCCTTACCAGCCGTGAAGAGAAGCCACGCCACTATGTTCTTCTGCGTCACCGATTCTGCTCGCTTGAAGCCGGCGCGGAAGCCGTTCATGTAAGGAACCCGCGTGGCGTAGGTCGAGAACTCGCACGTCTCCATGGCCTTCGCCAGTTCATCCTCCACCAGTGAGGGAGGCTTCGGGTCGGGAGCAATCAAGCCACGAGCGCGCCACCGCTCCAGTTCTTCTTCGACGAAGACGGCCGGCGCGTTGACCTTCGCCAACAGAGCGCGGAACTCATCAGCAGTGATCTTGGTGGGCGGCGGCGTCTGGTTCATTCGACAAGTTCCTCGCGGATGATTTGGGTGAGGTGGCCGATCATGGCGAACAGAGTTCGTTCGAGGCCGGGGGTCAAGAGATAGCTGCTCGATTTGGCGGCTTCTTCTATTGCCGAGAGGCGCGTGATGATCCGGTGACGCTTTTGAGCCGCCAAGAAAGCCTCGCTTTGCGTGTCGATGGTGTAGGTTTCTAGCTCATCAATCATTGACCAGCTCCATCAGAGCAGTGTGGAGACGGGTGACGAATGCTTCACCCATGTCTCGGGATGTATCGCCTGCCTCGTAATCGAAATCGCTTTGTTCGATCATATCGGCTTCATCGAGCGAAGCTACCACAGCCGCCCACACCTTTCCCCGTGTCAGCGCCGGGCGTTCGGCTGGTGTGATCTCCAGCGCACGATCGAAACCCTTACGGAACCCATTGGACCAAGGGATGCGGTTGCGCTCGTCTTGAAACACAGCACCTTCAATGGCTTTTGCGAGTTCGCTATCCACCAACGGGACAGGCTCGGGCTCCGGCTCAATCAGGCCGCGTTCTCGGAGATCGTTAAGGACCTTCTTCCGCATGTTCGGATAGGCCCAATCGTCCATAGCCTTCAAGAACTCAGCCTCAGTCAGTGGAGTGGTGTTTGTGGTGGACATTAGCTTCCGCCTCCGTGGTCAATGATATGTTGGGCTTGTTTGAGGGCGTCTTGATTGACTTCCCGATGGAGTTGCCCTTCCATTCGCAGGCGGCGCTTGGGATCGATCTGGCGGCAGAACTCCACAGCTTCCTTCACCGCAGAGTCGTTCGGGTAATCACCAGCCGCGTAGAGAAGCAGGCTATCGATGTGCCGCCACGCCTCGTGTTTCAAACGGTCGTTGTCCCGTTCAAGAGACATTCCACGGTCGGTAGCCAGCCCAGCGGTCTCAGCCAACCACGCATTGCGTTCCAGCAGCGGTGCTTTGATGTCCTCTTCGAACTGTGCGAAGACTTCGGCCGTCGTCCGGAAACCCTTACGCTCGCGGATCGTCTTGGCGACGCCGTGTTGGTTAAGGAACTCGTAGAACTTGGCGGCAGCTTCGATGGCGGCTGGCGACGGGGTGATCATGCTTCGGTCTTCATGTATTTGTTGGCGATCGACAGGACGCCATCCCAGTCGGCGGAATCAAAGTATTCTTGGATGTCGCCTGCATCTTCCAACTGCTCGGGCGGGATGTCGAAGACGCCCTGCTCGGCGAAGTATCGCACGCAGTCCTGCGATGCCGTCTCAGCCAGCCCGGCCACGAAGTAGCGCTCGGTCTCGGTCATCAAAGCGCCGATGACGCAAGGGGCGGAATAGAGGCACTTCCCCAACTCGGGATCGCATTGCGCCAGCAGTTCCGGGGTGAGGTTGTTGAGGTCGATCTTGATCTTTGTCATGGGCTTCTTTCTCTTTTACGATCCCAGTCGGACCAGTTGCAATACGAGATCACATCATCCCATGAGATATGATCAGCTTGAATTTGTTCGATACGTGATCGGTCGGTGAACAATCCGAACAACCACTTACGTTCTTTGATAACACTCACCTGATCGGTTGGTGTGACAGGGCAATTAGGTCCGCTGTGTTTCTTCCACTCAGGTCCCACCATTTTCATCCTCCACCGGCTCGGGCATGTAGGCGATGATCTTGGCCGGGAGTTTGCCCGGTTGGTTGGGTCCGCGCTTCCCGGTCCATCGGGCACTCACCCACGAATCCGCCCGCCAGATGTGTGCCGGCCAGACAGAGCCGTCAGCCAGCATCACCGCAGGGCGTGTGTGACCGGGCACCGGGCAAGGGCCGAGTGTGTGTTCGGTCCAACCATCAGGGATGGGGTTGGGGTTGTTCACACAGGATCGCTTGCGAACATATAAGGTGTTGCACCATGTCGCTGCTCGAAATCATCTTCCGGAAGACCGTGGTCGAGGAGATAACGGATGCGCTTGGCGGCACCATGCGGGGTGTTATCCACCACGGTCCACTGGCTATCAAAGCACCACGCCCATTCCTCGGGCGCGAGTTGGAAAGCCTTCTCCCCATAATCTGTCCACCAAACCGTTCCTTCATCCGCCGGGATACCAGCAGCAGGGCCGTGACCGACCGCGCACGCGATCGTGCCGCAGGAGCCGGCGAGAGGGGCTTGGTTAATGAAGAAGTGAGCGCGATCAACGGACTGCATATAGGCACTCATCCCGAAGTGCCGATAATCAGCCGGCAAGCCTTCAAGGTAGGTGGCGAGCTTGTCGAGGTTGGTCCGGTTCATGCTGCTTCTTCCTGTGCGAACAGATAGGGCGCGTCACCATACATTTGATATTCCGCGTCTTCCGGAAGTCCGTGATCCAGCAGATAACGAATGCGCTTGGCAGCCCCGTGCGGGGTGTTGTCCACGTTCACCCACAAACCAGCGAAGCACCAATCGTTCTCGCAGCCTTTCAGTTCGAACACGCGGCGGGCATAATCAGTCCACCACTCTTCTTCCAGCTTAGCTGGAATACCAGCCGCCGGTCCGTGTCCAACGGCGCAAGCAACCGTGCCACAGGCCCCGGCGAACGGCGCACCGCTGGCGTAGTTGAACAGACGGTCATCCTTCATGACGTAGACGTTCATGTTGAAGTGCTGATAGTCAGCCGGGAGCCCTTCGAGGTAGGCGGCGAGGGTTTCGAGGTTGTCACGATTCATGGCTGTCTCCTGTTGCTGTGTCAGAATGGCGTAGGATGATTCTTCCGGGTCGTCAATCTATAAATCGACCCGTTCACCACGCAGCGTGCGCTCGGTGATATTGAGGGCGTGTTCTTCCGCGCCCCAGATGGAAACGAAGGTGGCGATCGACAGGGAGAGTTCTCGATTGTCGGACGTATCATCCATGGCGGCCAGCTTGCGGTTGAAGTCCAGCGCCGCTTTCTCCTCAGCCGTGCTGGGCATGAACTCGCCGCCCGCCTGCAAGCGCCCGGCCTTGGCATAGGTCTTCTTGCGATACCCAGCCATGACGGGCTTGTTGTATTTGGGGACATAGAGGTAGAAGGGCCGCTTGATCGAGGTGTCCACGTTGTTCGGATCGAACATGATGTTGACGTTGGCGGTGCGCGCCACACAGGGCTCGTCCTCTTGCCAGAAGATGCGCTCTTCCTCGTCGGCTTCATAATAGAGGTTGAGGGCGAAATCCTCTGCTGCCTGCCACGTCGGAAACACCCGGACATCACCGTCGGGATCGCGAATCGGCTCCTTCCATACAAGGACAGCACATTCACCTTTAGTGTGATTAAAGCGTGCCTGTGTGGGAGCCGCCCCGTTAGCTTTACGCCGCCCTACGGGTGCAGTCTCGCCCGGTAGGGAGACGCATTGCCAGACCTGAGCGATCGGATTGGCCCGGATACAGTCGAAATGGGTGATCGCGAAGGGCGGGAGAGCCTTTGGCTTGGGCTTCGGCAGGACGCGATACTCTTTCGGAAGCTGATCCGGCTGTATGCTGGATGTCGGCGACACAGTGGGCGGGTTGAAGAATGCCTTGTTCTCAGGGTAAGCCTTGAGGTGCTTGCGAGTCGCACGGATCGCGAGCAGGATGGCTCCTTCCATGGTAGGTGCATAACGCTTGAGCGAGGAACGCAGGCGCTTATGTGCGGCAACCACCCAGCGCATAGGGTGATCATCGTCCGGATGGGCCGGACGGACCAAGTGGATACCATCACTCCACACTCGTGCAGGGGTCTTATTGGATAGAGAGCCACGGCCGGCCATCACGCGTTCTCCTATATAGGTGCATGATGTCATTATGCCGAGACGACCGACGAGTCAAGATGGCGATGGGATGCTATCGCATTGCTCCGCAGAAAACATCAAAAAGTGTCGATAAAAGAAAATGCCGATATATCAAGATGGTAGTGATGTCGTGATGCCTTTTTGCGTTTTAACAAGGAAATGTGATGTGAAATAGGCGTCATGGAAATGGACCGAGGCGTGAAATCGTTGGGTTGTCGTGATGGGCGTGATGCAGAGGACGTGATGGCGTGATGGAAGAGGGTGTGATGGTGAGTTGGGCGTGATGAGGGTGTGTTTGGGGTCGTTTTTTACATCGATTTCTTTTTGTCGAAAATAACATTCCTTAATGTTCTCAACAGTTTGTCGCGATCCTGATTTTTAGCAATAGTTTCTCCAAAATCCCCCGGTGAATCGGCGGTGTCTGGCGGAGCCTCTGTCTGGGCTGTCAGTCCGGTGGTGTGTTCTCCTGTTTATCTATTTTATTTATTAAAAGTATATAATATACATACACAGGGGGCTTGACCGGCTGAGACCCGCAGAGATCAGCCGTTTTTGAGCAATTCGACTTTCCGAGATATTTCTCAAACTTTTTCGAACCTCAATGTTTTCAACACCTTATTCAATCTGTCCCGATCACCGACATTCTGGCTTGACACCGCGCTCATTCTGACTGATCATTGGGCTTCAAAACGAGCCAAGGAGTCGCTCAATGACGCTTACTGGATACCGGCTGGCCGGCACCGCCAAGACTGCCCCGCCAGACTACATTCCCTCACTGATCGGGATCGATCCTCAACAGGTAGGTCCGGCCGCTACCGATACCTACTTCGAGCAGATCAGCCTCCCCGCCACCGCCATTAACCTTAACACCGCCGCGTTAACGCGCTGGGTGTCCTACGACAGTTTGCCGCTGGATCACCGGGACCCAATCGTCGCAGTAAAGGGGGTGGGTGCTGACTTCTACATCCCACTGAGCGAACTGGTGGAGATGACCGAGCAATACGGCACCCCGTCTGGTAAGCTGATCGTCGATGGGCTCTTGAAGCTGGTGCGCTGATGGAGACGCTTTCCATCACTGACCTGATCCGGATCGCGAACGAGGCCCAAGTCCTCCAGCGTATGTCGATCGATCGAACAACGCGGGTGGTGGTGGATCACATCCCAGCACGCTCCAGCATGTCGATCGCTCGCGAACCGGGCGAGGATGATAAACTGGAAGCTTACGTCCCAGAAGTCATCACCATCACATACACCTTGGCGGATGCGATGTTCGGGGGTTCGATCTACGTCGCCCTGACATGCGGCAACCGCGTTATCGTCCACCCCTTCCTCTGGAGCGGTTATGAACACCTCGGCACCGTCAGCATCGCCATCTCGCAACATTAAGATCGAAACCGAACGAACGGCCCTCCGCCAATTGTTCTGGAAGGAAGATGTCATGGCCCTAATGCGGGCCGGGAACTACGACACTTTCCAGATCAACATCCCGCACAGCATGTCGGCACAGGAACTCATGGAGATGGTCTTCGGCTCTGGGCCGATCGAACGTCTCCCCGACGATCATGTCACCTTCATGCTCTCGACGTTCAACATCGGCGATGAGATGTGGGGCGGGATCGCGGCTGGTCTCAACTTCGACGCACCTCTGCGGATCATCGAACCGTTTCACATACCTGATCGGACCGTCGCTGGTATCCCGCTCTTCAAGGAAGAACTCTGAATGTTCTCATTCCCGGTGACCGTCCCGGTCCGCAAAAACGAATCGATCTTCCCCATCATCGTCAGTGTGAATTGCGATGATGTGCTGGTTGTCAAGCCCCTACTTGACAAAGAACCACCTTTTGGTGTAGAGTCTGCTTCTTCTGACATGATACCCCTCACGGAGATATTGTTTCAGGACGGGCGGAAGCTGCCTGTCTTGGAAAATCACGAAATCATCTGTGGCTATCTCGACGCTTACCTTGCGCTCGAAGAGTTCTACACCGACCCTATGTTCGTTTGCGAAGAGGAAGTGGTGGAGGATATGGCCGACAGAGGGGATAATGTCGTTCCTCTGTTCGGCTCCAGAAAACCATGCGATACATCGGAGGGATCGACCCCGGATTAACCGGGGCTTTAGCGGTCCTCGACTTCCAAGACTTCCTCCTGCATTTGTGGGACACACCCGTCAACATCACAAAGGTTGGCGGCAAGCTCCGCAAACGCTGCGACCCGTCCGCTTTCGCGGATGCAATGGCGCACTTCCCCCTCGACTACGCTACAATCGAAAACGTCCAGTCCCTACCCAGCGACGGTCACGTCGGTGCCTTCACCTTTGGTAAGGTTACCGGGATCGCGATTGGTGTAGCGGCTGGTCTTGACATCCCACTCGCCTCGGTCGCCCCCGCGAAGTGGAAGATGCAAATGCAGGTGCCGGCCGACAAGAAGGCTGCCAAGCACAGGGCGTCCCAACTCTTCCCTCATTGCACGTCCGGCTGGTCCCGAGAAATGGACCATGGCCGGGCCGAAGCTGCAATCATCGCGCTCTACACCGCGATCGTCGCCGGGCTCCAGCCCACCCAACCCTTCCAACTTGGTCTCATCAACGGGACCTTACCTAAACGGAAATAGGCCATGTCCCGAAATGAAAGAAACCCCGACAAACCCCAAGGCTATCTGAACAAGAAGCAGGAACTCTTCTGCAAGTTCATGGCCGAAGGTTGCAACCAACTGGATGCCTACACGAACGCTGGTTACGAACCATCATCGGCCAACGCCTCGACCATGGCGAACAAGCCGCTGATCAAAGCCCGGATCGAAGAACTGAAACAACAGGCGGAACGCCGCGAGCTTGAGTTTCAGGTCATGCGCCGCGAAGCTGCTGGTGCCCCGGAGAAACTGGTGGAGGTCGCTGAGTGGACCATGCAACGCGTCATGGACATGATGGCTGAGAACGTCAAGCTAGCACAGATCGCTGGGGAATACCGAGCAGCCAACGAAACCTTCAAGATGATGGGCGAAGCCCTCAATATGTTCAACAAGGCAAAAGCAGATGCAGATCAAAGAAACACGTCGGGAGCGAAAAACACGCTTGCTCTCATCGAGCAAGTCACTAACGTCTTTACAGAGGCGAGTGGAGGAAGCGATCCATCAGAACACAACGCTCTCCGACCAAGACTGGCACGCGCTGGTAACGCTGACGCAATCGACTGATCTCGATCTCCAGATCGAACTTCTTGAACAAGTCGTTGAACAGGTCAACGATCTTCTCGAAGAGGTCTGGATCGAACTTGCCCGCGAAAGCTACCATGACTTCTACGAGTTCATGGAGCGGGAAAATCAGTATGAAATGAGCCCGCACCAGAAGCTGATCGGCGACCTTCTCATGTCGTCGGCCAGTAAGGAAACCATGCGGTTCATGCTTTCGCTCCCACCGGGCCACTGTAAGTCCACCCATTCGTCCCACTACTTCCCGGCGTGGTGGTTCGGTAAGATCGGGACCAAGCAGCGCTTCCTTCAAGCAGGGCACAGTCAGGACTTCGTTGCCAAGGAAATCGGCGCGAAGGTCCGGCAAATAATCCAGTCCGAAGACTACCAACGTATCTTCCCCGATGTCGTTATCAAGCACGACATGCGGGCGATGGACTATTGGGCTCTCACAAACGGACGCGGGAAATACGTGGGGAAAGGGGCCGGGCAGGGTATTTCCGGTTTCCGTGGAAACTACGGCATGGTCGATGACCCCTACAAAAGCCGCAAGGATGCTGAAAGCCCAACAATTCGCGACAGCGTTTTCAAATGGTATTCCGATGACTTTTCAACGCGTTTGCTCCCCGGCAGCCCTTTAGGCATTATTATGACGCGGTGGCACTCTGATGACCTTTGCGGACGGATCACCGAACGCGAGGAAAAAGAGGCTCGCGAAGAGTCAGAAAAGTTGGAAGCATCACTATCGAAACAACTCGTTGAAAAACTTGAGGAACAGCAAGGAAACAACAAAAAATACCGATTTGAGATCATTAACCTTCCCGCAATTTGTGAAAGTGAAGACGATCCTCTAGGTCGGGCGGTCGGAGAAGCACTTTGGCCTGAGTTATTTACGCTCGACGCGCTGGAAAATCTCAAAGCTGACATGACTCCTTCGTCATGGAACTCGCTCTACCAAGGGACCCCTATGGACGTGAGCGGGGGTGCCGTCGAATCGGCATGGTTCCAGCGCTACGACCGGGCTCCCAGCCGAGGCGACGCCGAGAAGGGATTGAAGAACGAAGTCCGGCGCTGCGTGGTTTCAGTGGACGCGGCCAACACCGCGAAGGAGCGATCCGACTTCACGGTCATCACGGTCTGGTATGAAGACTTCAACAAACGCCACTATCTGATCGACGTGATCCGGAAACAGATGGAATTTACCGAAATGTCGGCCGAGATCGCCCGCGTCTGCAAGCGATACAACGCCGATGCGCTGCTGGTCGAAGCGAAGGGCAACGGCTTGGCCTACTGCCAGTTGAAGAAGGACGGCGGCGCTCCGGCTCCGCTGATCGCGATCGAAGTCGGTATCTCGACCAAGGAGTTCCGCTTCGACGAAGTGACTCCCATGATCGAAGCCGGGTCTGTCTTCCTCCCGAACCAAGCCACATGGCTCGCCGACTACGAGAAGGAACTGGTCGCGTTCCCGAACGGCAAGCGAGATGACCAAGTGGACAGCACCTCGCAGTATCTGAAATGGGCGCGGCAGAAGGGCCGGCGCGGAACGAAAAAGCTGGGCGGCACCGGAAACCGGCGTTAACCTTAACAAAGGCCAAATTTGGCCCGTTAACCATATTCGTTAAGGTTAACGGGCCACCTCAGGACCATTAACCATTTCCGTTAAGGTTAACGAAACGAGGATTCCGGCCGTTAACCATATTCGTTAAGGTTAACGGATTCCCTCCACGCGTTAACCTTAACAAACTCCACCACTTCGTTAACCTTAACAGGGGACCCATTGCTCCACGGCTCTGGGTCCCTTCGTTTGCGTCCAGCCGGGACCCGAGCCCACAGATCACCGGCCGGGACCCGAGCCCACAGATCACCGGCCGGGACCCTGACGCTCAGAACACAGGCCGGGGTCCCTTTTTCTACGACCTCCGGGACCCTACGCGTCAGGCCATAGGCCGGGGTCTCGATTTACGATTTCCTCCACCCCAGCACCAGCCGCTCAGACAGCCTTCAAGCCTGTTTGCTCCATATCTTGGGCACTAACCCCGATAAGGCTCAAGATAACGAGCAGTCGGCACCAGCCGAAGCTCACCGATCGCCGGCTCCCATCACGCCCAACTCCCACCACCCCAACCAGACGCCCCGCCGTAGAGCCGGATCGACCACTGACTCTTTTCGCGTTTTTACGATGAACTTTCGCGTTTTTACCGTGGAGTAAGTCGTTGATATATCTCATGGTAGCATCTAAACTTCCAGTCTACCCGATAAGCAAGTTAACTCAAGCCCTGCCGGCCGAGGTGGAGCCCGGATCGAGACCCGACAGTATGGATGACGGTCATTTTGACTACCAGCCGCCTAAACTTGCGAAAGAATCGCGTTTTGGAAGATAATTTTCGCCGAAAATCGGCTATAAATGCCTGAAAATGCTCATTTTTCGTTAAAATGTCGGTGAAAATCGACCGATTCAGCCAAAATGGCGGTGAATCCAAGCCGTTTTAATCCCGCTCAGCGACATTCTGGCTGATCCAGTGATCACCGAGCCCGGCTAAGCCTGTTGGACGCTCCAGCGGCTCCCAGCTTCGGCTCAGCCATGATCGATCGACTTTATGGATCGAGGCCATTTTGCTTTCGTATGGATCGAGGCCATTTTATGGATCGATCTCGTTTTATGGATCGAGGTCATTTTGCCTTGCTATGGATCGAGGTCATTTTGCCGGCCGTATGGATCGAGGCCATTTTGCCCTGCTATGGATCGAGGCCATTTTGCCTACGCGGCGCGTGACCCCTCCCGGAGGCCCCTTCCGCGCCGGTCCCGGTAAGGTTAACGGCCCATTAACCTTTCTCCACCAGTAAGGTTAACGAAATCGGTCAATTTGTTAAGGTTAACAGCGCGTTAAGGTTAACAAACCCCTAATTTACTGCTCGTTAACCTTAACGAATATGGTTAACGGGCCATTAACCATGTTTGTTAACGTTAACGACTCGTTAAGGTTAATATGCGGAGCGATTTCGTTAAGGTTAACAGATTCGGGGCATCCGTTAACGTTAACGAGGTCTCCCCTCCCCGTTAACCATTGATCTGGAAAAAGTGCTTGACCGAATCGGTTGCTTCTGCGACTCAGGATGCACGGCGAATCACCGCCGCTTGGAGACGACCTAATGCCTTTGAAACCCGCCGCCGCTCTCAGCAAGGATAAGCTGGGCGCAAGCCACCCCGCCGCCCTCCAGCACCGGCACTTCGCCGTCATCGCTGGAATCCTCGCCAACCTCGACCGGGACAGCCTCGGCTTGACGCAAGGGCAGCACCTCAACATCTGCCAAGACTTCGCGTCCGAACTCTCCGGAACAAACCCGAAATTCGACGAGCGTCGATTCATGGTCGCTTGCGGGTTCGCGGCCCCCTGATGGGGTGTCTCGACGCTATCGCCCGGTTCTTTCTGGGCGTCTTTCTGTTGATCCTTGCAACTGGGCTGGCCGCGTGCCAGCCCCTTTTCTTACGGTAACCAGCCGTTAAGGTTAACGCGGCGGGTAATTCGTTAAGGTTAACGCGGCGGGGTAATTCGTTAAGGTTAACGCGCCGGTTGAAATCGTTAACCATCAAAGTGGAAAAGTGCTTGACCGAATCGGTTGGACCACCTAGACCCGAATCACCAACAACGGAGACAGACCATGAAACTGCAAGAAATTAGCACCACCGAGGTGGATGAATCGTGCCTCGACGACGACGGGAAGGTTCCTTACATCGCCTTGCATTGTGCAGCGACGGAAGCTGACGCGGCGTTCGTTATCGCACAAACGACCGACGGCTACGACGGACGCAGCGATTGGCGCTGGATTCGCCTCCCGAACGGCGATCTGATCCTTGGCGTGTTCCCGCAAGGCGACACCTATCTGCAATTCGCCGACACCATTGGCATTTAAGGGGAGGCAAGTAAATGAACCGCTATTTTTACGACCCGGCGACCGCCTCGTGGGGCTCGGCTGACGACCTCGAAATCTTCGAACTCGACGACCAGAACATGGACGCCGACGAAATCGAACAGGCGCTGTGCGACGCCTCGCACGTCGGGGCCGGGCTCGGCCTGAAATACCTGCTCGACCGCCGGGCCAAGAATGAGCCCTACCGCCGGGAGAACATCGGGATTCGCGCCGTGAAGGACAACGGCAAGACCGAATGGGAAGTGGTGGAGGACGACGCCGACGCCGACGCCTTCGAACTTTACCGGCATGACACCGGGACGCTTGTCGAAGTTTGCGCCACCCGCGAAGACGCTACCGAATACTGGGAAGCGATCACCACCTAAGGATTGGCGGGCTTCGGCCCGCCTTTCTTTTACCGGTAACTATTCGTTAAGGTTAACAGATTGGCTTTAGACGTTAACCATTAAAGTGGAAAAATTAGTCGAAATAGTGCTTGACCGAATCAGCGAATCATCCTAGACCAAATATCGGAATGACCCCTCCGGCGGGCCGCTCGATGACGGGGCGGATGGGGAGGAGGCGATGGGATAATCCGAAAGGATGAAGCCCACGTTAGCCCGCCAAATTGTAACAGGAGACAGACCATGCAAACCATCTGGCAATTCGAAACCAAGAACTTCACCGTCCGAATGTCTTGCGACTACGATCAGGACACCACAGACCTTTCGTGGGATGACACCGGCGAAGTCGCTGAAAAGCTGGCAAGCGGTGAATGGGCCTGCTATACCTTCCACGCCGAAGTTATCGAAAACTCCACCGTTAACACCATCGGGGAAGACTACCTCGGCGGTTCTATCTATGCCAACCCGGAAGACTTCCGGGACCATGTGGGGCTCGCAATCAAGAGCCGCGAAGATGGGCGCAACTATGGCAGCTACTTCACGGACATGATCCGCGAAGCGATCCGCGAGGCTCGCAAGACCTACGCCGAACAGCGCCCGCGCCTTCGCGTTCCAGCCTAAGGGAGAGGGGCCTAGCGCCCCTCTTTCTTCGCCGGTAACTATTCGTTAAGGTTAACGCATCGGGGTAATTCGTTAACCATCAAAGTGGAAAAAGTGCTTGACCGAATCACTTGAGACACCTAGAAACGAATCAGCAATGCAGGGAGCGACTCGCACCGGGCAGCTACAACGGAGATAGGCCATGCCGCAAATTTTGATCGAATACACGAAGACGGAAGTCACCCGCGAACGGGTGTGGATCGAAGCCGACTCGCCCGCTGAGGCGTTGCGGGTTGTCGAGGAATATGAATTTGACAATTCGGACGCCTACGAAGTCGATTCGCTGCGCTGGGAAATCAGCGATGCTTCTGTGCATGAGGTGGAGCCCGTGGAAGTGGAAGTGCTTGTGCGCCTCCCCGTCGCCATCACATGCGAGCGCGACAACGTGGAGACCGTGGTCCACCGCGTGGCGACCGTCGCCGAAGCCGAAGAGTGGATTGCCGTGGGTCTTGCCGACGGGTTCCTTGACGAAGACGACGTGGAACAGGGCACCTACGGAATCGATGCCCCTGAGGAGATGATAAACCCATGACCATCATGCGCCCATTCGTGAACATAAACGGCACCAGCCGGGCCGCTCTTGTCGATCAGCGCCGCGCCGCGATGGAAGCCGTCCGGCTTGCCATGACGGCCCTGCAAGAGACCTGCCCGCATGGCCGCGACTACATCGGCGATCCGGCCCGCTTCGACCATGACCGGGGCGTCTATAACCGGCGGTTCGCCAAGCTGGACGAATTGCACAACGACTTGCTGGACGAAGCGTTAGCGATTCAGAATGGAGGGGCTTAGGCCCCTCTATTTTTACCAGTAACTCGGCGTTAAGGTTAACACCACAGAGATCGGCCTTAACCATTAAAGTGGAAAAAGTGTTTGACCGAATCGCTTGTTTGTCATAGAACGAATCATCACAACGGAGACAGACCATGAAAGACTTGCTTGACCGCTGCCTCGCCCGTCCGGGTAAAAACTTCGGAGCGGGCTATGGCTTCGCCCTCGCCTATCTGGACGACAAGATGAACCCCGCTCACTTGCGGGACGCCGCTTGTCACATGGTCGGCAAGGCATACGGTCCCCACGGCTGGGCCGCTGCCCGTAAGAGCCCTGATCTGGCGTCATTCGTGCTGGCATACAGCGAAGCGGAATGCTTCGAAGACTTCGCAATCGAAGCGGCACAACTGCTGCTGGAATGGGGAATGCGTGGCGATCCGGACGCCGCCGCCGCGCTTCGCCTTTGCGGCCATCCGGGTTATTGAGGGAGGGGCTTCGGCCCCTTTCTTTTTATTCCTAACACATCGTTAAGGTTAACGCGCCGCCATTCTCCGTTAACCACTGGGATGGAGAAAGTGCTTGCTCGAATCACTTGATTGGTCTAGGGTGAAACTATCAAGAGGAGATTGCCCATGAAAAACTTGCTCAAGGAATACCACCAAGCTGCTGACAGGGAAATCCAACGCTGGCCCGGCGTTGCGATTATCGAACGCAGGATCGGCAAACACGCCCGGCTGAGTCTGGAGTTTCAGGGCCGCAGGCGCTTTGTGATTCACCCGGCCTCACCCAGCGACGTTCGGGGAGTCCATCGCCACGTTCAGGATATTAAGCGCGTCCTGACTGAATTAGGTGCGAACCGGGTCTAAAAATAAGTGGAAAAAGTGATTGACCGAATCACTCTAACCGCCTAGACACGAATCACCGCAATCAAGCGGACGGAGACAGACTATGAAAAACCTCGAAACCCGTATGAATAAGGGCCGGGACGGCTGGCAGGCAAAGACGGAAATCCCTCTCGAAGGGATCAGCATCACGGACGGCGACAAGGTGAAGCCGGCGATCCTGACGATCAGCACCCGCAAGCATTCGCGTGGCGGCCTCTCCACCGGTTGCAGCGTCGCCTTCCGCGACGGTAACTTCATGACGCACCGCGTCTATACCGACTTCAACGTCGCCTATACCCGCGACCCGAACGCTCGCTGCACCGAAAAGGCAATCGAGCGGATGCACTCCGAGGCGCTGGCGGACATTGCCACGATCGAATCAGCGGTTCGCGACCACTACGCCGCGCTCGAAGCGGAATAAGGGAAGGCGGGGAAACCCGCCTTTTCTTTTGCCCTTAGCCCGGTGTTAACCTTAACAAATCGGCCGCATTCGTTAACCATCAAAGTGGAAAAAGTGCTTGACCGAATCGCTTGTTCAACCTAGACACGAATCACCGCAATCAAGCGGACGGAGACAGACTATGAACGAGACCACCGTCAAAAAAGACCACTGGGGTAAGTGGATTGCTGAAACCCGCACCCCGCTTCCCGGCATTCGCAGCATGAGCGCCACGAACAACGAAGAGCGCAACGAACCCGCCGCCTTGCTTGTCAGCACCTACAAGGACTCGCGTGGCGATCTGGTCAGCAACGCAATCGTGATCTTCATCACGGACAGCGGCCACCGCACCGCAATCGGCGGCCCGACCGGCGACTACAGCCGCACCATCCGCCGCGAACGCGGCGCACGCGTCACCGAGAAGAAGCTTCGCAGCTATCACGCCGAATCGCTCGGCTATATCCCGCAGGTCGTCGCTGATCTGGCGAACCACTACAATCAGGGCGACCCGCTCGCCGAACGGGCGAAGGCGGCCTAAAAAGACTGGCGGGCTCCGGCCCGCCTTTCTTTTGCCGGTAACCAACCGTTAAGGTTAACGCGACGAGATAATTAGTTAACCATTAAAGTGGAAAAAGTGCTTGACCGAATCAGCGAGTCACCTTATCAACGAATCACCGCAATCAAGCGGACGGAGACAAGACCATGTGCAACATCGGCGGGCAGATTGGCCCCTTCATGTATAACCCGGCCTGCAAGCCGGTTGAACGCAAGGTCGGCAAGGTGACGTTCCTTGTCGGCATCGCGACCGCCTACAACGCGTTCGGCCTGATTGGCACCGAACACAACGGCATCTTCATTCTCGACGACACGAACATGACCGTCGTCATGGACCGTCACAGCGAAGGCTCGGCTGGTGGCTTCGGCCCCTACGGCTCGCAAGTCGCTGAGCGTGACCGCCTGCTCGCCCTGAGCGACGCGGACTTCCTCGCCTTCATTCGCAGCAACCCCCGCTTCCGTGGTGTGGACCTACCGAACGTGGGGAAGGCCGCATGATCGACCGGGACAAGTTTCTCGCCATGCTCGACACACTGGAGTGTCGCGGCCTCATCAACGCACCAACAGCCTATTCAGGACGGGGAATGTATGGAAAGCGTTGCATCGCCCTGACTGGGGATTCGGTCAGCGAATGGGGCCTCGCAATCCAAATGGCGGCCATTGCCGACGAATACGACGTGACGCCCTACGACCTGCCTGAGCCCTCGACCGATTCGATGGGACGGGGCATCGTCCTCTATTGGCGGGGCCTCGAATGGCCGGAAGACCGCCGCGATCCGGACGAAGACGAATACTAAGGGAAGGCGGGGCAACCCGCCTTTTCTTTTGCCCTTAGCCCGGTGTTAACCTTAACAAATCGGATCAAGTAGTTAACCATCAAAGTGGAAAAAGTGCTTGACCGAATCGCTTGTGCAACCTAGAACCGAATCACCAACAGGAGACAGACCATGCGAATCAGTCACATTGAAATGACCATCACCCTCGAAGACGGCCAGACCGTGCAGGGCCTTATCAGCCCGGAAGGCGAATCGCGCTGGGGCAATGACATTCCCCACCTCGCCGCCGCCGTGATACCCATGGAAGCCATGGCCGCCGCCTTGCAGGAAAACGACGCGTGGGAACGCGAAGAAGAAGACGAAGACGAATACCACGGCGAATGCGGCCAGTGCGAAGGCACCGGCACAATCGAAGGCGGGCTTGGCGGTGATGGGGACGACGAAGAATGCCCTGTCTGTGACGGAAGCGGGGAACTCTGATGCACAAGACCCCGCCCGCAATCGACACCAGCGTTACCGTCCAACTCTGGACGCCCGGCGGCTTGATTGTCAGCATCCCCGCCGGGTTCATTACGTCCGATCCCGTCCGGGCTTCGCTCGACAAGCGGACGCAAGAAGGCGACACACACGCGGCAATCACCATGGCCCGGCACACCGGCCTAGACGTAACCATCCGCCGGGAAACCCAGACCACCGTTCGCGCCTCCGATCTGGAGGCGTGAGCGCCCGTTTACCAGCCGTTAACCTTAACAAATTGAACTAACTTGTTAACCGCTGATCTGGAAAAAGTGCTTGACCAAATGCAACGGCTCGCCTAGAAACGAATCAGTTGAAACGGAGACAAGACCATGTTTGATGCACTCGACCAGAAGACTTTCATCCTTTGCGGGCTCGCAATCGAAGCGGCGGCGGATGACGACGAATCAATCGACAAGCGCGACCCGTCAAAGCTGGAATATCAGCGCGGCTCCGAAGTCACCGGGGTGGCATGGCTGAGCGGCTATGACTCACGGGGTGACGCCCCGCCTTGCCTGCAAAAGGTGATCGACTCGCACTATGACGCGCAAAACGCCGAATGGAAGCGGCAATATCCGGACCGCCCCGATCTGCACCTTTGCGTGGATTATGCCGACGCCCTCCCCTACGCTGGGGAAGCTGAGGAATGGCTGGACGCCGTGCTGAGCGGCCCGGACGGGCGCGGGGAAGCCGCCTATCTGCAAATCGAAGTCACTTTCGACGACGATACGGTTCAATGGTGGGCGCGCTTTACCGATGAAATCAACGCCCCGCTATCCGAAGGCGGGCGCGGCGAAATGGACGCCGAAGCGTTCCTTGCGCTGGACGACGACGCGCTGGAAACGCTCGCAAAGGAGATTGCCGAGTCGGCTTATGACTACGGCGCTTGAAGACTGGCGGGCTCCGGCCCGCCTTTCTTTTGCCGGTAACCAGCCGTTAACCTTAACAAGTCGTTACCACTAGGTGGAAAAAGTGATTGACCGAATCGGTTGTGTCTCCTAGAAACGAATCAGTTGAAACGGAGACCGACCATGAGCATCACATACCACACCACCCTGCCCGCTTGGGAACACGGTGAACTCGATGAAAGAGGCTGCCTACGCCCGACGAAAGGTAAGCTGATCTGGAGCAATACCAACCCGCCTCCGGCGATTGGCGACCGCGTTCGCATCCGCGTCAACGGCATCGGCATGGCGACCGTGGAGTCCTACTTCGAACAGGAAGGCTATCTCGGCATCCTGACGACCGTTGACGCTTGGCCGACGTTCTTCGCCAAGCAGAACGGCGAGGACCGCTCCTGCCACGCGTTCGGCGCTGAAATCGCTTAAAGACTGGCGGGCTCCGGCCCGCCTTTCTTTTGCCGGTAACCAGCCGTTAACCTTAACAAATCGGCCTAAGTTGTTAACCATCAAAGTGGAAAAACTACTTGACCGAATCGGCTGGAACGCATAGAAACGAATCACCGCAATCAAGCGGTTGGAGACCTGACCATGCCTAAGTGGCAATACACCGGCGATATGTCGCTTGAATATGGCGGCTTCTACTGGAAAGACGAGGGTGATCCCGAGTCGGTGGAAGCCCTCAAGGTCACCCCTTGCAGCGACGCGGGCGGCCCCGACAACCTGTTCCACGTCGAATCGGGAACGGTCTACATGAACCCCGAACGCCTCGAATCGGCACTGGATGTCATCGGGCTCACGCCTGAAACGGCAAGCCGGGATGATGTGATCTACGCGTTCCAAGCCTATTCAGGACTGGACCGGGACGCCTACGGCGGCGAGCGGGTGATTCGCATCGGTCCGGATGAATCCGACTACATGCGCCGGTCCGGCGGGTGGAACCCGGAACCCGACGTAATCCTGCGCGCTGGGACCGATCTTCGCAAGTGGATTGAACGCAACTGGCTGGATTAGGTTAGGGGCTTAGGCCCCTTTCCTTTCCCGGTAACCTGCCGTTAACCTTAACAATCGGTTACCATTAAGTGGAAAAAGTGCTTGACCGAATCGGTTGTCTAACCTAGAACGAATCATCTAAGGAGACAGACCATGAAACCTAAAGACATTGCCGTCGATTATTACAGACAAACCCGCACCTATCATTGGCTTCCCCTTGACCCCACAAAAGCCGACTACGGCGCATCGTGGGGATTGCGGGGACCGCAAGGCACCACCTATCTGCTGATCGCCGATCAATCCTATCCGGATTGGACACATCGCTTGGTTGCTATCGGGCAATACTCTGGACTCTATAACATGGAGACCGGGCGCGGCTCGGATGAGATCGCCCGCGACATCGCATCCATCCTGAAAGCACACCCCGGCAATCTCGATATTGACCGCAAGATCAAGAAGGCTGACTTCGATTCGTGGGTGCTGGTATGACCACCGCCCTATTCCCCGCCCATTGGGGACCGCAAGGCCGGTTCTATCATCGCTCAAACGGGACGGCCTACGGACCTTCCCAACCGGGCGAAACGTTGGAGCAATACAAGGCCCGGATCAAAAACGCCTATGGCAACTTGCGGGGCGTTACGTTCCACGACGCAAACGAGGAGAGCCCCGGCGAATAGCCGGGACGATCCCGGTAACCAGCCGTTAACCTTAACAAGTCGTTACCACTAGGTGGAAAAAGTGCTTGACCGAATCGCTTGTGTTGCTTAGAAACGAATCAGTTGAAACGGAGACAGACCATGCCAGACGCACGCGACTACACCGCCTTCCACGAAGTGGACGATGCAACATATGGGCGGGAAGCCCTACGCAAAGCCGACTTTGCCGCTTGCCCTATCCTCGCTGATTTCATCGCCACCATGCTGCAAGACTTGCAGTATCGGGAAGCGGATGAAGCTTGCGAGGAAGAGCGGGAAGAGGGCGACACCGGCACCATCTACACCCTTGAAGAGGGTGTCTATCAGCGTTGCAAGACCCTCTGCGAAGAGTTCATGGAACGCAACGCAACGCACATCGCCGAAGCGCTTGATCTGGAACCGGGCTCCGATGGACTCCGCTATACCAGCAATCACATCACGCACGAACGAATCGGCTCAACGTTCTACATGCTACTTGTCGGGCACGGGGTTAGCTTCACCGATGATGGCAACGCCCCTTGCCTCGAAGCCTTGAACGCAGACACCCGATGCGAGCGCGGCGCTGAGTTCTACTTTGACGGGGAGCGCGTCTATTACTGCTAAGGGAAGGCGGGGCAACCCGCCTTTTCCTTACCGGTAACCGATCGTTAAGGTTAACACACCAACCGATCTTGTTAACCATCAAAGTGAAAAAAGTGCTTGACCGAATCACTTGGCTGTCCTAGAAACGAATCACCAACAACGGAGACAGACCATGCAGACCGCAGTTCAACGCCTTAACGAAGCCGCTAAGACCTCATTCATGAAGCCGCAGTGCTTCAAGGGTGGTGAGATTCAGGAAGCTATCATGGAAGCTGGCCTCGATCTCGAAGACGACAAGGTTTATGCCCGCCTGTCGGCAAACGGCTATCTGGATTGCACCGATTGGAGCGGCCCTTACGATAGCGTGGAAGAGGCGGCGGAAGGCTTGCTTTCCCTATACTTCGAAGATTAAGGAGAGCTTGACGTGGTGCAAATGAACGAAACAGCAATCCAAGCGCCGCGCTATGACGGGCGAATCATCCGGGCGATTAACGGCGGAACCGTCAAGGTAGGTGGCGGATGGGACCCGGAACGACCGCGACGACTCGACTTCGACACCATGCCTTGTGTGTGGGTGTGAGGGGCTTCGGCCCCTCTCTTTTTGTCTGGTAACCAGCCGTTAACCTTAACAGCGCGGTAACTAAATGGAAAAACTTCTGGACGAATTGGCTTGCGAATCGCTGGCGACTCACCTAGGAAGAGTTCAGCGCAATTCCGCGCTTGGAGACGACCAAATGTCATCACCTTTCCTCCCGTCGGTGCAAGAGCAACTGCAATCGCGCCGCGACGAATCCGAAACCGAGTTCGCTGTGACCCACATCGATACTTGCCTTTCCTCATTCCTGAATGACCACCACAATCGCGATGGCGAATTGCTGCTGGGCGTTTTCGTGGATGGTAACGCCACTGTCGGGCAAGTGCTGGACGGCTTGCGCGACGAATATCGCCAGATCGCCTACGAGATGGGCGAGAATCGGCTGGGCTTCGATTACGACGCCGGCTTGGCTGCCATCGATTCGGTGATCGCCGAGAACGACGATAATCGTGACAAGCCGTTTGACGCTTCGCTGGACGTTCTGGGCGAAGACGACGATTGCAGCGAATCGTGCCAAGCGTGGTTCCTCATCCACTGGGACGTTCCGGAAGAGGAGGACGGCTCATCGGATTGATGGATGCGGTTGTCCGCTTAATCGTTGGAGTTCTTTTCCTGATCCTTGCAACTGGGCTGGCCGCGTGCCAGCCCCTTTTCTTTGGGTAACCATTCGTTAAGGTTAACAATACGTGGAGCCCGGTGGAAAAAGTGCTTGACCGAATCGCTTGCGTCACCTAGGAACGAATCAGTTGAAACGGAGACAGACCATGAAGCCGCATCCATCTCTTGAAGTAACCCGCCCGGATGAAGTCGCCGAGTGTTGGGAAGGTATCTACGAAGTTCCCGGTCTTTATCAGGCGCTGTGGGGTTGCGTGGGTGATTACAAGGCCCCTTCGCCGGAAGTATCGGAAGAGCCCTGCCACGGCATGGATTCGGTGGCTGACTTCTGGGATCGGTTCTCGGACGATCACAAGGCGGCGCTCAATGCAGCCGCCGAGGCGCAAGACGCGCTCTGGGGAGAATGACCATGAAGATTTTCGTTATCACCGACACCGACTGCAACGGGGAAGACCGGAGCCTTATCGTGGCGGCTCGCGACACCGAAGGAGCCCGCCAAGAGTGGCAGGCATACTACGAGATCGAAGACGATGACGAAGACGGCACCATGCCCGACCGCATCTTCAAGACCGAATTGATGCTACCACCCGGTTACAATCAGCCCTTCCCGCTGGGATGGCACAACGACCATATGCATCAGGTCGCCGGGTTGCTTTGAGGGGAGGGGCTTAGGCCCCTCTCTTTTTACCTGTAACCCTTCGTTAAGGTTAACAGCCCGACAAGCTCTGGAAAAATAAATGGAGAAAGTGCTTGCGCGAATCGAATCACTGGCCTATTACCGAATCACCGGCACGGAGCCGGAAGGAGAAAGACCATGCAAGACGCCTCAATTTTCAAGCGCCGTGAAACGACCTTCAACGGTGGCGAATCGACCACTGGGACATTCATCCCCAAGCAGACCGTCACGATCGGGCGGTGTGTTGACGAAAACGAAGACATCTGGACCGTTACGGACGTGAACGGCAAAACCCACCGGGTTGATGGATGCGAGTTGCACCCGCACCCGGAAGCCGCGCTGACCAACATCGAGTTCATGAATCTGGTCATGACGTGGTGCAAGACCCCGTTGATGCACGCCTTCATCTTTCAGGCGCTGGATCAATACGCCAAGGCTGTCGTCAAGGCAGACGTGGCGACGCTCGAAACCCCGTTCATCGCCGGGGCGGCGTGGCAGGAAACGGCCCGTGAATATATGGGCTTCGCTGTCGCCCGTGAATACGTGGAGAAAGAGCGCCACAAGGAATTGACTCCGGCCGATTGAGCCTTCGGGCTCTCGGCAGAGGGGCAGGGTTTGGTCGCCCTGCCCCTCACCTTTTTCTGGTAGGGACCCGTTAACCTTAACAAATAGGGCCGGGTTGTTAACTCTGAAAGTGGAGAAAGTGCTTGACCGAATCACTTGCTTCGGGCAGAAACGAATCACCACAACCGGAGATAGACCAAATGGACGTTTATGTTTTCCAAGCCGCGCTGATCTGCGACACTTGCGGCACGCTCTACAAGCAAGGCACGGACCGCCCGGCTCACGTCGATGAAAGCGACGAGTCCAGCTACGACTCGGACGATTGGCCCAAAGGCCCTTACGGGGATGGCGGCGGTGAGGCTGATAGCCCCTGCCACTGCGATCACTGCGGGGTGTTCCTCGACAATCCCTTGACCGGCGACGGGGAGACCTATGTCCGCGACGCTTTCCGGGAGTTCGTGGAGACCGGGCGGGGAAGCCTCGAAGTTCTCGCCGAGTGGAAAGCGGCCTATGACTGGGTGTGGTCGGACTTCGAGTCCATCACCCTCGAAGGGATGCGAGAGGAAGGTATCACCGATATTTGCGAGCGCCGCGCCGCGTCCCTCGAAGCGGCCTAATGGGTTGCCTTGACGCAATCGCCCGCGCCCTTCTGGGTGTGCTACTGCTGATCATGGCTGCCGGGGTTGCGTCATGCACCCCGGCATTTTTATTTCTGGTAACGGTTCGTTAACCTTAACGAATACATTCACCTTGTTAACCATCTTTGAAGTGGAAAAAGTGCTTGACCAAATCACTTGCACCGCCTAGAAACGAATCACCAACAACGGAGACAAACCAAATGAGCGAACATGCAATCAGCAATGCAAGGGGCTGGCTCTCGACAATCGCGGGCGCTATCGCCGCAAGTCATGCACTTGAGCAAGGCGACGAGTCGGCTGAGTTCGACGGCGAAACCTTCACGGATGCCGAGGACGTTCTGCAACGGATTCACGAAATGCCGCTTTCCGTGGAAGTGCGCGGGGCTTGGCATTCTCCGGGCGACGACGAAGCCACCAAACCTGACGAGTTCCGGATTCTGCTCTCGACCGGCGGCCCTGCTCTCCAACTGGTGGGCGATCTGGACGAACACGGCCAACCATCGGAGCCGCGCTTGCAGTGGCAGGACTGGGGCACGCCGTGGACCACCTACCACGACACAAGCGAGGAAGAAGACGAAGCCTTGCAGATTTTTGCAGGCTGCTTCTACTTCGGCGAATGAACAGGGAGGGGCTTAGGCCCCTCTCTTTTTGTCTGGTAACCAGTCGTTAAGGTTAACAGAATCGGCCGATCGCATTAACCATGTGTGCAGGTGGAAAAACTTGTTGACCTAATCCGTGGAATGTGCGAATCACAAGTCACGGCGAATCAACGCCGACGGAGACAGACAGTGCGAATCATCTACAAGGAAAAAGCAGACGGAAGCCTCAAGCGCGTTGATCGCGCCGACAAGCTGGAACGCCGCAAGGCCCGCCGCAACAAGGCTGAGCGCCAGCGCTTCGCCTTCGCTCACAACGCCTAAGGGGCTCGACCATGCCGACCGAAAAAACCATCACGCTCTACACCTATGATGAATTGAGCGAGACCGCCAAAGACACCGCCCGTCAATGGTGGCTGGAAGGGCGCGACTCGACCGATTATCACGGGGTAACCGAAGACTTCGCCACAATCGTCAAGCTGATGGGCTTCGACTTGACGACTCACAGCGTGCGGCTGATGAATGGCAGCACGCGGGAAGAGCCTAACATCTGGTGGAGCCTCGGCTATTGTCAAAGCGACTTCGCAGGCTTCGAAGCCCGTTACAGCTACGCCAAGGGCGGCGCGGCTGCTGTCAAGGACTACGCCCCCAAGGACGAGACCTTGCACGCAATCGCCGCTTCGCTGCAAGAAATGCAGAAGCGCAACTTCTGGCAAATCAGCGCCAAGATTCGGTTTGACGACCGGCGCGGCTATGACATCGCCGAAGTTCTCAAGGACGGCTGCTATATGTATGGCAGCGACGCCGAAGACGACGCCGAGTCGGTGATCCGGGAAGCGTGCAAGGACCTTTCAAGCTGGCTCTATGCCCGACTCCGGGAAGAGGACGAATATCTCTCCAGCGATGAACACGTTGCCGACGCTATGGAAGCGAACGGCTACACCTTCCGGGAAGACGGAACGCGGGAAGACTGAAAGGGACCCGGCGGCTCTGAGAAGTGCCGCCGGGTTTCTCTTTTTGGGTAACTGGTTGTTAAGGTTAACGCCGGGTTACCAGAGGTGGAAATAGTGCTTGACCGAATCACTGGAAAATGCGAATCAGGGGTTACCGGAAGAGACCGGAAACAGGAGACAGACCATGAAGACAATCTTTGAAATCCCCACCAGCGGTGACGACATGACCATGCCGGGCGGGATCGCCCTTCGCTTCAACGAAAGCCGGAACGAGTTTGTGGTTCACAACTACAGCACTGACCGGGCAACCGGAACCGAGCGCAACTATTTTCAGGGAAGCTATTTCTGCTCTGAGAGCCAAAGCCTCGCTACGAAATTCTCGGAAGCCTTGAGCGAGTTCCATTACCGCGTTGAAAAGGCTTCGCGCTATCAGACCGGCGGTTCGCTCGACATGGAAACGCTGCTGGGCTTGTCGGCAGGTATACCCGCATAACACCGGGACCCGGCACCCTGAGAACAGGGGCCGGGTTTCCAAACACCGGCGGGACCCGGCCCACTGAGAACAGGGGCCGGGTTTCCAATTCTGGTAACCAATCGTTAAGGTTAACAGAGCGGCCGAATGGGTTAACCATCAAAGTGGAAAAAGTGCTTGACCGAATCACTGGGAACGGGCAAACGAATCAGGCGCACTCAAGCGCCGGAGACAAACCAATGCCCAAACTATACAACGCGGACATCAGCATCACCGCGACCGCATACGTGATCGCTGAGAACGAAGACGAAGCACGGGAAAAGATCAGCGCCCTTCAAGGCAGCTACATCGAATTTTCCGACCGCAGCCAGCAAGTGGCAGACGACCTGTTCGTGACCGGCGAAACCTATGGCCCTGACATGCCGGAACTGTCGCTGAGCCCTGCCATGACCATCAATCACAGCGCGACGCGCCCCTACGTTTGTCTGGTCGAAGAACTGGGCGAAGAAGAGGAAGAAGCCTGATGCACGAATCCAATCAAGCCCGGATCGACTGGGCAAAGAACGCCCTCGATACCTTCACCATCGAAACCTACGGCGGACGGCCTTATTCGACACTTGAAGCGCAATGCGCTGATTGCGAAGAAGGCGACGGGGACGACTACACAGCCGTGCAAGACCTTATCGGCGATTTGCTCCATGTGGCCCACGAACGGGGCTGGAACACCGCTGAGATCATTCGGCGGGCGGAAGCAAACTTCGTCTATGAAGCTGCGCCAGATTATCAAGGCGACTAAACCGGGAGGGGCTTCGGCCCCTCTTTGGATCGCATTCATTTTGGATCGCCACCGCTTTGGACCGGGCCGATTTTGGATCGGGCCGGTTTTGGTTTTGGACCGTTTCGATTTTCATGATCGCCGCCATTTTGAAGGCAGCGCGACCGGGCCGAATCAGTTGATCAAGCGTTAACCAAACCGACCGGAACCGATGGTTAACAAAACTGATCATTCTGTTAAGGTTAACGAAATCGTGGAAATCGTTAACAAATATGGTTAACAAAATACCCCTATTTGTTAACCATCAAAATGGAAAAAGTGCTTGACCGAATCAGCGAATCGCCCTAGAAACGAATCACCAACAACGGAGACAGACCATGCTTTCACTGGATCAATACACTGGCCGCCACGAAGCCGCCGCCGTTCGCCGCCTGATCGGGCACGCCCTCGCACAAGACTGGACGGTGAGCGTCAATGACGGGGAAGAATGGACCGTCAAGAAATCCCGCGACAGCGACGAAATTCTGGCGGCGCTCGCCACAACCGGCGAAGACACCCTGAAATTCCGCGACCCGGAAGGCAAGGCCGTCGGGACTATGTATCTGGTTTATCAGGGCGGCGACAACCCCGGCGACGAAGTTGTTTGCGACTACAGCGACAACGAATCGATGGATTATCTCTACCGCCGGACATTCCCGGCTTGACAACGGGCGGGGAGGGAAAACCCTCCCCGTTGCCGATTCGTTCCATGGTTAACGGAATCGGAGGATTTGTTAAGGTTAACGAATGGGTTAAAGTTGTTAACCATCAAAGTGGAAATAGTGCTTGACCGAATCGCCTATGCCGACTAGAAACGAATCAGTTGAAACGGAGACAGCAATGGCGAAAAACTGGGAAGCGTTCTTTGCAGCGATGAGCGATTCCGATCTACTATCGGCACAGCTTACTTGGGGCCGTGAGGGGGAGGACAGCGAAAACTTGGAAGCTTGGGCTGCCGTGAATCAGGAAGTTTTCGAACGGGGTTTGGAGTAGGGGCTGCGGCCCCTCTCTTTCTGCTCTTAACCCGGCGTTAAGGTTAACGTAATGAGGTAAATCGTTAACCATAGAAGTGGAAATTAAATGGAAAAAGTGCTTGACCGAATCAGCGAATCACCTTAGACCGGGATCACCAACAACGGAGACGACCGATGGAACTCGCTGAATACTTCACTTGCCCGGACCGCCCGACCTTCCTGCAATTCGGCAAGCTGGTGAATGCCCGCCTCGAATCGCGCTGCGGCCTCGGCATCCTCGACTTGCCGGATCAGGATTATTCCAGCCTTCACGAAGACTGGGACGGGACCGTCCAGCACGCCTGTGACATCGCAGACGAAATCCTCGAAGAAGAAGGCTTCGGGATGGATGAAGATTACGACTTTTGAGAGAAGGGGCTTCGGCCCCTTTTCTTTTGCCCTTAACTCCGCGTTAAGGTTAACAGATCGGACCACTTTGTTAACCATTAAAATGCAAGCAAGTGGAAAAAGTGCTTGCACGAATCAGTGGCCTAGGGCAAACGAATCAGGCGACACAGAGCCGCCGGAGACGACCTATGACAACCCTGAGCATCAAGACCGCCCGCCCCGCCGCCACCATCCGCGCCGAGCGCATCGCCTACGATCGCATCCCCGCGACGCCCGCCGAGCGCGCCACCGCCCTCGCCCTCCTGATCGACGGGGACGCATGGACCCTCGCCGAATACGTCGCGTGGATCAACCGCGACGCCGCCACCTTCGCCCTCATGGGTGCGGCTGAGTGGGCCGAGCGCGGCATCACCACCGCTTCCGCCCTTGGCGACCTTCTGGACGCCGAGAATGAGCGCAACCTGAGAAAAGAGGCCATGTATGGCTAAGAAACTAGCCGCCGCTTATGCGGCTGTCACCGAGGCACACAAAGCCCACGAAGACGCCCTAAACGCCGCTGAGGCCGCTTTGACGGATCATGTGGAGCAAATGCTAACCGAACTCGCCAAGCGGTTCCCGCGCCGACGCTTCTACGCCTCATCAGGGATGGGAAGCCTTTCTATCGAAGTCTATCCCGGACCTAAGCCGCGTTACGCACACCACCCGCGCCAGCCTTACAAATGGTTCTGGGGCGGAATGTGGGGACCGGATAACACTTGGCGATTCCTGTGGCAGGATTGGGAAGACCTGCTCGATTCGTTCATCAAAGAGACCGGGCAGACCGCTAACGATTACGTCAACTTCACCCGTGAACTTGACGTGAGGGGCACACGCTACAAGGATTAAGGGAAGGGCGGACCGCCGCCCTTTTCCTTGTTAGTGGTTCGTTAAGGTTAACCAATCCTGCCACTTGAGTGGAAAAAGTGCTTGACCGAATCAGTGGAGCCGCCTAGACCGGGCTGACCAACACGGAGATTTTCTATGACCTCGATTCGCGACCTCGCCCACGCCCGCCACCTCGTCGCCACCGGCGAAGCCGCCGCTCGCATGGCCCGCACCTCGCAGCAGGCCGAAAACCTGCGGATCGCGTTCGTGGAGCGCTGGGAGGCGCTTGGCGACCTCACCACCTGCGCCGCCATTGATGAAGGCAAATGGCTTGACAGCCAAATCAAGGAACTGGATTGCGACTGGGGCGACCCTGTATCGCCTGAATGCGAATGGCACCTGCACTAAGGGCGCGGGCTTCGGCCCGCCTCTTGGCTGGTAACGGTTTGTTAAGGTTAACGCCCGACCGGAATTTGTTAACCATCAAAATGGAAAGTAAGTGGAAAATTGCTTGACCGAATCGGCTTAGACTGGCACTAACGAATCACCGCAATCAAGCGGACGGAGACAAGACTATGAGCCGACACCAGAAACGCCGCCTTGCCGCCAAGCGTGCGCGCATCGCCATTCTTTCCTCGTGGATCGCAAAGGGCCGCCGCTAATGGCTGGCTTCTGGGATCGCGTGGACACCCTCGAAATGGTGGAACTCTACGCCGAGGACAACGGGCAGATTGCCAGCGAAGAGGAGCTTTCCAAGCGCTTTGACGCCGAAATCCTTCCGCTCGTGCTGGAGCAATACAGCGAGTCCGATACGGTCGCAATCAATGAGGCTTTCAACGATTGGACCGATTCGCTCTGCAAGGACGGCGAAATCCACCCGGATCAATACGATTCTTACTGCTACGTTGGGAGGCTGGCAGACGACTAAGGCGAGGGGCTTCGGCCCCTCACCAAACTTTTTTCGTAATTAGTGGAAAAAGTGCTTGACCGAATCAGTTGGCTCGCCTAGAAACGAATCAACAGCAACGGAGGCAGTCATGCAGATCAACACTTACCACGTTTACATCAACAACACCTTTTCCGGGATCATCTCGGCGGTGTCTTACCGGCAGGCTCTCAAGCGCGCCAAGGCAAAGCATCGCGGCCCGGTTGACGTGATCGGGTTCGTCTCCGCAAAGGCGAAGGTTTAAGGGGAGGGGCTTCGGCCCCTCTTTCTTTTTGCCTGTTACGATCTGTTAACCTTAACAAATATGGTTAACAAATTAACGTTTGGCGTTAACCATTAAAGTGGAAAAAGTGCTTGACCGAAGCAGTGACTCGTGTGAAAACGAATCATCAATCGGAGACAGATCATGAAGAATCGCAACACCCTTGACGCCCGTTACAGCATCCGCCTCGAATGGTGCGGACACGCCACGCAACAATGGGTCGCCCGCTTCTGTGGTGATTGGCTGGGCTGCGATGCAACCCGCTCGGGCGCTGAGGAAATCGCCCGGCTTTATGAGCGCGACCGCTGGGCGGTGGCGGCATGAAACCGAAACACCCTTGCAGCGTAAAGCGCGACGCAATTTTTCTGGCCGCTGTAAAGCATCCCTTCACCCGGTGGAACGAACACACAGGCGAACAACAAGCCAGATTTATCAAGCAGGCCACGCATATCCGGGAGCATCTGCGGGATTACGAACCGGGAGCATTCATCGACTAGCAAGAGGCGGGAGCGATCCCGCCTTTCGCATTGTTAACCCAGTGTTAAGGTTAACATATTGGTCTAAGTTGTTAACCATCAAAGTGGAAAAAGTGATTGACCGAATCAGCAAATCGGCCTAGACCCGAATCATCAACCGGAGACAGATCATGCAAAACATCCGCAAGAACCCCATCGCCGCCTCGCTCGCCAGCGCCCACCTCGTCCCTCGCAAGGTTCGCGCTCGCAAGGGCAAGGGCTCTTTCCGCCGCAACCCGAAACACCGGGGCGCGGCGTGAGCGACCGCATCCGCCCCGTGGTTTTCGACTCGGCCCAGATCGAGCCCTTTGCCGCTCGCATCATCGGCATAGCCGCTTCGCAATTCTGTCGCCTCAAGGAGCGCGAGAAAGAGACCGGAGAGAAGTCGGACCCCTTCGACATGGAAGACGCTCTGATGCACCTCTGGTGGGCTCTCAAGGGGCTTGACCACATCGCAATAGCGTTGCGCGGCGGCAGGGATTGCGACGACCCGTCTGGCGTTCATTTTTCCATGGTGATGAACGCAGAACACGCCCGGATTCGCCGCCTTATCATGGAAGAACTCGGAGTCGATCCCGGATCACACCCGCGCTGGAAATGAGGGGCTTCGGCCCCTCTTTCTTTTCTGGTAACCGTTCGTTAACCTTAATAAACGGCCCGAAATCGTTAACCATCAAAGTGGAAAAAGTGCTTGACCGAATCAGCGAATCGGCCCATACCCGAATCACCGCAACCAAGCGGACGGAGACAGTCAATGCAGACCAACGATCCCAGCGCCGTCACCCACCACAACGGAGGCACCACCTTCACCGGCGACGCCATCCACCTCTACCGCGCCGTGACCCTCAAGGGCGCTCTCAAGCTGCACCGCGATTGCGGCATGATCCCGACTCGCGGCATGACCATCACAAAGATGTTCGCCATCGCCCAGCAGATCACCGGCAAGAAGTATAAGCGCGGCGGCCATGATGCGGCCATCACCGACCTGACCGCGTGGATCGAAGCCGCCAAGGCATCCATGCCGATCATCGACGAGCGGACCTGAAAGGAGATTGGTTAACGGGGAAGCCCTCCCCGTTAACCATATTTCCGGCTGGTAACCAGTCGTTAAGGTTAACAGCGCCGCAGCATTCCTTAACCATCAAAGTGGAAAGTAAGTGGAAAAAGTGGTTGCACGAATCAGCGAATCGGTCTAGACCCGAATCACCGGGCGGCACCTACTGACTGGCAGAGCAGCGGCAAGGCTCGCCCGGTAAACAACAGGAGACAGACCATGTTCGAAGTGATCACTACGCTCCGCACCTTCTATGTGCAGGCTGACACTTTCAACCTCGCCGTCCTCTCGGCTTATCAATTCATTCTGGACGACGAATCGATCCTCGGCATCAAGACCGACGGACCTGCAACGTTCATCATCGTGGAGATCGCAGCATGATCAGCAAGAAAGACGCAATCGCCAAGGCAATCGCGGCTGGAGCCTCGCAAGAGGAAATCGACCGCCAAGCCGCAAACTACGTCCGCCAAGTGGGCAGCGTGCCTTTCAACAACATGATTCGCGCCCTTAACCTAGGCCCGTGGCTCAACACGGTTGACGACTGGACCCCGCTGGCAGCAGCCCTGACCGCGAGGGGATTGGCGCGAAAGCGCTAATTCCTTAACGGAATAGGGGAATTTGTTAAGGTTAACCCGAATTAAGAATAAAGTGGAAAAAGTGCTTGACCGAATCGGTTAACCATCCTAGAAACGAATCAACAGCAACGGAGACACACCATGAAGATCAAGATCAAGACCACCGCCCGCTACACCGCCAAGCGCAAGGCTGCTATCATCGCCGACGTGGACAACGGCACTACCACCCTCGAAGAGGTTTGCAGCCTGCACAACATCACAAGCGAAGAGTTCGACGGCTGGCGCAAGTCGCTGGACCGCTCGGGACAGCAGGGGCTTCGGATCACCCGGCTGCAACACTACCGGGCAGCATAAGGGAAGGGGCTTCGGCTCTTTTTCTTTTGCCTTTAACCCAGTGTTAAGGTTAACAAGTCAACTGAATTAGTTAACTAATTAGCTGGAAAAAGTGCTTGACCGAATCAGCGAATCGGCCTAGACCCAAGCCATGGAAATGACCCTTTCAGAAATCCGCCACAAGCGTGACCGGGCAATCGTTCAGCGCCGACTCGGCGAGGAACGCCGCCGCCACGTTAACCAATGCGTCGCCGACATCATCGCACAAGGAAAGATGGAAGAGCGCCGCCAGACCACCCGACGGGAGGAAGACCAATGACAGACCGCCGATTCGTAATTGTCGAAAACGCCGGATATGAAGGCGAGCAAGACATCACCCACTTTCTCACCTTGCGGGAGGCATTCGCCTATCAGCGCGGCCATTATGAGCCGGACGAGATCGAAGAATTGCACGTCGATATTCGCCAAGACTGGACGGACGAAAACGGCGATTTTCATCAGGAATATGTCTATTAGGTGGAAAAAGTGCTTGACCGAATCGGTGGCCTATGCGAAAACGAATCATCGAAACGGAGACAAGCAAATGACCACCATCCTGATCCTCGCCGCCGCCGCCCTGATCTTCGCCACCGTGGCATTTTTCAAGGCCCGCGCCGAACTCGCCGCTCACGCCGCCGAACAGGCAAGCAAGCATATCCCCAACCCCACCATCTACAGCGGCCCGCGCTTCACCGCACATGGCCGGGAAATCCAACAGACCGGACGGCGGATCATCTGAGAAAGGGGCGGGAGAAATCCCGCCCTTTTCTTTGGCCGGTAACCGGGTGTTAAGGTTAATAAAACGGTGAAATTCGTTAATCATCAAAGTGGAAAAAGTGCTTGACCGAATCGGTTGGCGAGTTTAGACCCGAATCATTGGAAACGGAGACAGACCATGAGCAAGCCCACCGAACAAGCAATCGCCGCCGACCTCGACCTTTGCGACATGATCCTTGCATTCGGAACGCCCGCCGCCAAGCGAAAGGCCCGCGCCCACCGCAAGGCTTGTTTCGCAGAAATCGCCCGGATGAACGCCGAGGCCGGGACTGACAAACTGAGCGATGATGAATTGCTCGCTGAATTGATGGCCTGATAGGAACCGGCCCCTGACAACAGGGGCCGGGACCCTAATTCACTGAGAACAAGGGCCGGGCTCTAAAATCGTAAATTCAGGTTAACCTTAACAGATCGGTCGAAATCGTTAACTATTAAAGTGGAAAAAGTGCTTGACCGAATCGTTTGGCGCGTTTAGACCCGAATCATTGAAAACGGAGACAGACCATGGAAAGATTCGAACTGACGGGCTCGGGCATCAGCGACGGGCAGAATCCGGAAAAACTGCTTGCTGCCGCGAAAAAGTGCGGCCTTCGGAATCCCCGACTCGCCTATCACTACGGCTGGTCCAATCAGCCGAAAACGATTCGTTTCAGCGCCGAAAACTGGGAAGCTGCCGATAAGGTCGCCGATCTGGTGCGAACCGAGTTTTACCCGGAAAACGCCGAGGGCCGTTTGTGCCCGATGATTCGGGCCTATCCGGTAAAAGCCCCAGAAGCCTGATCCCGGAAAAGCCCGATTCGCCGAATCGGGCTTTTTCCTTTTTCGGTAACCCTGCGTTAACCTTAATAAAACGGCGAAAATCGTTAACCCTAAAAATCGGCCTTTCTGGAAAAAGTGCTTGACCGAATCGGCCTTTTCTGGAAAAACCGGACCACCGCAAAGGGAGAAAAGACATGATCAGCATGGAAGCGATTATTGGGGGCCTTATTTCGGGGTTCGCTGTGCGCCTCTATGGTGCAGGGCTTGCTCTCTATGTGGGCCTGTCTGCAAGCGACCTTATCAGCAGCACCTATGGGAGCGTGGCTGCTACCCTAGCCACCCTGCCCTAGCCCACTCTGCCCTACCTAGGGCTGTGTGTGCGCTGCGCTCGGCTGCTATGGATTGGGGTCATTTTGCGTATGTGCGTGCGCGTGTGTGTGTGTGCGACTGACTGCCAGCGTGGCTGCCCTCGCCTGCCAGCGTGGCTGTCACCCTCCCAGCCCATAGGGCATGGGCTGCCCTTCCCCTGCCCTAGCAGGTGGAAAAACAAACTCACAAACAAATGGATTTTGTTATTGATTTGGTAACGAATCGATGCGATAAGGGGACATCGAAAGCGAACGGAGAAACAACATGACCAACCTGATCCCCACCTTCCGCGTCTATAAGAACAAGGTCCTTGTCGGCACCGTGTCGGCCACGACTGAACAGCAGGCACATGCCCGCGCATATGGCAAGTATGGCCGTTGCGAAGTCATGAAGGCTGACATGGAGCGCCGCCTTAGCACTGCGGGCCGTGTGGAGCGCGCTGACAGCAGCTTCACCCATGGCCGTAGCCCCTACCCCACCCCCGGCTTTGAGGCACGCCGCGCCGCTGAAATCGCCCGCTGGAAAGCGGGCGAATAAGCCCACCTTAACAAACGTTAACCTAAACAAAGGGCGAGTCGAGCGATCGACTCGCCCTATTGATTCGCGAATCGATTCGGTTCGAATCACTACCTTGCGAAAAAATAAGACCCCCTAGGGGACCCAAAGGGGTTTACCCCCACCTGAAAAATCCGGCCCTCTTAGCTCCTACATGAATCAAAAAAGGTAGACATTCTCATATAGCTGTGCTAGTATCCCTGTCCATGATCAACTAAGATCATGCAGCAAGTGGAGGGGGACCCAACGACCCTCCCATCACGCCCAACTCTCAATAAAACCACCCGTATATTATATATTTTTTCATCACGCCCACTAAAGCTTTGATCCTCTCATCACTCCCATCTCGGCAAACCGGCGAACCGGCAAACCGATAAACGGACGAACCGACGATCTGGCATCGCCTCTAGCAGGCAAAGCCTCTAGCTGACAAACGGCTGCTTGATGATATGTATTTTTGCGACCCACCGGGGGACCCAAAGGAGGGGGACCCATCGCCGGGGGACCAACGAAGTTCTCGCCGCATAGCGGGGACCCAATGGCGTTACACCGCCATTATTACGTGACAGTGATGCGCCTTAGCTGTGATGCAGTGGTGTCTTCCTGACGGATGCCTATCTTCCCCACCAAAATGATTGGACCCAAGACTCGTGGCCCACAAGAAGAAGCAGATTTTCTTTCCCACCGATCCCATCCACGCTGCCGAAAAAGTTGCAGCCAGCCGGCAGCCTCCCAAGCCGGCACCTGTCCTGAAAGCTCAGACCCCCGGTCAGAAAGGTTACATCCGCAAGCTTACCCAGAACCACCACGACATCCTTTTCGCAGTCGGCCCGGCCGGCACCGGCAAGACCTACGCTGCTGTTCTCGATGCCATCATCAAGTTCCGGCGCGGCGATTGCACCAAGATCATCATCACGCGCCCCATGGTTGGTGCAGGCGGCGAAGAACTGGGCACTCTGCCCGGCGGCGTGATGGAGAAGGTGGCACCGTGGTGCATTCCGCTCCTCGACATCTTCAAGGAGTTCTACACCAAGTATGAGGTCGAGCAGATGCTGGACCGCGAGGAGATCGAGATCGCTCCCCTTGCCATCATGCGTGGTCGCACCTTGAAGAACGCGATCGTGATCGCCGACGAAGCCCAGAACTGCACGATCGAGCAGATGAAGATGCTGATGACGCGTATCGGTTCCGGATCGCGGATGGTCATCACGGGCGACATCGAACAGCACGACCGCCCGCACGGCGCTTCGGGTCTGGCCGACATCATTCGCCGCATCGACGAAAAGGAAGCGCGGGATCGTTTCGAAGCGTCGCTGCCCGTGTCGATGGCTGAGAGTGATGAGGACGAAGAGCCCCGTCTGCGTCACAGCCGCATCGGCGTCGTCAAGCTCGGCCGTAAGGACGTTGTTCGTCACGATGTGATCGACGACGTTCTGAGCCTCTACGAGGAGTAAGAAAAAAAGCGGGCGCGGCGTAATTGGGGCAACGCCGCGCCCGCAATAAAAAGCCGGCCGGGGGCGTGGCGGGCTTTTGGTGGATCGGCTCGGGTAAACCGATCGTCGTCTGGGTATCGACCGCTTTCTGATTCGTCAAGAACCTTTCCCACACATTAACGATGCCGCCGGCATCCGCTTCAAGGAAATCCCATGCGTCCTCGCTGGCAAGTCACTTTTCTGCTGCTAACCCTCCCGATCTGGTTCATCCCGGCGATGATCTACGTCGGCTGGGTGGAAGCCGGGCGCGACATCATCACCAAGGATTTCCCTGTTGGTATTCGGTGGATGCTCTTTGGTAAGAAGCCTCGCGGCTACTGATCATGGGGACCTTCTTCACTCTCATCGGACAAGCAGTCATCGGTTGGATCATCGCTGATCTGATCGGTGGCTTTGTGCATTGGTATCTCGATCGCGTCGCCCGGCCGCGCTGGGGTTGGCTGGAGAAGACGGTCTGGGCCCCGAACCGGGTTCACCATGAAGAGCCGATGGCGTTTACCACGCACAAGTTCTTCTCCCGGAACTCGACCACCTTTGTGGCAGCATCCGTAGCGGCTGGGCTGTGGTTGCTCGTTTTCGGACCATCGATGGTCCTGCTCTTCGCCTACATCGGCGGTATGTTGCAGAACGAAGTTCACTATTGGACTCACAAGAAGTCAACCGGGTGGATCAGGGTGTTCCAACAAACTGGTATCATCCAGTCAATACCATCTCATGCCCGTCATCACAAACCACCGCAGAACCGAAATTACTGCGTGCTGACCGATTGGTGTAATCCAATTCTGGAACGGCTGGATATATGGGGAAGGCTTGAGAGGTATTTCAAGTTGACATAAGTTGGAAAATAGACTATGCTTCGCGGAATTATAGCTGCGCCTACCGCAGACCTCCCGGAGCATTGATATGATCGATCCCTATCGTCGGGACACACCGGGCTTGGCTGATCCGGCTAACAACCTGATTCCTATTATTCCTGACGACAACGTTGACCTACCGGTTGGTATCAAAGCGTTGCGTATCTGGAACCCGAACGAATTTACAGCCACCCTTCACGTCATCACAGTAGTGGGTGATCTGGTTTCTTTTTCCGTGCCGGCTCTGTCCCTCTGGACGGAGCCTCTTCGCGTTACTCGCATCCTCACCGCCACAACGAACGGTATCGTCCTTCACGGATATACCGATCGCGCCCTTCCGGAGTAAGTCCATGTATGGATCAGGCGTCAGTGCGGGTGGAGGAGGCGGCGGCGCAGGCGGCGTGTCTCCCCGTGCCACCGGCTGGGGCAACTATCGGGACACCCAATTTACGAGCGCCGCTCCGTTATCGATCGCAGCAAATACCCGGACCTTGATCCCAAATAACGCTGGGATCAAGGATGAGAGCCAGCTTCCAGAAGATATGGTCACCTTCTACAATCAGGTGACCAGCCGGATCATCGCCACCAACGGATCAGACTTCATCATCACCGCTCGCATTCGCATGAGACCAACGAATGAAAATGCGACTATGGTGAAAATGGAGTTGGAAATTGGCACGACCGGGAACGAGATCATCATCGAGACCGCTCAGCGGACACTCCCGTGGGGTATCGGTGCAGAGTCGGCGATGAATTTCACCTTCTCCGGCTACGCTCTGGATACCTTCGCAGCTACCGGGGCCCGTTTGTTCATCACATCCGACGGCCCAATCGAACTCTACGGCGTGTCCTACGTCATCAAGCGCACTCATAAGGGAGTCTGATATGCCAACTCCTCTTCCATTTTCTTTTACCGAACGACTTCCCGCGATCCTCCAGCGGATCAACCCGATGATCGATGTCATCAATGTCCAGAATGCGGCCATTGAAAACCTCGAAGCGGAAGTAACCGACCTCGCTGGCCCGGCCGGTCCTGATCTAACCTTGCTGTTTGAAAACGGCCTCGTCTAAACTGGAGTAACCTATGTCTCTCGCTGTCCAAGTCCAGTCGCTGGCGACCCGTATCGCTACCGAATGCAAGTCCATCCGCACGCTCGTCAACGGCAACGCGGCAAACCTCAACGCGCTGACCACGACCGACAAGACCAACCTTGTCGCCGCGCTCAACGAACTCAAGACCCTCATCGATGGTGTCAGTGCGGCCTCCGGCGCTCAGATCAACGACGCAGCGATCGCGACGACGACCACCTATTCGTCCACCAAGATCGAAGACCTCGTTAGTGACGCGCTCGCCAGTGTCCTCAACGGAGCCCCGACGGCTCTCGACACCCTCGACGAACTGGCGAATGCGCTAGGCGACGACGCCAACTTTGCGGCGACCGTCACCAACAGCCTCGCCAACCGCGTTCGCGTCGATGCCGCACAGGGCTTGACTTCGCCCCAGCAGGCACAGGCGCGTTCCAACATCAGCGTCTACTCGCAGGCTGAAATCGGCAACCCGGAAACTGACTTCGTTGCGACCTTCAACACTGGTCTGATCTAATGTCTCTCGCGTCGCAAGTCTCGGCGCTTGCCGGCGCTATCCGGGACAAGATCAACACCATGACCCCGCGCCTGCTTCCGGCAGGGGGGACAACCGGTCAGGTCCTCTCGAAGACCAACGCAACCGACTACAACGCCCAATGGGTTACACCAGCAGCCGGTCAAGGCGGCAGCGGTATCCCAACTCGGGAGGTGGTTGTTTCGTTCACCCAAGCTGCTTCAAGCAAGACAGTCGAGGTGGTGGATGCCGCCGCTTTAACAACTCATCGAGTAATTGCGGTTGTATCTGGTGAAGCTCCTCCGGGAGGATATGCAGATCAAGCAGAAATTAACCCCGTCATCATTCAAGGCTTGGTTGAAGTCGATGGCACCGTAAAACTGATTGTCTCCAGCGTAAATCATCTCGTCTTTGGTGACTATCTGGTAAACTATCACTTGAGCTAAGGAATTTGTAATGGCCCTCATTCACGGTGCAGGCGGAACGCCGGTCGATGTTGATGCAAACGGCACTCTCGCAACTGGCCTCTTCGATGCGGCTGGTAACCCGATCAGCAAGACTGAGGGTGGCGCTTATTCGTCAAGCCAAGGCTTCTTGCCGATCGGCGGCGTCAACGACGGCGTGTATCGTCCGATCCGGGTCGGACGCAGTGGTGGTATTGCTTCCACCAAATACACCCCGCTGATCGAATATCTGCTCTACACGGCGGCTCTCCCGCCCGCGTGGTTGGCTCCGGCCACCACTATGACTGTGACCCACTCGATCACGGCCGGCACGCTGCTCAACGCCTCGGCGATCGGGACTTTGAACACCAACGCTGCTATCGCCTCAATGCAGGCGGTCCCGAAGATGCAGCGGGCTCCGGTTATGTCCCGGACACGCGCTCGCCTCATCAAGGGCGGGACAAACGGCGTCGCTGAAATCGGTGTATGCTCGACGCAGGCACCGGGTTCCGCGATCGTGCCCAACGGATTCTTCTTCCAGTATGCGGCTGATGGTTCGCTCAAGCCGGTCATCGTGTTCAACTCCGCCGTGGTGGACGCCGGTGTGGACTTTGTGGCCTCGATCGACTCGACGCGTTACTACACATGGGACATCATTGCCGACGACAACAGCATCAACTTCGTGGTGCAGGATTCCACCACCGGCGCGATCATCACCGATCAGACACTGAGCATCGGATCGGACGCAAACCGTCTGGGCTCGCTGCCTTACTTCTTCGCTTCTGCTCGGGCGTATGTGGGCGGTGTCGCCAACGTTGGTGCCGCAACCCAAATCTACGTTGCCGACATGACAGTCGGTATCCTTGATTTGGATGCTGGTAAGCCATGGGCTCATGCCATGGCGGGTATGGGTAAGGGCAGCGTCGTCAACCCGACCGTCGCTCTGGCTCAGCTTGAGAACTATGCGAACACGGCTGCACCGGCTTCGGCAACCCTATCGAACACGGCCGCTGGTTACACCACCCTCGGTGGTCAGTTCCAGTTCGCGGCTGTGGCCGGCGCTGAAACCGACTACGCCCTGTTCGCCTTCACGGTCCCGGTGGGCGTCAAGCTCAACGTCACTGAAATCAACATCGATACGTTCAACCTCGGCGCGGCAGTTGCGACCAGTGCGACGCTGCTACAGTGGTTTGCCGGTGTGGACGGGGCGGCCGTAACCTTGGCTTCCAACAACTTCCGTAAGGTTCTCGGCGCTCAGTCGTTCCCGATCGGCGCTGCTATCGGCGCACAGGCTCCGGTTGTTTCACGTCAGTTCCAGACACCATTGGTCACCAACTCCGGACGTGTCTTCCATGTTGGTCTCAAGATGCCTCTCGGAACTGCCACGGCTTCCCAGATCATCCGTGGTTTGGTGAGCATCAACGGTTACTTCGAGTAAGTCACCGCAATTCTGACTTGACAGTGGTGGAACATTCTGATAGGTTCCTCACTAATCAAATGTAGCATCACGCGCCTAGGCGGCATCTCGTTGTAAGATTGAGACCACAGGGAGGCGAGGCGGAGGTAGTAAGTCCTTGGTCGGACCAAACCCCGAGACGGACCAAACTGCGATCGAAAAGGCGGATTGTCATTTACCGAAGTGCTTGGTGTGGTAGGTAAGCCCGGTTCCAGTGGGGCCAGATGGGCAAGCCCCTTCTCACGCGTGGTAGGTCTTACAAGACCGCTCGAAGCGCGGGGATTGTTTCAAGCATCCAAACCAACACGGTAGCCCATAGTGGGTAGCGTTGGTTTGGCGGGTGGGCTCCCGAAAGCAGCCCTGTCTCCTCCCAGACTGGCCCGGCGGTGAAAGCCGCCGGGTCCTTTTTCCGGAAGTTCTTCTCCTTGGCTGATAAAATCACAAAGCGGCAAGCCCGCACCTTCGCTCAGCGACAGGCGCTCTATGCTACGCGTCAGTCCAAGCAGCAGATGATGGAGAATGTCCCGCTCTTCGCGAACTGGGACTATGCCAACTGGCGCTTGATCTGGCTGGCGATCCGCCATGCCATGATCGGCGAAGTCGAGATCAAGAAGCACGGCACCGAATATCTACCCCAGCCGGAAGGTATGGACGAAAGCCAGTATTCGGCCTACCTTGATCGCGCTGTTTTCTACAACATGGTCTACCGCACCGTCACCGGCCTCACCGGTGCGATCTATCGGCGTGACCCGCGCTTGATGAAAGCCGGCCCCAAGGTCCGCGAGCTTTCGAAGCGCATCTCCAAGGACGGCCTGTCCCTCAAGCTGTTCGCCAAGGTCATCACGCAGGAAATGCTCTCGACCGGACGCTATGGCGTTCTGGTTGACAAGACCGACGATGCAAACAGCCTGACCGCCAACCCTTACCTCGCGGGCTACACCTGCGAGAATATCTTGGACTGGACGACGACTGAGATCGATGGCCGGGACGAGTTCGACTACATCCTGCTGCGCGAGTTCAGCGTCGATCGCCGTTTCTTCGAAATGATCGCTGATCAGGTGGTTCCGAACGCCACCTACGGCCAGTTGTTCACCGTCTACCGGGTCCTCAGGCTCATCTACAACGAGATGGACAACCGCTGGGAATACCGGCAGGAACTCTACGCTCGTGGTTCGGCCGACGCCGATCTTTCGGAAGAGCCGATCATCACGACCCCGATGGTATTTGGCGTCCCGATGAAGCGCATCCCGTTCCGCTTCTTCAATGCCACGACCAATCTAGGCGACATCGAAAAGCCGCCGATCCTCGACATCCTGACGCTCAACCTCTCGCACTACAAGAGCTACGCTCAGCTTGAGCATGGCCGCTTCTACACCGCCAACCCGGTCTATTACGTCTCGGGCGGACAGGAAGATGACGAATACCACATCGGCCCGTCGGTCGTCTGGGAAATCGGCAACGGTGAGAAGGCCGGTATCATCGAGTTCAACGGCTCTGGTATGAAGAGCCTTGAGAACGCCTTGCAGCAAAAGGAGACGCAGGTCGCTTCGCTGGGTGGTCGGTTGCTGGGCGACTCTTCAACTGCCGGCCAGTCGGACAATCAGGTCAAGCTCAAGGACCGCAACGAAGCGTCCTTGCTTCTCAACGTCACCACGGTCCTCAACGAGAACTTCACCGAACTGCTGACCATCCTTGGAAACTGGATGAACGAACGCTCGGAAGGTCTGGAGTTCCGGGTCAACCAAGACTTCCTGCTCGATCAGGCAGCCGCCCGCGAGTTCCGCGCCATCACGATGATGTATCAGGCCGGGCTCATTGGTATCGAGATCATCTACGAATACTTCCTCAAGGCGGATGTCATTCCTGAGTATGTGACTCTGGAAATGTTCACCAAGATGCTGGAAGATCAGGCTCAGTTCCCGAACAACCCAGACTTCGAAAGCCGCCAGCAAGGGTTCCCGGATGCCCGGACCCAGCGCGCCGACGAACTGGCTCGCGATCTGGACGACAACGAGACCGATCGCCTCGACACCGAATTGGAATCGGACGAAGCGATCGCCGAAGAGTCCCGCAAGTCAGCCGAGAAGGTTGCCAAGTCACAGCCCAAGATCGCGCCTGTCCCGGCGACTGCCAAGCAGGCAATGCAAAAAGACGCCCCAGCGGTGGCTCCGGCCCCAAAGCCACAGCCAAAGGCGTAATCGATGAGTAACCCGGACTACGACATCCACTTGGATCGAGATCAGTTCAATTCTTTGTTCGACGATGATGGAGAGTCCGGGTTCCCTTACGGGGAAGATTTGGATGACATTGAACGTGCTATAGCCGAGGAACTAGGTCCTTCAAAGCCTAGGAAGAAGAGAAAGAACCCTAAAAAGTAACTTTTTTATTCCATCACCGCCATTTTAGCTTGACAGTGCATGGAAAATCTCGTATCCTTGTCGGCACATTGGAATTGAACGCGATTACCGGGGTCCGGAACAACCGCTTCTTCCACTTCCCAAACAACTGGCTCCGGGGGAGCCTTCACCCAATCCCCCAAGGTTCGGAACAAGAAGTAACGCGCCGGTGCGCCGGCAGTCAGCCTTCTTGTTCTGGGAAATCCTCTGGAGGGTCCGGAGGTCGCGACGTGAGACGCGTTTATCTCCAGAACCCTCGGTGAGGATTTCTCAATGCCCATTATCAATTTCAATACCCTCGAAGAAGTTCCGGCGGAACTCCGCGAGTATGCCAAGGCCGACGAAGAGTCCGGTAAGTTCGGCGTCAACGTCGTCCCCAACCAGAAGCTCGTCGAGTTTCGTGAAAAGAATATCGACCTGAGCAAGCGGCTCGAAGCGGTCACTCCGACCCTCGCCCGAGTTCAGGAAATCGCCGGCGAAGACCTCGATGCCTTCGTCAACGACCTCAACGGTCTCCGTGACATCGCCCAGCGCGTGAAGGACGGGGAACTCAAGACTGACGACCAGATCGAATCTGCGGTTCAGGATCGCATCAAGGTTCTCCGGGACGGCTACGACGAAAACTCGAAGGCGCTCCGCAAGGAACTGACCGAATACCAACAGAAGGCCCAGACGCTCACCGAGCGACTGAACCGCACTGTTATCGACAAGGAAGTCACTGCGGCCGTCATCGTGCCGGAAAGCGGCGTCCAGCCTCAGGCTCTGCCGGACATTCTCCAGCGTGCCTACGGTCTTTTCAAGATCGAGGATGGGCAACTGGTTCCGAAGCGCGGCGAAAGCGTGATTTACGGCAGCGACGGCGCGAGCCCGATGAGCGTTTCCGAATGGCTCATCAAGCTCCGCGACGAAGCGCCCCACTACTTCAAGGGCAACAATGGCGGCGGTGCTGCTGGTGGTAAGGAAGAGAAGATTGGCGGCATGACCGCTGCTCAGATCGCCCAGCTTTCGCCCATGCAACGCCTTGAACTGGCGAACAAGACCGGCGGCAAAAACGGCCGTTAAGGTTAACGACTTCGGTCGGTCGTCAGTTCCCAAGAGATCACCCCGGCTTTGGTAGCCTGTCGGGGTTAGTCAATCAACCCCTCAGGCTACCGACGACCAACCACCACTCTCTAGGAGTTTTTCAATATGCTCACTCTGCACGAGGCATCCAAGCTCGTCGATGGTGATCTCAAGCGTCAGGCGATCATCGAGATGTTCGCTGGCTCGACCGATCTCATGGCCGCTCTGCCCCTCATGGACATTCCGGGTAACTCGTATAGCTACGCTCAGGAAGCGAAGCTGCCGAGCGTCGGGTTCCGTGGTTACAACCAAGGCTATGACGCGTCGATCGGCGTGATCAACCCGCAGTCCGAAACCCTCCGCATCGCCGGTGGTGAACTGGATGTCGATACCGCGCTCGTCAAGACGCACGGCATCGGTGTTCGCACCCGTCAGGAAGCGATGCAGGTCAAGGCAATGGGTGCCAAGATCACCGCAGCCTTCATCAACGGCGACTCCAGCGATGGCGTTTCGTTCGATGGTCTGCGTGCCCGCGTCAATGGCTACCAGCTTCTGGCTGCCGACGAAGACAGCCCGGCTGCAAACGGCCCGCTGAGCCTCGCAACGCTCGACGAAGCGATCGACCGTGTGGACAATCCGACCCACATCATCATGTCCAAGCGTATGCGCAACCTGCTCTCGCAGGCCGCAAAGGACAAGGATGTCGGCGGTGACCTCCAGTGGTCGAAGGACGACTTCGGCCGTCGCGTTGGCTTCTACAACGACTTGCCGATCCTCATCACTGAGGACGACGACAAGGGCGAGAAGATCATCGACTTCAACGAAGCCGGCCCGGCCGGCGGCGCGGTCAGCCAGTCCGTCTATGTCGTGAGCATGGGCGACGGCAAGATCGTCGGCCTCCAGAACGGCATCATGGATGTCCGCGATCTGGGCGAAATCGACGCAATGCCGGTTTACCGCACCCGCGTCGAGTGGCTGATTGCCATGGCCGTCATGCACGGCAAGGCAGTGGCCCGCATCTGGGGCATCACCAACGCGGCGATCGTTCGCTAAGTTGGTGAGGTGGGGGAGGTTTCGACCTCCCCACTGACCCTCCTCCACCAAACCTTCCTCAGGAGTCCATTACCATGGCAAAGCTCAAGTCCAACTTCAAGTATATGCTCGACGCTGCACCGTCGATCACTTTCCGCGACGGCTCGGCCGCTGCCCTCACGGCAGACGCCAACACCGCTGCGATCGTTCTCGATACCCTCGACGGCTACTGGAACACCAACAACGAACTGGCTGACAGCACGTTCGCTGTCGTGATCAACGTCAACCAACTCGACGAGACCACTGGCGACGAAACCTACGTCCTCAACCTCGTCGCCGGCCCGGTTGGCTTCGCCACCTCGACCGTCGTTGGCACCGTGACCGTCCGCGAAACCGGCCAGCACGTCATCCTCGTTGATGTCGATACCGTCCGCAAGTCGGTGGCGAATGCCGAAGCCCTCCGCATCGCGGTGGATGTGACTGGCACCACGCCGATCATCGATTTCACTGCCTTCATCGGCGGCGCGATCATCCGCTAAGTCTTAGAGGGCCGGGTAACACCGGCCCTTTTCGGCCCGACCCAGACTTAGGAGTCAATCATGAGCAACCCCAACGTCGTTACGGTTTACAGCCCCGAAGGTGAGCCGTTCGAAATGAGCCGCGTGAATGCGCGTGACCTTTGCAGCCATCGTGGCTGGTCAATGTCCCCGCTGACCGTTCCCCCGCTCAAGGCTGAGAAGCCGACCGAAATCAAGACCGAAACGCCGGTCGCAACCAAGGAAGAAACCCATGCCGAAGATGACCGCGAAGGAAGCGGGAAAACTGACGCCACCGGGGAAACCGAAGATGGCGAAGGCGAAGGGTCAGAAGGCAGCCCCGGCGGCGAAGCCTCGGAGCCGGAACAAGAAGATGTATTGACCGATACGGCCATCTTCACGACCGAAGAGCAGTTCGCTGAACTGACCGACCGTGAAGACGTGGTGGCCTATCTGGCAAAGCACTTCCCCGATTTCCGCCCGCACCACAAAGCAGGCCGTGACGGTCTCGTCGCCAAGGCAATCGAACTCGCAACCAGCGAGTAATCAACCCAACAAATACCGCTTCGGCGGCTCCGCGCTCGGCACAGGCAAGTCGCCTTGCCGGGCGCTTTTCATTTGAGGAATCCACATGGCACTCGTAGTTGAAGATGGCACCGGTGTGGTCACCGCAAATGCTTATGCCTCTGTCGAAGAGGTGGATGAAATTCTGGCTGTCAACATCCACTCGCAGTGGAGCCTAATCGTTGACGTGGAGACCAAGGAAAAGCTGATCCAGTGGTCCAGCCGCATCCTTGACGAACGCGTCAAATGGTTTGGGAAAAAGACACACGCAACCAGCGGCCGGGCTTGGCCCCGCCGGATGGTCAAAGACCGTGAAGGCATCCTGATCGAGGACAACGTTGTGCCGCTGGCTGTCAAGGTTGCCACGGCTGAGCTTGCCGATCACCTTCTGTCCGGCGACCCTGAGACCGCCAACACAGGATCGAACATCACAGCCCTGCAAGTCGATGTCGTCATGATCAAGTTCGACGCTCGTCTCGATGCTGAGCGGTTCCCGCCCAACCTTTCGAAAATCCTCTACGGCCTCGGCTTCATGTCGTTCGGCCGGGGCGGTCCCAAGAAGATCATCAAGCACTAAGCCATGGCACTGAACGACATCATCAAGCAACAGGTGACCAATGCGTTCACCAATATCCTAGCACCGGGTGGACTCACTGAGTCCATCACGATGAAGTATTTCGTGGCTGATGGTGTGTTCGACGTTGAAGAAGATACGGCAGAGCCGCAGTTCAACGACGTTCCCGGCGTCATCGCCCTTGTCGCCAAGCCGACATTCGACGACGTGAAAAACCACAAGGTCATCATGGCTGATATTAAGCTGGTGATCGCCGGTCCACTACTACCAGCGGAGCCGCAAGCAGACACCGACAAGGTGATCCGTGCGAACGGTGAGGAATGGGATGTCCGTAAGGTCGTCGGCGTTCCGGGCGGATCGGTGTGGCTGGTCTTCATCTATCGGACCTAAGATGGCCGGCGCACGTCTCGAAGGACGCCAGCAGGCCCACGCAGCCGCGCTGTCATCGATCGAAGCACTGGAACGGAAGTTCGCTCAGAACATCCAAAATCTGGTGGAAGAGATCGATCACCACATCAAGGCACTGACTCCGGTCAACACCGGTCAGGCAGTTCGCAACTATATCTGGTCGGTCAACGCACCAAACCCGGTGGTCCACCAAGCGATCAACAACGGGGAAACCGGACGGACCAACCAGATGGCGTTGGGCACTGAACCTCGGCGTGGTGTTAACGAAGCGGCTGCCGCTGACAGCATGACCACTTTAGGGCTGATGAACAACCCATTCGGGGTGATCTACCTGACCAACAATTCCCCCGACATTGTGGGACTTGAAATGGGCATCTTGCCGGGCCCGCCTTTCAAATCACGTTCTCCTCGCGGCATGTTTGGCGTCACGGAAGCCTACTTCAACGCGCTGGTCAAAGCACAAGGAATACTCAGGTGAGTAAAGAAGCAGAGCGGGTCTATCTGACCAACAAGATGAAGGCTCGGGCCGACGAACTGGGATTCCCTATTTCCTATCCCAACCACCAGTTCAACATCCCGGTCAATGAGACATATGGTGAGTTTCACATCATGTCCGGCCCCAAGCCCATCATCGTAGGCGGCGAGGGAAGCGGCCGGGTTCGGGTGCGCTACGTTGGTATGGTTCAACTGACCGTCTACGTCCCCAAGGATAAGGGAACCAAGAAAGCCGCACTTGCTCAGGATGTGTTCAAGGAAATCTTCCAGTTTAAGCTCGGGCGAGATGCTGAACAATCGAGCTACAAATTCGGTGTCCTCCAAGATTACAACCCTGAGACTACATCCGGATGGGAGTGTTATGTGGTTCGAGTGAGTTTCCACAGAGATTCAATCGAGACGGTCCAGATTAGCGAATAATTTAGGCAACACCGACATTATGACTGTGTGAGCGACATTCTCGCTTGACACGTTAACCATTTTCGTTTACCATTGGCGTCTTAATTCCGCCCCTTTGGATGGGGCTGCGTTTAGACGCATCACTCCACCATAACTGAGAAGGGCAATTCCAAAATGGCAAACAAGCTGCTCGCCGATAGCAACCGCGCATCGCTCCGCGAGATCATCGAATCCAACGTTGCTTGGGGCGAGACCCCGACTGCCGGCGTCACCCGCGCCCGTCGTTTCCGCACGTCCTCGATCACAGCCACCAAGGAGACCGTTGAGTCGGAAGAAATCCGCGACGACCGCATGATCTCCTCGGTCATCGAAACCGCCGCTATGTCCGGCGGCGAGATCGCTTGGGAGTTCGCAGCCGGCACGGTTGACCTCGACTTGCAGCGCGCCCTCATGGGTGCGTGGTCGCGCCCGATGGATTGGGACGTCTTCCGTGGTAAGACCGTTTCGGTTACCGCCAACAACAACGTCCGCATCAGCGGCACCGATGTTTCGTCCTACTTCACCGTCGGTCGCCGCATCCGCCTGAATGGCTTTGTCAACCCGGCAAACAACAACTACCTCCAGATCAGCGCTGTCGCTTTCGCTGGTGGTAACACCGACATCACGGTTGCTGGCACCACGCTGGTGGCCGAAGCCGGCACGGCTGTTACCAGTGTGGCTGACGCAAACGACGTTATCGTTCTGCGCTCGACTGGCATCCGCTTTGGTAACAGCGCCAACACCATCGACGGCAACGGCTCGAACCCGTTCGCTGCGGCTATCGCAGCGGGTCAGTTGAAGTCGGGTCAGCGCATCTTCGTCGAAGGTATCGGTTACGAGACCGGCACGATCACGGCTGATACTGTGCTTGCTGGCGATAGCGTCACCCTGACCGATGGTGTGGACACCGTGACCCTCGAAGCCGACCTCGACTTCGATGTCGGTGTCGATGACACCGCGACTGCGGCTAACCTCGCAGCAGCAATCAATGCTCTCCGCCCGACCGGTGCCCTCGCTGTTTCGGCGACCTCGGCTCTGGGTGTTGTGACCGTGACCAACCTCCGCAAGGATGGTGGTGTCCTGACCGAAGTCGATGCGACCCTCGCGGTTGTGGACTTTGCTGGTGGCTCGACCACAGCAGGTGGTTTCTACACCGTCGTGTCTCTGACCGATGACGCGATCGTCGTGGACCGTGCTGTGCCTGTTGTGGCTGCCGGCCGCCCGATCACCATCAAGGGCTCGATGCTCCGCAATCCGGGCAGCAGCGCTGAAATCACCCCACAGTCGGCAACCATCGAAACCGGCTTCCAAGACGTGAGTCAGTATTTCACCGTTGACGGCCTCCGTTGCGGCGGCGTCGAAATGGAAGTCGCGGCCGGCTCAATCGTCACCGGTCAGTCCACCTACATGGGCCGTGAAACCAAGCGTGCCTCGGTCGAGAAGCTTGCAGGCGCGAGCTACACGGTTCTGGAATCGCCCGCAACCGAAGTCGTCTCGGCGACTGCCAACGTTGGCTCGCTCAGCGTCAATGGCATCGAACAGGCAACCGCGATCTCGTCGATCCAGTTCTCGATCGAAGGCAACCTGCGTAACCAGCAGGCGGTCGGGTCGAAGTTCCCGGTCGGTATCGCTGCTGGTCGTCTCAACCTGACCGGCACGATCGAAGCCTACTTCGCCGACGGCGAAATGTATGACCGCTTCATCAACCACGAAACGGTCAGCCTCGCCTTCCCGATCATCGATCAGGACAAGAACACCTACTACTTCACCATCCCGGCATTCAAGGTCACCAGCGATCCGATCGCACCGGGCGGCCTCGATCAGGATGTCATGGAGTCGTTGGAGTTCAGCGCCTTCCGCGACGCGGCAACCGCCTGCATGGTGCAGATCGACCGCTTCTCGTCCACTGCTCCGATTACTGCACTGTAATCGTGAGCCCCGGCGGGTTCCCCCGACCCGCCGGCGCGATTTGAGGCAAGGACTTCGGTCCTTGTCCTCCGCCACCCCGGTTAGCCGGTAATAGTCCCCGGACACAGCCTAGGCTCTGTTCGGACGACGGGTGGAGTATCCAGTTCCCCGACACCGATTTCGCTGGCGAAACGGGGTGCAGCCTTGTCGGGAGGCTGCATCCCACCCTCCCGACAACCGACAAGGATTACCCCGATGAACCTCTACGAAGCATTTGAAACCAACCTCGACGACACCGCCAAGGAGTTCCCGCTCTCGGATACGGCGTCGATCACGCTGATGCCGATCGCTGGCGACAAGTCGCGCCGGGCTTTCGAGCGTATGATGGAACCCTACAGCGTCCGTCTCAACGCAGGTGGCAAGCTCACCGACGAAGAGAACAAGGCACTGAACGTCCGCTTCTACGCCGAGAACATCGTCAAGGGCTGGAAGGGCATCAAGGATCGTGAAGGCAACGAGATCGAGTTCAGCGCCGAAGCCGCTACCGCACTCTTCACGGATGACAAGCTGGCTTCCTTCTTCGCTCTGATCATCCGGATGGCCTCGAACGACGCTTCGTTCGAAGCCAAGAAAGCCGAAGCAGACGAGGGAAACTGATAGCCTACCTCAACTGGACGCAGCGTCCGACTTCTAAGAAGGCGGACTGGCTGCGCCAGATTGAGGCTGAGAAAGGCATCAAGATCAAAACCCTTGAGGACGAACCCGCCCTCTCTCCGCATCTCTACTGGATTTGGAAAGCCTTCACTGACCTCAATAGCCGGCGACCGGTTGCAGGTATGGGAGGCTTTCTACCCTTCTCCTACACAGAGATCGAAGCATACTGCCGGCTCAAAGGCATTTATTCCCTCGGCGAACGCGAGCGCTTGCTGCGTCTGCTTGAAGTCCTCGACCACGAGTGGATCAAGGCTTACGTCGAGCGTGAAGAAAAGAAGAACCCTTCTTCGAAAGGCACACCGCCACCCCCATCCCACTCGCCCCCTCGCGGCGGTGGACGAAAAGCACCCCCTCGAAAACAGGTAGCGTAGCCAATGGATACCCATGGCATGAAGTTTGTCGTTGACACGACTGGAGTCGCGAAAGGTTTTCGCGACTACAAGTCGGCTGTCGATGGCATCTTCGCTTCCCTGACTAAGTTCGAAGCCCACGTCGATAAGACGATGAAGGGGGTTGCCAAGGCTTCGTCTAACCCACAAGCACTAAACGCATTCAAGAAGGCCGTCAGCGCCTTCGCGAAGGTAGACATCGACACGTCGGCAGCCCGCAAGCTGTCGGCGCTGTCGGCTGCCATGCAGGGCTTCAAAGCCCCCTCTGCTTCCCAGACGGCAAACACCACAAAATTCTTCAAGGCTCTCTCGAATGGGATGCCTGACCTGACGAACGCATATCGTTCGATCAAGGCGATGAACGACATCAAGGCTGCTATGGCAGGGTTCAAAGCCCCGCCGGCTTCTGCGTCCAAGAACCTGCTTGCATTCGGACAGGCTATGGCTGCCGCCGCGCCCGGATTCTCGAAGCTCAAGAGCATTGCCGGTATCTCCGGGATCGCCAATGAATTGGCCTCGATCTCGATCGCCATGTCGCGTCTCAAAGCACCCACTGCCAGCCAAGTTTCCAACATCGGAAACTTGGCCGTTGCGTTGCGTTCTTTCCGGATGGGCAACCTCGGAAACGGGCAAGTGCTGTTCAACGCACTGGATGCCATCTCGAAGTTCAAGGCACCTTCGGCTGCTCAAAGCAAGAACCTCCAAGCGTTTGTCACGGCTCTAGGGAACTTGAAGGTTCCGGCGAACGCTGACGCCCTCGCCGCTGCTCTCACCAAGATCGCAAACGCAGCAACCGGAGCGAGCGGCGCATTGTCGCGCCTGCGTGGTCAGGTCGGTCCTCTCGGAGGTCAGCTAGGTAATCTAGGCGGTCAAGCGCGTGGCGCTTCGCTCCAGATGATGGGCCTCCAGAACGCCTTTTCCGGCACGTTCCAAGTTGGTTCTGTGCTGCGCTCGCTGCTGGGTTCGCTCACCATCGCAGAGCTTGGTCGTAGCTACTTCGAAGCAACCAACGGGGCTCTTGCGTTCCAAGCACAGATGAGTGTCATCAGCAAGGAAGCTGGTTTCGCTAACGCTCAGCTTACCTATGTCAACGAGACTGCCAACAAGTTCGGGATCGACTCGCTGGCGGCCGCACAAGGCTTTGCCAAGGTCTCTATCGCAGCCCACAAGTCGGGCCTGTCGGTTATGGACACGCGTCACGTCTTCGAAGGCTTCTCGACTTCCATGGCCGTTCTGGGAACGACCACAGCAGGCCAGCAGGATGTCTGGCTCGCCCTGCAACAGGTCATGAACAAGGGCTACCTGTCGGCCGAAGAACTCAACCAGCAGCTTAACGAAAAGCTGCCGGGTGCGATGGCTTACGCCACCGAATATGCAAACAGCCTCGGCCTGTCGCTCGAAAAGGGTTTGAAGACTAAGGCTCTGGATGCTGCCGGTGTTCTGGCTCACATCTCCAAGCGAATGAAGGAAGACTTCGGCCCGGCTGTCGAAGAAGCATTGAAGCGCCCTCAGAATCAGATGACGATTCTGCGGAACAACTTCCGCACCTTGTTCCAAGCCATTGGTGAAGCAGGCGGCAACGAGGCATTCGCAAGCCTGCTTAGCAACATCAACGACAAGATGACTCCAGAAGCCATCCAGCGTTATGCGCAAGCCCTTGCTGTTGGGCTCAAGCGGGCTGTGGATAGCGTCTCGGCGGCGTTCAACTGGCTTTATGAAAACTGGGATTCGATCAAAGGACCGCTGGCAACTACGCTGAGCCTGATCGGCAAGTTCATGATCGTGTCCTCGGCTCTTCAAATCGGTAACTTCATCGTAGCTCCGATGATCGCAGCAGGGCGAGCAGCACTTTTCGCTGCCCCGTTGATCATGCAGTTGGTCTACGCGAGCCGGGCTCTGGCAGCTACGAACCTTGCCGCTTATTATGCTCAACTCGCCCTGATCACCAACCCTCGCGTCGTTGCTGGCGTGCAAGCACTGTCTGTTGCGATGGGGCGTCTCGGTGCAACTCGGATCGGGGCAGCCGCACTGAGCGGACTGGCCCGTGTTCCCGGATTGGCTCGTGCTGCCACCGTGGCTACCACAGGACTGGCAGCCGCTATCGGCGTCGGTCTGTCCGCCGCGTGGGGAATTGCTACCCAAGCCGCCGAGGATTCCACCGGTAAGACCATTCAGATCAACTACACTGCCGGTGAGATCATCTCGGGCATCTGGCAGACCATGACTGAGTGGATCAGCGAGAAGTGGGACATCGCGATGACCTACGTCGATGCGGCTGCTAAGTGGCTGGGCGACCAGTTGGCGTTCAAGGTCGAAGGCATCGGCTCGATGTTCGCAAAGCTTGGCTTCGGCATTTACTATGCACTGACCAAGGCACTTGAAGGTGTCATGCGGGCCGCTATCGGCTTTGCGGCCGGTATGTATCGCACTATCTCCAGCATTGGTGGGGCGCTTTCCGACCTCTTAGATGGTAACTTCTCAGGAGCAGCGGCGAAAGCTAAGGGCGCTGTTCTGGGTGAAGACATGATGGCCGGCTTCAAGGGTGCATTCGGTGGAATGCAGTTGGGCGGCGCTGACTTTGAGGCTCAGTATGCTAAGGTCGGGCGCGGCGCTGGTGTCGTCGCTGATTGGATGAACAGCATGGGAGCTAAGGGCCGTGGCCCAGCAGCCCCGGCTAAGCCGACTCGTGCTGAAATGGATGCTGCCCAGATCGCGGCAATGCTGGGTCAACCACAGGCAACCGTCCCGGAAGAAGGTAAGGGCGGCGGCAGCGGCGGTAAGAAGGGTGGCGCGGCAGGCGACTTCGAACGAGACGCTAAGCGCGTTGAAGGCGCTGTTGACAGCCTCATGCAGAAGCTCCTCGAAAACGACCCGATCAAGGAGCTTAATCAGGAATATATTGAAACCCTGACGAAGCAGGCTCACACCCTGTTGAATGCTGATGGTTACAAGCAGTTCATTACGACACTCAAGTCTGAAAGCCAGCAAGGAAAGCTGTCTGTTGAGTCGTTAATCAGCGCCATGAGCGATCCAAAGAACTTGGATTCCAAGGCGATCGAAGACCTTGCGGCTCGCTATGACGTTAGTGTTTCGCAGATCATCAGCCTTGCCCGCGAACAACAGACCGCGTTTGAGGAAATGAAAAAAGAAGCTGTCATCAAGCAGCTTGATAAAGATTTCCGGGGCCTTGCCAAGGGCATGGAACTGGTAGGGGATTCTGTGCCTGAAATCGCCGAGATGAAGGCGAACATTGATGACCTCACTGGCCTCGCCCGTCTTATCATGCCGGCCGATGAAGGTTTTGCCAAGTTCCTTACAGACGTGCGGACCGGGGCGATCTCGGCTGCCGACGCATTGGCGAAGCTGCGTGCGATCATGGCTGATCCGGCTCAGATGTCGGCTGAGGCTCGTCAGTTCTTGGCAAACTCGCCGACCAGTGGGGACGAGATCGCAGACGCCACAGCACGGAAGCTTGAAGCTTCTAAGGACGCAACCCGCGAAGCCAAGCTCGATCTTGAGTTTGGTGGCCGTCTGCTATCGCAGCGGAGCAATGAAATCAAGCTTCTGCAAATGTCTTCGCAGGAAGCAGAAGTTTACACCACCGTTATGGAGGAAGTGAACCGGGTCCGTGCCAAGGGTGTGATCGTCTCGCAGGAGCAGATCAACGGCTTGATGGGAGAAGTGCGGGCCCAGCAGCAGCTTGCGAATCAGATGCAGCGGAACAAGGAGTTCTTCGAGAACAACGGCGTTCGCGGCTACATCAACGACATCAAGAGTGTCGGTGAGTCGATCAACGAACTGGATAAGAACGTCCTCCAGTCTCTGGAAGACCAATTGTTCAGTCTCGGGACCACCGGTAAGTTCAGCTTCCAAGCGATCTTCGACACCCTGCAACAGGGCTTGATCCGTTTCGCTTCGCAGAACATCCTCAAGGAAGGTCTGGGTAAGCTCTTCGGTGGTGAACTGGAAGGTGGAACGCCGAGTCTTCTGGGCGGGCTGTTCAAGGCTTTCGGGATCGAACATGCGGCAGGAACGACGAACCCTCTGGGATCATCGTTTACGAATCCGATGCACGTTGTCATCGATCCAACAACCGGAAACTTACTCTCCGGACTGGGAACAGTCAAGGTAGGGGAAGGGACTCCTGAGGAGCTAGTCGGGGCCGCTACGGATACCTTGACGAATGGTCTCCGGGAAGCTGGTAACCTCCTCAAGCTCGACCTTTCACAGGCTGGTAAGGGCCTTGCAGGGGCTCTCTCGCAGTTCATGAGCGGTATGGCTGGCGGCGGCGGCGGCGGCGGCGGCCTGTTAGGCGGCTTGCTTAACCTCGGCATGGGTCTTCTAGGCGGCGGCGCTGGTGGCATCACCGGTAGTGTGGTCTCCAGCCTGTCGGGCAGCGCGGCGGCTACGATCGCGGCAAATCCGGGCATCTTCAAGGAAGGTGGTTTCCCCGGCTCCCCGGTGGCACGCACTTCGGTTCATCCGTCGGCGTTCACGAATGCTCCGCACTATGCGGAAGGCACTCCGAATACCAGCGGTGGTCACCCAGCCATCCTGCATGACAACGAAGCGGTGATCCCGCTCAGCCGTGGCCGCAAGGTTGCTGTTGAGATGAACGGGGGAAGCCGTGGGCAGACGATCAACAACAACTTCATGATCTCTAGCCCCGATGCGAACTCGTTCCGCAAGAGCGAAACACAGATCGCGACCAAGATGCACATGCAGGCAGGTCGAGCCTTCCGCCGCAACCACGGCTAATTTTCCCTTGACAGTCACCGCTATTTTGAATAGACGGTGACTGTCAGAAGGACCCCCTATGGAAATTGCAAACTTTCACGATGTCCGCTTCCCGGAGGACATTAGCTATGGCTCGTCTGGTGGGCCGGGCTTCAACACCAGCGTCATCGATCTGGCATCCGGCCACGAACAGCGGAACATCAACTGGTCGTTGGCGCGGGCCAAATACGACGCTTCCTACGGTGTCAAGACCCGAGAGCAAATGGAGGAAGTCCTTGACTTCTTCTACGCTCGGCGCGGTAAGGCATTCGGTTTCCGCTTCAAGGATTGGATGGACTTCGTTCTTGAGCGTCAATCGATCGGCGCCGCTGGCGGGACCAACACCTTGCAAGTGTTCAAGCGCTATGAACCCCTGACCAGCTACTTCTACGACCGTCCGATCTTGAAGATCGTGCCGGGAACCGTTCAGGTCTGGACGAATGGAGTCGAACGCTCACCCCTGTTGGTCAACACGGGCACCGGTCTTGTAAACACGACCGGATATGCGGGCCAGACTATCGAAGTGGCTTGCGAGTTCGATGTCCCGGTCCGCTTTGACACCGACGAAATCAACATCACCCACGACGACTGGGAACTGATGTCGTGGCCCTCCATCCCCCTCATCGAACTGCGTCCGCGATAAGCCATGAAGTCTATCAGCATTGAACTTTCAAACCATCTGGATGGCGAGGTCACCACCTTGGCGTCATGCTGGCGCGTTGTTCGGCGCGACGGCCGGGAGTTCTTCTTCACCGATCACGACCAAGACATCGTTTTCGAAGGAGACACCTACGAAGCGGAATCGAGCTACGACCGGACGGCCGTAGCAAACGGCTCAGACATGAGCGTCGATAACATGGATGTTTCCGGTATTCTCGATTCCGAGAAGATCAGTGAAGAGGACATGCGAAACGGTTTGTTCAATCGGGCCGATGTCTATATCTTCATCGTCAACTGGCAACACCCAGAATATGGGCCGCTCAAGGTCCGGCGTGGTTGGTTTGGTGAGGTCACAATCACTGACACCGGGATGTTCACGACTGAAATTCGCGGCCTTGCTCAAGCGCTTTCGCACAACTTCATTGAGGTCTATGCGGCGGAGTGTCGGGCTGACTTTGGTGATTTCCGCTGCAAGCTGAATATCGCTGATTACGAAATCCCGACCACTGTTTTGGTAGCATTTCAACGCGACTCTTTCGTCCTCCCCGTCGATTTTGTCCCACCGTCGCAGGGCCTCGCGCCGGGCACTGTCCGCTTCGTTGACGGCCCGAACGCCGGCCGAACGGTCGAGATTACCGGATACAACCCCACAACGCGAACGGTCGAACTGTTTGAAAGCGTGGGCTACGAAATCACCACCGGGACTCAGATCGTTGTTGCCCCCGGATGCGACGGTTCGCTTGAGCGGTGCAAGCTCTACAACAATGTCATCAACCGCCGTGCCGAGGATTACGTTCCCGGAAACGACGAACTCATGAAGTATCCCGATGCCCAACAGTGATGACTTCATCGCAGCAGCCCGTTCTTATATGGGGGTGCGTTGGCGGCATCAGGGACGCAACCGGCTAGGGGTTGATTGTGTCGGCCTCGTGCTTTGCAGCCTGTCTGATATTGGTATCCCCGCACCGGACATGCAAGGCTACCGACGGACGCCTGACCCGATCTTCGTCGAACACATTCGAAACAATTCGCTACCAGCCGAAGGCACACAGCCGGGAACCCTCGGAATTTTCCGAGACGGAACCCAGCCATGTCACGTAGGTATCTTTGCAACTATGCATGGACAAACTTCCTTGATCCACGCCTACGCAGGCACAGGGATCGTCATGGAAGAAGTCTTCATCCACGATTGGCCGAAAAAGCTAGTCGAGGTCCGCGCATTCAAGGGACTTGAATACATCTAATGGGACAACTCGCGACCACCATCGTCGGCGGCGTCGTCGGCTTCGCGATCGGCGGGCCCTTCGGGGCTCAGGTCGGGATGATGCTTGGCGGCATGATCGGTGCCACGCTGTTTGGTCCGACCGTTCACGGCCCGCGTCTGAATGATCTCAAGGTCACAGCCTCGACCTACGGTGTTGCGATCCCTGAAATTTACGGGACCGTCCGGGTGGGTGGAAACATGATCTGGACCAGCGGCATTAAGGAGACCAAGAAGTCTTCACGCCCCGGTAAAGGCGGCCCGAAGCAAACGACCTATTCCTACGACGCCACTTTTGCTATGGCGTTGTGTAAGGGAGAGGTCGAAGAAATTCTTCGCATCTGGGCCGATAGCAAAATCATCTACGATAAGACTGGTGGAACGACTCGGGCACCGGCCCCCGCCGGCAGCGACGGCGTTTTCCAAACCTTGTTCTTGGAAATTCTTACCACCAAGAAGAAGAAGAAGACAATCAATGTCAGGCTTTATCGAGGCGACGAAAACCAACTCCCGGACTCTCTGATCGAAGCAGATAAGGGAGTGGGGAACGTTTCGGCTCACCGTGGGCTTTCTTATGTTGTGTTCGAGCGGTTGCAGTTGGAGAACTTCGGTAACCGCATCCCTCAAATGACCTTCGAAGTCACCAAGGCCCGGACCCGTGGTCTGGCGGCCTTACCCGTGCGTGACCGTAGTGGGGTCATCGAGAACACAGCGAACCGAGACTGGCTACCTGACTTCGCGTCGGGCCGGTTGCTCAGCTTTGATCGCAGTGGCGACGGCACCAAACTCTACAATATGGCGGACAACACGCTGATTGCAGAGGACGAGACCATGAATTTTGATCTGACCGATAAGTCCTACAGTCTTATCGAAGGTCAGAACGCCTTACTGGTTGCCAATTTCCCAGCCGGCGTCGGTTTTTCCTACTACAACACCGGTATTCTGACCAAGATCAACGAATACAACACGGCCAGCGGGACAACCAACATCTGGGACCCGGTGGCTAAGGAAATCACACTAGCTACAAACGGAAAGATCGGACACGGACGGTTTGTCTCGGGTGTTTCAGGCAGCGTGCATGTCGTCCATACCGATGTGACCGGCACAACCTTCTTGATGGACAGTGAAGGGCGTCTCCTTAATGAGTTCGATGCCCCTTTCCAACCTGATGTTTTCCTAGAAGGACGACGCGACGCGTCAAACTCCCAGATCATCGGGTGGCGGTTTGCCAATGATCAACTCGAAATGTTCGAGGTCAAGACCGATTCGTCGGCGATCTATACGACGATCTTGGAAGCTGGCACTGAGACGTGGGTTCCCCAAACTGACTTCGCAGTGAGAAGCATCAACCTTAAACCATACCCGGCTGAGAAATTCCAACCACTGGCTCTGGTTTATGACCCAACAGACGACCATTTCTTCTGTCTTGGTGTTGATCCAGATAAATACAATGACATCGACTCCTTCGGTAACGGGGGCGGAGTCATCGTATTCAAATACTCCTTGGAGACCAATTCCTACAAGTTCTTGGTGAAGCACGGCGGGACTCCCGTCCCTCGTGGTCTGACGCAAAACATGCGCGCCTCGCGTCTCGCTGGGGGCACGTTCGGGTGGATAGGTAAGCCAGCCGTCGGCGATCCAACGGTCAACCAAGTAAGCCTGCAAAATGGTAGTCTGGAAAACCTATTCGAAGCACAGGACGATTTCGGGTCTGGGCTCACAGGAGTCGGGGATCAGTATTGGGACGACGAGACGGACAGCATCTTCGCTGATCGTATCGTGGCCGGTGTAACTAACAGCTATCGCCTGCGAGTCAGCGATAGCATAGCACAGGTAACGGTTCCGGCGATCGTTGAGGACATCTGCGTCCGGAGCGGCATCTTGGCGCTGGAAGACATCGACATCACAGAGTTGGATGCGTCACCACTGGTGGGTTACTCCCTCGACCGAATGACAACTGCTCGGGATGCCTTGAAGCAGATGGCTACGGCGTTCCTCTTCGATGGCTATGAGAGCGATTACAAGCTCAAGTTCCGCTCGCGTGGTGGTGACACGATCGTCAACATCCCGGAAGACTGGATGGCCCGTGAAGGGGAAGATGGTGTCATCAAAGAGACCATCACGCAAGAGCTTGAGATGCCGGTCCGGATCAGCGTCAACTATTACGACATTGCCCGAGACCACCAGCAGAATAGCCAGACGGCGAAGCGCAAGGTTGCCCCCTATCCGACCATGTGGACGGCCAAGGAAGACCTCATCGACCTGCCCATCACATGGGACGCGGACTCGGCCAAGCAGTGTGCGGACAAGCTGCTCAAGATGGCATGGGCAAACCGTGTCGGACACCAGTTCAACTTACCGTGGCGTTATCTGAAATACGATCCGACGGATGTCATCACCATCACGATGGAAAATGAGACGACCTACAACCTGCGCCTCACCGAAGCGAACATTGGGTCCAACTTCTCGATCGAAGCACAGGCGGTTAGCGAAGTCGCGACCGCTTATGTCTCGACCGCGACTGGTGCCCAAGCGCCGGCTCCCATCCAGACAGTTGAGGGTGATGGGACTGCCTTCCCGATCATCATGAATACGCCGTTGCTGCGTGATGTGGATTACGACACCACCGGCTCTTCGATCTGCTATTTCTCGGCAGGGACCAACGAGATCAGCTTCAACGGAGCGGCGGTCTACATTGATGATGGTAGCGACTATCAGGCCGTGGGTGTCATCGATAACCAAACGACTACGGGATACGCTATTGATGCGCTCCCGAATACGAACAGCTACGAAGCCACTGACGAGACTACAGTCATTCGGGTGCGTTTGTCTGATCCAAGCATGGAGCTTGAATCGGTCACACAAGACGACATCCTGAACTTCGAAGCCAACTCGGCTTTGATCGGAAACGAGATCATCCAGTTCCGTGACGCAACCCTACTACCGACCGGTGAGTGGGCTCTGTCTGGTATTCTCCGCGCCCGGCGGGGCACGAACTATGCTGTGAAGGGACACCAACGAGGCGAGAACTTCCTGCTGGTCAACAGCCTCTCGACTGGTAAATTCTCCCGCCCGCCTGAGAGCTACGTCACTACCCGGTTGTTCAAGGCAGCCCCCCTGTCGGTCCCTCTGTCCGATGTGGTTCCGATTTCCGTGGACCTTATCCCGCGTGACCTTATGCCATACACCCCTGAGGCTGTTAAGGTGACCGACGACGCGACTGATGTAGTCATAAGCGCCGAACGTCGTTCGCGTGTCACAGCGTCTCTCAGAGACGGTGTAAGCACCATTCACTACAAGGAAGGGGATATGCTCAGCGCCCGGATCGAGACCAAGGTCTGGTTCGGAAAAGGATTGGCCGATGTCAACTCCGTCGGCGCGGCTGACCTGACACTGACGAGCTACCTCTTTGACGCGGCTGGGGTGGACATTCCGGTGGAAGCTACATTCCCTGTCGCTTCCATGGGAGCAGAAGATACGGTCCTGATCCAACTCGCTGAGATTGGCGAAGTGACGGGAACGCCCAAGTGGGTTCAAGCCACTCGCTACGGAACCGGACTGTGGGACCTTCTCGAATTGTATTGACAACCACCGCCATTTTCCCTATACACTCTCCTCATTTAGGATAGCCGATGCCCAACACACCGCTCCTCAATATCCCGCAGGTTTCAGGCTCCCAGAACAACAAAGAAATCACGATTAACGATGCCGTTCTCGCGTTGGAAAACGCGATGAGCGCGAACCTCGTGGTTTCCTTGGCGAGCAGCAGCGACGTTACGCTGACCCAAACCCAAGCTACCCGTAACTTCATCTACACCGCCACTGGCGCAACAGTGGCAAGCATTCTGCGCTTCCCGAACACAATCGGTGCGGTCAACTTCAATCGGGTCATCTGTGTCCGCAACACCAGTGGAGCCCTGCTGACTGTGCAATTCGCAACCGGTGCCGGAGCCTCTGTCGAAATCCCAGACGGACAGGCTCGATTGATTCTGGCTATCAACGGGCTGGACATGATTGCGGTTTCCGCTCCTTAATATCAGATAGTCAAAACTCATGGGTCAACTTGTTACCACCATCGTCGGCGGCGTCATCGGCTTCCTTATCGGGGGACCGATGGGTGCGTCTATTGGTATGGCGCTGGGTGGAATGGTTGGTGCTACGCTGTTTGGTCCTACGATCAAGGGCCCGCGTCTCAATGACCTCAAGGTTTCTTCCTCGACCTACGGGATTGCGATCCCTGAAATCTACGGCACTGTCCGTCTCAGCACGAACCTGATCTGGACAACCGGGATCAAGGAAACCAAGAAGACGCGCCGCGCCGGCAAGGGCGGTCCCAAGGTCGAGACTTATTCCTACGATGCATCGTTTGCTTTGGGCCTTTGCAAGGGCCCGATCCGTGAGATTCTTCGCATCTGGGCGGACAGTAAACTAATTTACGATGTCAGCAACAACGGAACCCGTAACCCGCTGAACGCGGGTCAATCCGGTATTCTGGCCCCGGTCCTGCTGTCGTTCAGAACGGGAGGAACCAAGAAAAAGCGGGTAAACCTGCGTATCTATCTGGGGAACGAGGAGCAGCTACCGGATTCGCTTATTGAAGCAGATAAGGGCGTCGGGAATGTCTCGGCTCACCGGGGCTTGGCCTATGTGGTATTCGAACGCCTCCAGCTTGAAGACTTCGGGAATCGCATCCCTCAGTTCACCATGGAAGTTACCAAAGCACCGGCCGAAGCCTTCCCCTCGGTGGAGCAAAAAGAAGGACCGGCAGGCACTGTTGCACAACCGGATGCTAGAAACTGGTTCCCTGATTGGGAAAACGGCAAGGTTTACTCCAGCATTATTTCTAACGACGCGGAGGATGCTTACACGGAAGTGTTCGACCTCAATACTATGCAGAACATGCAGCGTTGGGATCGATCGAATATGTGGTTCACTGGTCGATATGGTTTCGCGCCATGGGCTGGTATATTTATGCAAGACGATGGCGGGGGTAACTCCAGACCACTAGGGGTCTACAGTCTCAGCACTGGGGCTCGTATCGGCTTGTATGGTCAAAGTTCGCGCTCCCTGTCAGGTTACTATGTAGAATCGGGCCCTGCCCGAGGTGCTTTGGCTGTGGCGGCCAATTTTGGTAACCAAGCCACAGTGACACTGGATGGCAAGTATATCATGCTGGCCGGCTGGACCCGAGATAATTGGATTCTGACCAGAGGCGGAACACCGGTCGGATGGTATGAAGGCGCTTGGTCGCCTTTCCACCTGATGCCCGCTCTTGGGTCGGTGTGGGGATGGCGTAGCGGCAACAGCGGGTTGCAGATTGCGGACTTCATCAGCGGCGGAATAGGACAATACTCGCTTGCTCCGCCCGACTCAAACGGAAACGTCTTTTGGAGACAGGGCGGTAGCCTTGCCTTCGACACCACTCTGCGCCCACTACCCGGTGAGACTTATGTTCCATCGATATGCCTGTTCGATCCCTCGGACGGTCATTTCTTTAGTATTGGGCGATCGAACAACGGCTCCAGATCAATCCCGGTGGCTTTCAAATACAGCCCAATAACTGGGCTGTATAAATTCATCAATGCCGATCCAGAAATTCTGGTTCCAAATGGACCCATGCAATGGTCGCGCCTAAACGGAGGGACTTTCGGTTATATTGCCGACTCCTTAAATCGAAACGTCAAAGTAAACTTACAGCAAATCAACTTACAGAACGGGGAAATCGTAAGAGATTCGCGCTACGGAAGCACTTGGGGTGGCCCTATCTATGTAAGAGCGGACCAGCACTGGGATGATGTGAGTTCCAGTATTATTACAACCACCAAAGATACCTTCCGTCGCATCTGGTTCAACAGCAACGCTAAGGCAGTTCGTCTGTCTGATGTTGTGCGCGATATTGCTACAAAATCCAATGTCCTGACTGTCGATGAACTCGATACCACGAATTTATTCGATCAAGAGATTATTGGTTTCTCTATCGATAGGCAGTCGTCTGCGATGGATGCACTAAAGCTCCTAGCAACCGGATATATGTTTGACGCCTACGAGAGCGATTACAAGCTCAAGTTCCGGACGCGTGGGCGAGATTCGGAGGTGGTAATCCCGCAAGACTGGATCGCCCGGTCTTCCGATGAGTTTATCAAAGAGAACATTGTCCAAGAGCTTGAGATGCCTCTCAAGGTCACGGTGAACTACTATGACACAGCGCGTGATCACCAGCAAGGCTCGCAGTCGTCGCGCCGCAACGCCGGGCCTTTCCCGACCATGTGGACGGCCAAGGAAGATATTATCGATCTCCCGTTGGTCTGGACACCGGACATGGCTAAGCAATCAGCAGACAAGCTGCTCAAGATGGCGTGGGCAAATCGTGTCGGCCTGCAATTCACTCTACCTTGGCGCTACCTGAAATACGAACCGTCGGACATTATCACGCTCACCACTGATACAGCGACCTATTTCACGCGCCTAACTGAGACCACGATCGGGCAAGATTTCTCGATCGAGGCTTCCGGGGTGACTGATAAAGCCAGTGCCTATGTATCGACCAAGGTCGGTAGTCGAGTGGATTCGCCGGAGCAGATTATCGAAGAAGGCTACCCAGCTTTCCCGATCGTGATCAACACCCCGTTGTTACGCGATGAAGACTATGACACCAGCGGAGCCTCTATTTGTTTCGTATCCGCCGGCACGAATGCCTTCACGTTCAGTGGAGCAGCTATCTATGTTTACGACGGAATTGAAGACCAACGGATCGGCTTTATTGGTGCTGACACCGTGCGTGGAAGAGTTATCAACGAACTTCCATATACGACCGCATACGAATCTACCGACGAAACCACTGTGCTAAAAGTTGTCCTGAACAACCCCAACGACGAGCTTGAGTCAGTGACCCAACTCGATATGCTTAACTTCGACATGAACGCAGCTTTGGTGGGTGAGGAAGTTATCCAATTCCGGGATGCTGTGCAGCAACCCGACGGTGAGTGGTGGCTGACTGGTCTCCGCCGGGCCCGGCGCGGAACCAACTATGCGTTACGGAACCACCAGCCGAACGAACTCTTCCTGCTGCTGGAACCTGAGGCGGTTACATCGTTCCCACGCCCGCCTGAGGCTTATGTGACAACAACCGAGTTCTTGGCGGTCACACCGGGGCAGTTAATCACAGATGCAATCCCGGTTCTGGCGTCGCTCCAGCCCCGCGATCTCATGCCTTACACCCCTGAGGACATCAAGATCGACGACGACGGATCGGATGTGACCATTACGGTCCAGCGCCGATCGCGTATCATCGCCCCACTCCGTGACGGAATCAGTAACATCCACTTCAAGGAAGGCGCGAAACAGACATCCAAGATCGCATGTCAGATTTGGCCGGGACGTGGCTTTGAGGTGGTAGATACAGCGCTACCGCCAACCTTGGTTGAGAATGTTTCGATCTTCGATGCTAATGGACAGGACCTACCATTAGAGATCATCTTCCCGCTTTCTACCTTAGGCGCATCAACCGTCTTCCTAGCCCGGATCACAGAGCAGGGCGTGGTCGATGGTATTGCCAAGTGGATCAAGTTTGAACGGGTGGGCGCGGGACGTTGGAACCAGACCGAATTTTATTGACAACCACTGCCATTTTAGCTATACACTGGCACCCGCATAGAGAGACTTAATGCCAACCACCCCCATCCTCGGTATCACGCAGGTCTCGACTTCCCAAAACGGAAAAGAGACCACGATCAACGACGCCATCGTGGCGTTGGAAAACGCGACCAACGCAAAGTTGGCCGTGTCGATGGCGGCTGGTAACGTCACGCTCAGCGTCCCGGAAGCAACACGTAACTTCATTTTCACTGCTGCGGGCGCGACGGCGGCTCGCGAACTGATCTTCCCGACCGAAGTAAACGGGAACCCCTACGACCGAGTCATCGTGGTTCGCAACCTGAGTGGACACGGGCTGACGGTTCGGTTTGCTTCCGGCGGCGGTGATACAGTCACGATCCCCAATGGTGAATCGCGCTTGATCAGCGCCGCCGACGGCCTTGACATGAGCGTCGCGGCTGAGCCTCCGAGCGTCATCACGTTCCTGTCGTTGACAGATGCACCAGAGACCTACACCGGCCAGACCGGAAAGTTCCTGTCGGTCAACGACACCGAGACTGCACTGGAGTTCACAGATGCGGCGGTGTTCCCGACTCTTGTCGGTAACGCAAACCGATTCTTGCGGGTTAACGCAGGGGCAACCGGTGTTGAGTGGGCCGTCGTCGATTTCGCAGGCACCTTCACCGAACTGACTGATACCCCAGCGAGCTATGCTGGTCAGGGTGGAAAACTGGTTAGGGTTAATGACCTCGCAACCGGTCTGGAGTTTGTTGATGCAACCGATGCGGAAGCGGTAAACTTCCAACTCGCCAGCCGCTGGCGTCTGCTCTTGCTTGAGCCGGGTATCTGGCCTGAAAACCCTCCGGGTGTTGGGCCGGGCGATCCTGAGTTCATCGAGCAGACCGATCAGGTAGGTTTCGGAGAGATTGAGTTTCTGGACCAAGACGACGTTGATCTGACCGGCGGCGGGACTGCATCAGCTTCCAACTTCTTGACCGGCAACGAACCGAGTCGGGCATTCAACAACCTCACCACACCTGCGGACGGGTGGCTGACGGAAGAAACCTTTGTCGGCGCGGTCTGGATCGAATATGACTTCGGGGCTCCGGTATCCCCGCGTCGCGTGCGGCTGTCTTCGATCAACACGTTCCCACAATATGGGCCTTCTCGTTTCCTGATTCAGTATTGGGACGGAAGCGCTTGGATCAGCTTGGGCGACCGCTCACCAGCGCCTTGGGCAACGACCACAACGCAGACTTTCAAGATCAACGGCATCCCGCTCGATGTTCTTGAAGAAGCACCTGCGAATGGTTCGCTGTATGGGCGTAAAGATGGGGAGTGGTTCAAGATCAACTCGGAAGTCGTGTCGGACAACACGACTACCAGTAATCTGGATGCGACCCAGACTTTCCAATACCGTCGTTACATCAACGCAGGCACCAAAATCCTCAACATCCGGGCCAACGTCGATCACCCGATGCCGGCCGATGGTGAGTGGTATATCTACAATGCCAACGGAGCCGCACTGACTATCACACCCGCTGTGGGTGTGACTGTCAATGCACCGGCCGAAGGATCGCTGATTGTCCCGCTAAACGGAACGGTGCGGATCAAGCGGATCGCCGTGGATGTTTACGATGTGTTCGGCGACACCGTATCGTCGGGAGCAATTGGTGGTGAGGAAATCCCCAGCATCATTGGGAATGCCTCCAAAATCCTTGCCGTAAAGTCGGACGCGAGCGGACTGGAGTGGATCGCACAAGCAGTCCCATACTCCGATGAGAACGCCCGCGACGCGATCGCCGCCGCGCTGGTGGCCGGCACCAACGTTACGATCACCAACAACGACGCTGCCAACACGATCACGATCTCGGCTGCCTCGATCGGCCTAAACGCTGAGGAAGTCCGAGACACTATCGGAGCAGCCCTTCGCGCCGGGACGAATATGTCTTGGTCGATCAACGACACCGGCGACACGATCACGGTCTCTACCAGTGCCTTGGATGCCGAAGGTGTCCGGGACACAATCGGTGCTGCCTTGGTGGCTGGTGCCAATATCGCAATCAGCGTCAACGATACCGCCAACACAATCGCGGTGGCGGCGACCATGGATCAGGAAGTGATCCGGGACACTATCGCTGATGCCTTGGTGGCTGGCTCCAACATCATCATCACCCATGATGATGTCGCTAACACGATCACCATCGATTCGCTCGGTGGTGGTGGCGGCGGCGGTCTGGATGCGGAAGCTGTTCGCGATGTGGTTGGAGCGGCTTTGGTGGCTGGCTCGAACATCACAATCAACGTGAACGACGCGGCCGACACCATCACGATCGACTCGGCGACCGACCCTGAGGTTGTTCGCGACACGATCGCGTCCGCACTGGTCGCAGGCTCCAACGTCACGATCACGAACAACGACGGGGCCAACACCATCACCTTCGCGGTGACAATGGATCAGGAAGTCATCCGGGACACGATCGGCGCAACGCTGGTGGCCGGTGCCAACGTCACGATCACGGCCGACGACGCAGCCAATACGATCACTATCGCATCGACCGGCGGCGGTGGTGGCGGGACCGACCCGGAAGTCGTTCGTGATACTATCGCGGCGGCGCTGGTTGCTGGTGCCAACGTCACCATCACACCCAACGATCTGGGAGATACTATCACCATTGCCGCATCCGGCGGTCTGGATGCCGAGGCTGTTCGCGACACGATTGGGAGCGCGTTGGTGGCAGGCACCAATGTGACTATCGATGTTAACGACGCGGCCAACACGATTACGATCAACTCGGCGACGAACGCAGAAACGATCCGCGACACCATGGCAACGGCGCTGGTGGCCGGCTCCAACGTCACGATTACCCCTAACGATGCTGCTGACACAATCACCATTGCAGCGGCGACCGATCAGGAAGTGGTTCGCGATACGGTTGCAACTGCTCTCGTAGCGGGCCCAAACGTCACCATCACGGTCAACGATGCTGCTGATACGATCACCATTGAAGCAGAAAACGCGGCGAATGATCCAGAGTTCATCCGAGACACCATCGCTGATGCTCTGCTGGCTGGTGATAATGTCACGATCGTTCATAATGATTTTGATAACACGATTACGATCAGTTCGACCGGAGGCGGCGGTGGCGGCGGTGGTGGCGGAGGCGTCGGCTTAATAACGCCTACAATCAGGACCACACCAACACCACTGTCGTTCAACTCCGCGTCACAAGTGGTCGATATACCACCCAGTGCTGTGGTGGGTGATGCTATGTTTCTTTTCTGTTCACACGGTTTTGAAGCAATCACCCCCACTGGATGGTTGGAACTTTTCCGAGACACCACGACACTACAGGTTCGGGGAGCGATCTTTCTTCGTATCCTGACCTCGGGGGATATTACGGCAGGGACTGTCACCGTAACCTTCGCTGGTTCTTTCAACGGGGTTATTCAACCTGTCGTTATTGAGGGAGATACGATTAGCTCGATTCGGGATATTCAGACGGTAGCATCAGGCACTGGCAGCACCACGATGCCCCTGATTGCTTATCCGAACGAAACTGACTTGGTTCTGGGCTTTGCGGCCAACCGGGCTACGTCGAACAATACCCTAGACTCTCCGTGGGTAACCCTGCGAAGCTTAAACGCAGCATCAGCATCCTCAGTTTTCGGACGGATCAGCAACCCTGATTATGTCGTCACGACTCCAGCCACAGCGTCGTCGGCAGGATCGGGTTATTTTACCGCGACTGTTGTTCTGGGAGGGAAACAAACACGGACGACCGGCTTCTACGCGATCACGGAAATTGCTACTACCCTTTACGACTTAGACACGAACGACGCGGGAAGCTATCTCAGATTCACGGCGGCTACTGCCAAGACGATGAGTGTTCGTGCTGATGCGACACATGCACTTCTGGACGATAGTGAGTGGCATATCCGAAACGCAGGGGCCGGTAACCTGACACTCTCACCGGCCGGCGGTGTTACGATCACGCCCCCGGCAGGTGGATCACTGATCATCCCACCAGATGGTGTCGCAACGCTCAAAAGAATTGCAGTGGATACCTTCGATTTGATGGGAACCACCGTGAGTGAAGCTGTCGGCGTCCCGTATGCCCTTCCTTTTGGGTTTGTCGCCAAGCCTCTTGGAAATGCTACAGTGCTTATCCACGTCTTCACTGAGGATGTTCTGTTTGCGGCTGACTTTGCTCTTTCTCGCGGAGGTGTTGCAACCAACCCTACTGCTACTGCTTCTCTTTCGATCCGAAAGAATGGAAGCGCCGTGGGTGGAATTGGCATTACCACCGGTGGGGTCGTTTCATTCTTCACATCCGGCGGGACTCCGGTGTCTTTCGTCGCTGGGGATGTGTTGACCGTGGTGGCTCAAGACCCGGCTGACCTCACCCTTGCTAATTCAGCTTTCACCCTACGTGGAACGAGAACCTAAAATGTCGCTACTTAACTATGAACACTTCGACCTATACGGAACTGTATTAGCTAACCTCGTTCTTCGGGGTTACGTAGCTGTTAGCGGCGCTATCGGAACCGGCACAGTCCGAACAGGCGGCGCTGTTTGGACAGTAGGGCAAGCCGGTGGGGCTAATGCTTCTTTGACATTCCCGTTACCGGGGGCAGCAAGAACCGTTTGCGGACAAGGCTGTGCGCTTCGTATTCAAAACGCAGTCAATACTGCGACCGATGCATCGAATAATCCGGGTATATATTTCGGGGACGCCGCTTCAATCTTTGCGATCCGCTGCATTGTGAATCAAAATAATACGATCACTGTCTATCAAGGGACTACATTGCGTGGGACAAGCGCACCCAACGTTATTACTGCGGGGACGTGGTTTTGGATCGAAGGCAAGGTCATTACTGGTTCGGGTGTGGCGGGCGCTGGTTCGGTAGAGGTCCGTATCAATGGCGTATCGATCCTGACCGTGACTGGTTTGACAATAGCCAGCAACATTACTCGTTGTGCCATCGGGACGGCTGGGGCAAATAGTGGTTGGTCCAATATGTTTGTTGATGACTGGATCATCTGGGATACTGCTGGGAGCCAGAACAACGATTGGTTTGGTGATACGTTCGTTCTTGTCTCCGCGCCCGAATCGGACGGAGCAACAAGCGATTGGGTGCCATCCACAGGCACTACTCGTTGGCCCCTGATCGACGAAACAACCCCACTGGATACCGATTTCATTACCGGTAACGCAGTCAACGACACACAGGAATGCAACACAGCCGCAGTCTCTTTGCCGGCCGGAGGCTCAGTTGTTGCGGTGGCGTCTCAGGCACGGGCTCTCAAGACGGACGCAGGTGCATCCTCGATTTCGTTGGGAGTAGCTAGTGTTGCATCAAATAACTCCGGACCAGACATAGCTCTCGGGACCGGCGCGTCAGTCCGTTCGCATATTGCTGAACTGAACCCAGATGGTAACATCGCTTGGACGGTAAGCACAGCCCAAGCAGCCCGATTCAGAGTCCGTAGAACGGCATGAGCAATACTCGGGTAACCCAAGGCCATAAGGTTATCGTCGCTGCTGGCGGTCAAGCCCCAGCACGAGTTACCCAAGGCCATAAGATCATCGTCGCAGCCGGCGGGACATCCCCCGCTGTGGTGGCGCAAGCTTGCAAGGTTATTATCTTTTGCCCAAACCGACCCGAGCCGGACCCGGTGACACCGGCTGGGCAGAATTTCATGTCTTCTGTCCCTTAGGATAAATATGAACCCCGGTATTTTATCATCTCCAATCGTGTTTGGTCTGGTCAACGGGCAGGGTCTAATCCCTGATCCGGTAGCAATCGAATCGGTTTTCAGCGCGGAGATTAACGCGACCAGCACAGGAACTCGGACGATTAACATCGGACCCGAGTTTGTGGGGCGCTTCTTCGTGGTTTCATGGTTTACTACCAGAGGTGTTGTTACCGGACTCCCATCCGGTGAGGTTTTTCAAGTTAATGGTGTAGCACATCCTTTTACCAACGTCGGTGAAACTGCATATGGCTTCCAATACCATGCGCTCGTTGTTGCAGCCGGAACGTCCATGACTCTTCTTTTCAGTAGCTCCAGTGCTGATGTCAGGCGTTTTAATGTCTGGAAAATTGGAACTTCTGAAAATCCGGGACAAATTGTTGAAGCAGCGACAGTAACCAGCGCCGCTATCACAACGAGTTTGGTAGCGCCCTTGCGCAGCAGTTTTATCACGCCTGACACAAAAGTCATCGCTGTGGCCGGGGCACGGCCACAGCTTTCAGGCACTACTTATGAAGGCTCTTGGTTAGTGCCTTCTACGGTAGATCAAGAGACCCACCGAGCAGAGTCCACAAGAGTTCAGGTCGCCGAAGGGACGGTCCCCGAGGGGGTAACCTCGTTTACGCTTCCAGATACTACACCAACGGCAAGAAGCAAAGCCGCTAGTTATTATCAAATAAGGCAAGCACCTCCCACAGAAGGTCCGTTCAATCTCAACGAACTTAACCTGAAATATCGGTTCAATGCTGACTTTGGCTGCTTCCGCGACTTGGAAGAAATCATTCCGTGCTACGACGGAGACGGAGTAGCGATTTGGAAAAACACTGGGACATCTGTTGACGCCAAGCAAACGATTAAGGCTCGCCGACCTACCTTAAAAACCGGAGGGGTCAACGGCCATAATTATATTGAGTGTCTTCGGGATAACCAACAACATTTTGAAGACCTCCTTGATCTTCCTCAAGCTAGTGGTCTTACGGGGTGGACTCCGTTGACGCTGACCATGGTGGTTCAGTTCTACAACTATGATCAAATGAATCCAATTATCAGCGACGGTGGTGATCTTTCATACAAGAGCGATTTCCACATTCGGACAACAGGAATAGCACGATTACACAAAGGGACTGACAATTGTCGATCTGTCCCGGCTAATCAGTTGGTAGTCTTATCAGCACGTATTAGAAATAATACGAATGCTGATTATATGCTAAACGGAGTTGCAACCACATGCTCAATGGGTGGTAACTCACCATCAGCGGGTCAAACAGTTACCCAGTTCCTCCGCTCTACTGGTGTCCTCGGTCCGGGTTACTTCCACGGCCGTCTCTACGAGCTTATGATCTATCACGATACACCAGCGGTAGGGACACTAGGTTACGAATCTACGCAGCGTTACTTAATGCAAAAATATGGCATCCCCCTTACATATTGAGGTAAACATGAAAGTAGTAAATCATCTTCTCGAAGGCGTCGCGGTCAAGCGATCGCCCAACATCTCTGGTATGATGACACCGACCGGCGCAATCATGCACTACACCGCCAGTGTGAATGCCGCTGGTGCGATCGCAACCTTGTGCAATCCATCCGCCAAGGTATCCGCCCATCTGGTGATCGACACCGACGGGACGATCACCCAGCTTGTTCCCTTCAACCGGGTTGCATGGCACGCCGGTCCATCGAAACTTGGCGGAAGGACGGGGTGTAACAACTTCACCATCGGTTTCGAGTTCGTCAATCCGGGCTTCTTCCGGATCGGTAAGGACGGGACGATCATGGATTGGACCGGAAAGACCGCTGTGCCCAAGGCAACGCTGGAACGGTTTGATCTCAGCCTGCGAGCGCCCAACCGCAAGATCGGCGGCGGGACTTTCATCTGGCCGGGCTACAGCAAGGCCCAGATCAACGCCGGACTGGCAGCACTCCGCGCCATCAAGGAAGCCTACGGGATCACTCTGATCGCCGGCCACGAAGACATCGACACGCGTGGTTGGAAGACTGATCCGGGCCCGGCCTTCCCCATGGGTGAGTTCAAGGCCGTCGTTCATGGCGGTGAGGATCGATCGGATGGCATGAAGCCTGTCAAGAGCCGCTTCCTCGTCAACACGCCGAAGCTCAACGTCCGAGCAGCCCCCAACGGCTCCGGCGCAATCCTGACCACTCTGTCAGGTGGCTCAGAGGTGGTTGTCATTGAAGACCTCGGCGCATGGAGCCATGTCGAATATGCACCGGGCAAGCGTGGTTATCTCGCCGACCAATTCCTCAAGAAAGGATAAGACATGGTTCTTCCCGCATTACCCGCAATGGTTGGTATCAAGGCTTTTCTCGGAAGCAAGAAGTTCCTGATCCCAGTAGCCATCATCACCTTGCTTCTGGCGATTGGCGGCGGCACCTACTTCTACCTCAACCACCAGCAGAAGGAAGCCGTCACAGCAGCGGTGGAAGCGGCTGACAGCAACGCCACCATCCAGACCTACGAGACCAAGGAAATCATCAACACCCGGACCATCGAAGTCGATCGCCGCTTCGAAGAACTCCAGCGTCAAACCATCGAGGATTACAACAATGTCCGCAACCAAATCAACAACGCTCCGCCGGCCGATCTTGCGTCGCCCGCTCCTCCTCTGCTCATTGATACTCTCAATGAGCTTGACCGCTTGCGCCAGCAGAGACGCACGGGTGGAGTTCCTGACGCCGACGTTCCGGTCGGATGAACTGGTTTGCATGGATGCGCCTGCCGGGCAGCTTCCATCAGACACAGCGCTGGCGATCGCTATCGAGCGGGTTGTCGGGATCGATGAAGCTGGTGAAGACTGCCGCCAGCGGCTCGATCGGGTGAAGACCAAGATCGAAATCTTCAACGAGGTGGTGGCGGCAATCAACGCCGGTAAGGAACCGAAAAAGGATTGACAACCACCGCCATTCTGAATATACAGTCCGTCTTGCAAGAGCGAAAGGCGGGGGAACGTCACTCACCTTACGGGGTCACACGTCCCGCCAAGTAGCTCCCGTCCTAGGAACACCAATGACCAAAGCAATTCTCTCGCCTCTGATCAGCGCGACCATTCTCGCCGACTCCATCTCGCCCGCCGGCGTCCGCTTGACCACCATGGAGTTGGTCTACCCGCGTTTCATTCACTCCGAACTGATGACCCACCGCGTGTTCTCCCGGAACGCTTCATCGAGCCGCGCTATCCCGACCAAGCGTGCGATCAAGATGATCCGGGAGAACCCGGCTGTCCCCGCCTCGTGGCGCATGAACCAGCCGGGTATGCAAGGCTACGAAGTGGCTTCCGAAGAAACCACGCTGGCTGCTCAGACGATCTGGCTTGCCGCGATGGAAGACGCGATTCGCCATGCCGAAGCCATGGACGAACTTGGCATCCACAAGCAGGTGGTCAACCGCATCACCGAACCCTACGCCCACATCAAGGTCGTCCTCACGAGCGTCTACTGGGAAAACTGGGACGGCCTGCGCCGCCATGGCGCGGCTGACCCCACCATCTGCGCTCTGGCTGAGGCGATCCACGAGGCACGGACCAACTCGGAGCCCCGCGACCTCCCGATGGGTGAGTGGCATCTTCCCTACATCACCAAGGAAGAGCTTGCGATCCACGGCATCAATCTGTGCAAGAAGATCAGCACTGCCCGGTGTGCCCGCGTCAGCTACAACAACCACGACGGCACCAAGACGACTCCGGAAGCCGACCTCAAGCTCCACGATATGCTGCTGGTCGATCAGCCAATCCATGCCAGCCCGGCCGAGCATCAGGCGACCCCGGACCAGCGCCGGTTCACTGGCTGGGAAAAGCCCGCACTACACGGTAATCTCCCCGGTTGGATTCAATATCGAAAAACCCTGACCGGTGAAAACATGGACGCCAGTCTGGGTTAACCAGCGCGATTCTGGATTGACAGTAAGGCCCGTTCCCGTCATAGGGTGCGGGCCTTTCTAATTGGAGACTGATTCGTGATCGATGCCGGAACCACCAGCCGCTACAACGACCTGCTGATCATGGCAGCAGCAGCCGATGAGCGTTACTATGTGGAGGACAACCCCTGCATGGATGACGCCGAATACGATGCGATCAAGCGGGAGATCGCACGGATCGAGATCGAGTTCCCGGAAATCATCTCACCTGACAGCCCCACTCAGAAGATCAGCGGCAAGGCCAGCGAAGCTTTCGAGAAGGTCCCACATCGCCAGAAGATGGAGAGCTTGGATAACAGCTTCTCACCGGCCGAAGTAGCCGAGTGGGCTGCCAAGAACCTGACCCCGGACGATGTGATCCTCGGCGAACTCAAGATGGATGGGCTGAGCCTGAGCCTGATCTACGAAGACGGCCATCTGGTCCGTGCTGTGACTCGCGGCGACGGCCAGATTGGCGAAGATGTGACGCACACCGCCCGCATGATTATCGGATTGCCCCAGCACATCGGGGCGTTCCTCGACGATGCCGATGACATTGTTGAAGTGCGTGGTGAGGTCTACATGACCCATGCGAACTTCCAAGCCCACAACCGGGCCGTGGAAGATGGCGTCGCCGGGAAGGGCGCGAAGAAGCTGGCAAACTGCCGCAACGGTGCCGCCGGAGCCCTTCGCCAGAAAGACCCGAAGGTGACTGCCAAGCGTGGTATTCACTTCATGGCGTTCAGCGTAACCGAAGACACCTTCCCAGACATCGACAGCGATCTTGAAGTCCTCGAAGTCCTCGAAGAGATCGGCTTCGATGTGGTGCCGCACTTCGTGATCGGCAACCAGCCGAAGGCGATCGAGCAGCAGATCGAGAAGTATGCGGCCGAGCGCCCAGACCTTCCGTTCGACATCGATGGGATCGTCTGGAAGATCGACAGCCGGGGGACCCGCAAAGGTATGGGTTCGACCAGCCGAGCGCCGCGCTGGGCTACCGCCTATAAGTTCCCCGCCGAGCGGAAGACCACAAAGCTGTTGGGTGTCGATTTCCAAGTCGGCCGCACCGGTGCCATCACGCCCGTCGCGGTTCTCGAACCGGTGTTCGTCGGCGGCGTAACCGTCTCGTCCGCTACCCTTCACAACGAGGATGAACTTGCCCGTCTCGATGTCATGATCAACGACACGGTGGAAATCCAGCGAGCCGGCGACGTGATCCCTCAGGTGGTGCAGGTGGTGGAACGTTCGCGTGATGCGGTCCGGATCGAGTTCCCTCACTCCTGCCCGGCGTGTGGTAGCCCGACCGAGCGACAGGAAGATGAAGCTGTTCGTCGCTGCACGTCAGGGTTCAACTGCCCTCCTCAGGTGCAAGGATACCTCGAACACTTCGTGAGCCGCGACGCGTTCAATATCGACGGGCTTGGTCCCAGCCAGATCGAAGACATGATCCGGTTCTTGGGCCTCAAGAAGCCGAGCGAGATCATGAAGCTACCCGAAGCAATGGTCAGCAGCATGTCCGAAGATGTGGTGTATCCGGGCGAGGATATGTTGATCAGCGAGGCTATGGAGAACTGGGAAGGCTACGGCAAAACCAGCATCAAGAAGCTGATGGCCGCGATCAAGAAGGCTCGTAACGTCCAGATCGATCGCTTCATCTACGCTCTCGGTATCCGGAACATCGGTAAGACCACATCACGCGACATCGCCAAGGAACTCAAGACCGCTGATGCGTTCTTCCAGCTTCCGCTTGCCGAAGGTCGTTTCGAAAAGGCGGTCGGTCACATTGACGGGATCGGCCCGGTGGCGATCAGTTCGTTCGAGAACTTCTTCAACAACGATGATTCCTACGAGGAAGTCTTTGCCTTGCGTCTCGCCTGTGAGGTGCAGGACATGCCGGCCAACGAAGAAGGTCCCAAGCCGCTCGCGGGTGAAGTCATCTGCTTCACCGGTGGGATCGATCGGTTCACCCGTGACCAGTGCCTCATCATCGCTGAGGAGCTTGGCGCGAAGACGACCAATGCAGCCGCCAAGAAGACGACGATCCTTGTCGCCGGTTCGAACGTGGGTGCGAAGAAGATCGAAGCCGCCGAGAAGTTCGGTTGCAAGATCGAGAGCCCGGAATGGTTCTACGATGTGGTGGATGCCGCCGTCGCGGAAGGTTATGAATTGGATGTGATGGAATAATGAGCAGAGCGATGAATTTTCGAGATGAAAGCTCGATTGGCGGGCGCATAACAATAGCGCGCCAGCGGTTGAATTTAACTCAGAAGGATGTTGCAGACAAACTCGGTGTCAGCCGCCCCGCCGTAGCAACTTGGGAAAACAACTACGTAGAACCCAAGAGAAAAATTGTGATTACCTTGGCAGAATTGCTGGATGTAAGCCCCTCATACTTGGTAGACGGGGACGGTGATCGCGGCGGTAATGTAACCCGCCCGTCGTTTGATCAAGCAGTAGCGACGATCACAGGAAGAAAGTGGTCGGCTACCGAGGCGGCCGCCCTGAAAGCCCTTATCGACGTATCAACTCAGGTGGTGGCATGAGATTTGGCGACATCGTGACGATCCCCAAGCACTCCGATCCCGAAGAACGCTTCGTGGTTCTCAACAGCTTCAACGGGGTGGTGCTGGTATCTTCTGAACGGAACACCTCGTTCTTCACTCGTGAGGACAACTGCATTCTGGAGGAAGTGGAATGACCACTCTCGGTGACCGCATAGGAAACACGCGTGTATCTTTGGGTTTGACACAACACGCATTAGCGCAAAAAGTAGGCGTATTGCGGAGTAATGTATGTTCTTGGGAAAAGAATAGCTACGTCCCCAAAGAAGATATTTTAGTCGCCTTGGCTGAGGCTCTGGGCGTGAGTTTGTTATATCTGAAAAGCGGAGAAAAATCTTGACCTTCATTATCGGCTCCAAAGAAATCATGCCAACCTTCGTTGTGCGTGAGCCTGAGAAAGGCCCTCCGCTGTTTGTAGGCGATGTGTTCGACCACTCGACCTATACAGCGGTCGTGGTGGAGCAAATCGACATCGACTATCGGACGATGCCCGTTGAGCGCGTCGTTACCTATCGGGCCTGCACCCGGCAGGAACTCGAAGAGAACGGATACATCTGATGGCACTCCCGCGCTGCTCCGCCGTCGTCAAGCGTAACCAAGCTGGTTACGTCATGACCGTCCTTGCCATCTTCCCGACCTCAGAAGAGGCGTGGGAGTGGGCTGAGAATGCCAATGAGTGGTATGGTGCAGATCACCCGCTCACGCCGCTGACGGTGACCGATGACATCCTGTCAAGCCCGCCTAAGTTCCCTGTGGAAGCCATGCGGTGAAGCCTGTCGGCTCTCCTCCCAAGGACCTCGGCCTGATCGATCTCTCGCCTAGCGAGATGATGTTCTGGATGTATCTGCCTATTTCGGTGCCGGGGGATCACAGCTTCCACCTACCAGATAATCTCCGGCACTTCATCCCGATCATCCGGGGAGCGCGCTGGGATGACCCTGAGCGGTTCTTGGACAACTACGTCTACCTGACCGCCAAGACGCTCTGGGTGGAGGGTGGTTATATTGGCAACCGGCCGGGCTGGCACATCGATGGCTACGGCACGGACGATCTGAACTACATCTGGCCTGACCGGGCTCCGACGGTGTTTCTCATCCAGCAGAACCGGTGGATGCTGTCCGAGGACTGCGACGAATCCCTCAAGCAGATGGCGAAGATCGGCCGGTATGCCGAAGCCTTTGACCACGCTGGGCTGCGCACCTATCCGGACAAGCACCTCCTGCGGCTGGACAACACTGTCCTTCACCGCTCGCCGACGGGCTTCGAATCCGGAATGCGGACCTTCGTGAAGGTCTCTCTCAGCAGCGATCGCTACAACCTCAAAGGCAATTCGGTGAACCACCTGCTGCCTGAGACACACTGGCCTCTCGTCGATCGACAAGAGGTCCGTAACCACCCGGCGTTCAAGAACTCCGACTTCATCAAGGATTGACGATGGGCTATATTATCCAGCAGGCCAACGAGGCGTTCCAGCGGAATCACTATGCGTCCGACGCGATCTTCTTCTTCGACTTCGATGGCGTCCTTGCCACGCAGTGTGAGGAGAAGATTTTCCGTATGGATGAGCGTCCCATGGAGCGCCGCCGGCTGGAAGAGAAGGCCCCGTTTGCAGCTATCGATGCTGCTCTATATCCCAGCACCAATTACCTACGCCACATGGTCTTCCAAGGCTATGCGTGGGGAAGCACCCCTGACTGCCACTGGGAAGCCACTGAGTTCGCTCGCTCGCTCTCTGACAGCGGTGACCCCTATTTCATCGTGACAGCACGGAGCGGCCTCTGGGCGGTCCGACGGATGCTGGATTTTACCGAGCAACACCTGATCTACCCACAAGAGGTCTTCTGCCTCGGCCGGGCATCCAAGGCGCTGCTGCTGGCTGAGCTTCGGAAGGACTGGCCTGATCGCCAGTTCGTGTTCTTCGAGGACTCCGATCACCACATCGAAGCCTGCCGGGCTCTGGCCGATCCGCTGCTGGAGATCGTGAAGATCGAGTGGCCGACCTGCACCAAGAATGCTGAGGCTCTTCGTGAGTGCTATCTTGGCCCGGTGATGTAGTGGAGACGCTGGGATACCTGTGTCTTGGATACTTGGTAATAGGAGTGGCCCTGCTAGTAGCCGGCTACATCCTCACCCCACTTATCGAATACGACGGCGACAACGGAATCCTGTTTCGCCTAGGTGATTTCGCTGAGGATGCCATGGGACAGCTTACGGCCGGATACCTTCTTGCCCTGCCCATTATCATGGTCATCTGCTGCTACCTGACCGGCCGAGCCTTAGGAGAAATTGCGTGAAGCGCTATCTGATCAACCTCTGGCGTCAGCACAAGGACCCGCTCTATTGCCGGAAGTGTGAGCGCTGGAACATGCGCTTGCCGTGGCGCGATGGGAACTGGGCTTGCGTTCGCTGTGAGCTTACCAACCCATGCCAATCGATCGATCACTACATGGCGAGATAACGAAAAAGGCCGCCGGATCACTCCGGCGGCCTTTCCCATAGCGTGCCAACGCTTATTACTGGGGACGAAGCGTCGAGACGACAGCGCCCAAAATGTTGAGGTCCTTCGGGGCGACTTCCTGCTTGTCACCACGCGACCCTTCGACCACGACCTTGTTCGACTTGGCGAACGACGGCGCGATCCGGATCACTTCCATCCCGCCATTGGCTTCGATCACGTAGGTATCGAACTCATTCGAGATCGACTGGACGCTGGTGTCCACGAAAAGGCGAGTGTCCTGACGCAGGCCGAAGGCGTCGGCATTGTGACCGAGGACATATACCTTGAGCGAGCGAACGCTTTCCACGTAGCTTTCCGCCAGCGAGCGCGGCATCGCAAAGGTGCCGCTGGTGTAGTGACCATCCCGGCCGAAAGTGATCTCGTCCACGTTGACCGTGGATTCGGCCGCGTTCATATCGCCGACGGACTTGACACCATGCTCACCAAAGGCGAGGAACGAAGGCGAAACCTTGAGGACCTTCGCCAATGCTTCGATGATGGGGATCGGCGGCATGATCTTGTTGCGCTCGTAAGCGACGATGGTGCCACGGCACTTGTCGGCCGCTTCCGCAAGCTGTTCTTGCGTCACTTCCTCGCGGAGCCGGGCATATGCCAGCCGCCCGCCGAGCGAATTGAGATCGAGACCGTTGTCTGACCCGGCGAGGTCAGAACGACGTGCAATAGCCGGAACGGCCTGCATCTGAATTTTTGCCTTGGATTTCCCAGCGACACGGCCGCCGGGAGGCTTCGTAAGGGTTGCTTGAGCAGCCATGTCTAATTCCTCCAGTTGTTTCGGTGATTCGGTTATTAGTCGAAACAGCGATTCGGTGTCAAGCGAAAATGCAGTCAAGATCATTCTTAATGATCTCAACTGCATTTTTCAAACACCCAACAGGAGAAATTGGATCAGGATTCCAACACACTCCAGTCTTTGGATACATCGCTGTATCCACCAAGCCGCTGTCCAACAGGATCAGCAAGGCTGGCGTCATCCGGCATTAGAAAGACCTGAGGCACCGTATTTGTTCCGGTCTTCTGATAAAAATCCTGCCGGAGAGTGTCGTCGGTCAGATCGACTTCGGTGTAGTTATGACCCCGCTTCACAAGTTCCATCTTGAGGAGCGAGCAAAACGGGCAACCGAGCTTGGAGTAGACTACGATCTGCATCACACGTTATCCTCAAACTTGGAAACGAACTTCCACGGATCGTTGTCCCACCCGATCACACCACCCTTGGCATACTCGGTCGAGCGGCCCTCGAAGAAGTTGGTGTGGGTGTGAGCAGCCATCATCTCGTCGATCCACTCGAAGGGATTGTCCTTCTGCCGATAGATCGGCTTGAGGCCCAACTGAATCATGCGGCGGTCTGCCGTATAGCGGATGTAGGTCTTGGTATCAGCGGCTGTGATGCCGGCGATCTCACCCATATCGAACATGAGGTCGATGAACCGGTCTTCGAGCTTCACCATTTCCTTGGCGATCTCGCGAATGGCGGCCTTGACATCATCGTTCCAGAGCTTCGGGTTCTCCTTGATCATGGTGTGGAACAGCTTGACCATGCACTCGACGTGGAGCGATTCGTCACGCAGCGACCACTCGACGATGGTGGACATGCCCTTCATCAGGTTACGCCGCTTGAAGCTCAGCAGGACGGCGAAGCTGGAGAAAAGCTGCATACCTTCGCCGAAGGCCGAGAACACCGCCAGATCGAGCGCCAGACGCTCACGCGGGGTGAACCGGCGACCGTCTACGCCTTCGGTGCGATCGGCGAACATATACTCGTGCTTCTCAGCCATCTCGGCGTATTCTGCGAAGGCGCTGTAATCCGACTCCGGCATACCCACGGTGTCGATCAACTGGGAATACGAGTGGATGTGGTTGGCTTCCTGCGTCGCGATCGCCGAGAGCATCATTCGAATCTCGGTCGGCTTGAACATCGGGATGTAAACATCGAGGTAGCCGTGCGTGATGTCTTCGTCACCCTTGGTGAAGAAGCGGAAAAGCTGGGTCAGCAGGTTCTTTTCTGATGGGGTCAGCTTCTGGTTCCAGTCGTGGACATCCTCTTGCAAGGGGACTTCGGAAGGAAGCCAGTGCATCTTCTGCAAAAGATCGTAAGCCTCGAATGCCCATGGATATTGGAACGGCTTGTAGGCGGTGCTTTTCTTGAATACGGACATCAGGTCTCTCAGCGATAGGTGTGGTAGCGGGCGATGATCCTGCGGGGCCAGACGGCAGTGTTGCCGCCGACGTGGAAGGAACCATCCGGGTTGATTAGGGTGACCTCATAGTCGCCAGCGGGGATGATGCAGTCAGGCTCATCCCCGAGCGTCACGATGTCACCGACGACCGGGAGGAAGTCGGGATCGATACCCATCAGTAGGTCTCTGGCATGACGGTGTGGATCATGTCAGCCGGGATGAAGAAATCATCACCGGTAGCGATACATCCCACACGAATCGTCTGGAAGCGGGGGTTGTGCTGTCGCACCCGCGCCCATACAGTTCGCTTCAAGCGAGGCTCCCGCCCCGGCTTGATGTGAACCGGAGCGGGCTGATGTGGGATTTCGAAGCCGACGATACGGCCGATCAGATTATCCTTCACAGGCAAGACATCCTTCATCTTCGGGGACGACAAGCTCCATCTGTGCCACCTTGGTGTTCATGTTCTCGGCCTTCTTGGGGGCCTTGGAGCGAACGTAATACATCGACTTCGAACCACCGGCCCAAGCCATGAAGTGCAGTTCGAGAAGGTAATCGGCATCGACGTAAGCCGGGACCGAGATGTTGAGGCTCACGCCCTGATCGACGAAACCGGCCCGGTCGTTTGCCATCTGGATGGTCAGGCGCTGATCGGTTTCGAAAGCAGTGGCGAACACAGCCTTCTCTTGGGCGGTCAGGAAGTCCAGTTGCTGGACGGAGCCTTCGTGGAGAAGGATGTCCTTCCAGACTTCCTTGGTGTTCTTGCCCTTGGTTTCGAGCAGACGCACCAGTGCCGGATTCTTGACGGTGTGCGAACCGGTGAGCGTCTTGTGGATGAAGATGTTCTCCGGCCACTGCTCGATCGAAGGCGAGATCGGACCCTGCGGAACGAAGATCGACGACGAAGCATTGGGAGCCACAGCCATACGGTGGGAGAAGCGGTGACCGGTCCCGGCCATGTCTGGCGCTTCGCCGCGCTCAGCACCCAGCTTGAGGGATGCCGCCGTGGTCTTCTTCGCCAAGTCCTCGAACATCATCACGTTGTAGGCGCGGGCGATCTCACTGCCCCAGACGATCCCGTGATCCTGCAAGTAAGTGTGGAGGCCCATGCCGCCCAGACCGACAGAGCGTTCCATCTTGGCCGAGTTGACCGCACGCCAGAGTTCCGGGGGAGCCTTCGCGATGAAGTCATCCAGCGTGTTGTCCAGCATCCGCATCAAGTCTTCGATGAAGAGCGGGTCATCCTTCCACTCATCGTATGCAGCGAGGTTCGGGCTCGACAAGCAGCAGACCGCCGTGCGATCTTCGGCCGTCGGCAGCATGATCTCGGTGCAGAGATTGGAGTGATTGATCTTGAGGCCCTTATCCTTCAAGGGCTGCGGCAGGGCGCGGTTTGCTGTGTCCTTGAACAGGATGAACGGCTCGCCGGTCTGGTGACGCGTCTCGACGATCTTCCGCATCAAGGCACGGGCGTTGACCGTCTTCTTGATCTCGCCGGTCTTCGGGCTGCGGAAATGCCAGTCGGCATCTGCCATGCAGGCGTGCATGAAGTCGTCTGTAATGTTGATCGCGTGGTGGAGGTTCAGAGCCTTGCGGTTAGCGTCGCCGCCGGACGGCTTACGCATCTCAAGGAACTCATCGGTTTCCGGATGCGAGATGTCGAGATAGGCAGCATAGCTCCCGCGCCGGGTCTTACCCTGCGAGAAGGCCAGCATGTAGCGATCGAGGATGCAGACAAACGGAATGCCGCCTGACGATGCAGAACCCTTTGAGGTGTCTTCCGGGCCACGCACAGCAATGTATCCACCGACGCCGCCGCCGAGGCTGGAGAGCCACGAGGTCTCTTCGTAGTGGGCGTTGATGCCCTTGCGGCTGTCTGCCATGTAGTTGAGGTAGCAGGAGATCGGCAGACCGCGCTCTGTGCCGCCATTGGACAGAAGCGGGGTCGCGAACATGAACCAGCCCTTGGAGGCATAGTCGTAGAGTCGCTGTGCGTGAGCGGCGTCATCGGCGAAGGCAGCCGAGGCACGGGCAAAAGCATGTTGAGGGCTGGTCTCCCCTTCAACCATGTAGCGATCTTGGAGGGTTTCGATAGCGTGCGGGGCGAGCAGAGCGTCGCGCCCGAGGTCGATGATGACCTCGTTCGGGGAGACTGGCATGAGTTTTGGGTGTCCGTAGATGAAGTGAAAACGGCCGCACAGTATAGCGAAACTGTCGGTGGTGAGCAAGTGGTATATTTACTGCGCAGCAAATATACCGCTTGACACGAATTAGTGCTGGAGGACGGTGGAGAGGCCCTTGGCTACGCTGAACCGAGGAAGTGCCAGACCAGTCCCGTAGACCCAACGACCGAACTCCGGGTGGTCCCGTTCGCCGTAGGAGCCGATCTCAATTTCTGCCAGTTCGAGGTCGAAGCCGATGTCGGTCGCGACAATATCAGGATCGATCCCACTCAGGACTCCGACGACTTCGCGGGCGTCATGCATGACACGATCGACGGTCGCATCCGGCAATGTAACGAAGAGTTCGGCTTTCATGAAGCCAGTCTGGTAGAAGATGTTCTGGACCGGCTCGTGACGGAAGCAAGGCGTCACGCCGATGTATGCGCCGGGCTTGAGTCCCATGGACAGGAAGCCTTGCTCAGCCGAGCCTACGAGGTAGTGTGCTTCTTCGAAAGCATCGGTTCCGCCGATCCACTTACCTTCATGGTCACGATGGTCAAACCGAGGACAGGCAACGTATGCCGGGAACTGCTGAGGCAGGGTGGCGCGGATCGGTGCCTCAGGAACAAGCCAAGGAACTTCCTTGTAGACGTAGCCCCGCTTCTGATACTCCGTGACCGCCCGGCCGAGAAGCGCGTAGTCGATCATCGGTGTCATATCAGTCGTCATCCTCTTCATCACCGAAGTCGTCCGGTCCCATGATCCAGTCGCTGCACATCTCACAAAGCTGGGTGCATTCATCGACCCACGGACCGGTGTCACCACATTCCATGCATTCGTCAGGATCGGGAATCCGTTCGAGAACCTTGCCGTCCTTGTCAACGAGGAAGCGACCTTCGCCGGTCTCGACGATCTCAGGGTAGAACACTGGTTGGGCCTTGATCTCAGTCATCACAGTTCTCCTGCCTTACCATAAACTCCGGACAAAGCTCAGAGACCTTGCGGAATTGATCGTGTCGATAATCAGCCCACGGATCGTCTTCGCCACCAACAAGCCGGACAAAGCCGGTCTGTTCGTTGACGACACGCGCACGGGTGTAGCGTTCGCCTTGGCCGTCATCACGAAAGACGTGATAGTCAGGCGTTTCGATCCCGGCGTCTTCCATCTCAACCAGCAAGGCTTCGAAGCGATGACGCCATTCCATTGGCATGACTTGCAAGGCGAGCTTGGGAAGCACCAAGTAGGGCGTCCGGGCGAGCCGCAAGTCAAACGGGCATTGGTGCATGACCATAGCCTCAGCCATCACGATTCTTCCGAGCGCCGGACTCGAAAGCCCGCTGAGTGACAGCCGACATCGCGGCGAGGTCTGAGAGGGTAACGGTCGGGTGATGCTTTGCCAGCCATCCCTCGATCGCGCCGATCACATCGGAGAGTTCGACTAGCGCCATGATCTGAACGTTCTGGTCCAGTGCATCGGCGAACTCGTCGATCTCCTCGTAAATCTTGGAGTCTTCCCCGAAAACACCGCGTGCGATTACCGCCTTGTGGTATCCGAGGAGCGCTTCGGTTTCTGTTTCGGGTTCAGGCACGCTTCTTCATCCTCTTGCGGAACGCACGGTTCTCGACGGACATTGCCTTGCGGCGCTGGGCGCGATTGAGACCTTCGTAGCGGGTGTCGCGGACATTCTGCCAGCGAATATCAGAAGTGGTATCGTTCGGGTCAGAAACCAAAACGGTGCCGTCGGTTGTTTCGAAGTCTAGGGTCATGGTTCTCACATTCATTTCCCAACAACAACATCGATGATAAGCGCAACACCCACGGCACCAATCAGAAGGACAGCGGTGGCCTGAATCCAAGAAAGCTTTCTATCCATTTTCTTTCCCCTTCAAGCCACCGCATATCCAGAATGGCGGTGAGAGTCAAACGAAATCGTCAGGTGATGCGATGAACTCGGGCACCGGGCACAGAACGTTCGATCACCAGTGCGATTTCATCAGCATCCCCGACAAGATCGAGATTTGCTACCACCCCATGAGGAGCATAAGCAAGCAGCTTGGTCATAGTCGGCGCGTTGGGATCAGACAGGAGGGTGAAGAACAGACGACCGTCCAGATAGACCGGGCCTACATCCTTGTCTTCAAATCGAAGAAGGTCCATCACTTGTCCACTTCGAAGGTGCGCTCATACGTCTCGGCGGGATTTTCGTCGGCGTATTTGCGGGTGACAAACCGGCCAGTGATGGCCGATACGAAGCGCTTGAAGCGCCGGCGGAGATTGAAGCGGCTCATGCGATCATCGCCGGCATGAAGTGGAAGATGAAGTAGTAGATGCCGTAAACGATCATCCCCAAGAAGGCGAGCTTCGCGAGGAGGAGGATACAGCCGATCCCTGCCAAGATACCACCAACGGTGCCATCAACATTCGACATTGTGTTTTCCTTGTGATGTGCTGCCCGGCCGAAGCCGGGCAACGGGTTATGCCTTGTCGGCGCGGGCCTGTGCGTCGGCGTCGGTGTAGGTGAGGCCCGCGTAGCGGACGCTCAGCTTGGCGATGTTGGCAGCAAGCACGTCGTCCTGCTCGACACCAGTCATGTGACGGATCACCATCAGGGGGCCTTCCAGCTTCGCCAGAACAGCGATGAAAGCATCGCGATCGACAGGCTTCTGGTATACCACCACCTTCTTGACCAAATCGAGGATGTCACCGCCGGCAACCGAGATGACAGCAGCCATCTCGATCGGTTCGGGTGAATACATGAAGGGGATGTCGGCTTCGATCACCTCATCACGGGCCACGCCGAGGTTGGTGCGAAGCTGCTGGAGATAGAACTCCATGTCGCCCAGTTCTTCGACCAGATTTTCCAGATCAAGCTCGCGGTTGTTGTGAAACTCCAGAAGAGCCAAGCAAATCTCGGACGCTTCGGTAGCAACGCCGGTCCCGGCGTGCCACAGATCAGCAGTCTCGGCCGTCAATCCGCTGAGGATGTCGGCACCCGGCTTGACCAATGCGCGGACAAGCTCGGGATGGGTGATGGTTTGTTCAGTCAAGGTGTGTTCCTCAGGCTGCGATCGTGGAAGGAGCGGAATCCGCATTGGCGATTTTCGCCGACCCATTCTGGGCAACGTATTCCTCAGCGAATTTCCAGACCGCATTGCGGAAATCCACATCAGTGAGAAGGTAACGCATGTAAGTGCCGACCACCTGAGCAGTGGTAGGAAGGCTGTAGCCGGTCGGATCACCACCTTCGTTGTCCAGCGTGACGTTGTAGCGCCCGGTGGTCAGGTCCTTGTCGGTAAGGGAGATTGTCATCTTGGCCGGAGTTTCAGTCATCGGCATTTCCGGGTTGTCCCGCGTCATGCTGTCAATCAGGTCGCGACCGAATGCCACAACACCATTCGCAAAGTCCTCCGTGGCGATGATGGTGTTGAGGTAGAACGCTGTGAAATACGCAGCGGTAGCCTGTCCGTCATCGATCTCGGTCCCAGATGCAGCAAAATCAACCTTGTAGGTCGCTGCTGCCAGATCGATGTCGCTGACAGTCAAGGTCACAAATGCCATAATAAGTTACTCCAGTTTCAGGCAAAATATCCTCCAGCAGGAGGACAGCCCTCCTACAGGAAACGTAGCTTGTCGAGAAAGCGCATCTGGAACTCTTGGATCGCGAAGGGTTCTTGCCCCGGCGCGGCCCGCCGATTGGTGATCTTTTGACTGGCTGGAAGCGAGGCAATGAGTTCGTCAATCAGAGCTTCGGATTCGTGTTCCCCCTCAATAGGCTTGATCCAGTCGGCCGTGATGCCGAAGCATACACCACCGGCTGCTTCAACAGCCTTCATTTCATTGGGGAAGCGCACATCAGTGATCACGGTTTCCCGCCCACTGGTGAGCCCAATCGCAGTGCTGATCCACAGATCATCCGCGATAAGTTGACGACCCCATTCAGTCCCCAAGGTCTGCATTGCAAACCGAGGGGTCTGTCCGGAAAGATAAGAAGTCGGCATCTCTTTGAGATCGCCTTCCACCATCCGTTCGACAGTGAGAGCATCCAAACCGCGATAGGTCAAGAAACATCTCAGCATGTCTTTCAGAGCCCCCGCGAACTTGACGTTCTGGTAGCCCCGAGACAGCAGCACGAGAGCCGCTGTATCTTTGCCTGATCCCTTCCGGCCAAGGAGGCCGATGAGCTTCGGTGTCGATGTCATGCTTCTGAGACTTTCTTAATTTTGGCGCAAGTGCTTACGGTGAGGCGAGGCATACTTGCGGTGAGTTGACGCAACCTTATAGTCTAACTGGCCGTATTCTGCCGTTTATCACGGGATAATGACCAGTCGTTCTCTCGTCTGCTTCATCCATCTTGCGATGGCTTCATGGTCTTCTGCTGTTCCGTCGTTCTTTAACCGATTCGCCCGATACGACATGACCACGATGTTGCCCTTGACGTAGCCTCGATCGTTGTTGATACGATCTAAGGAATATGCATGGGGGTCTTGAGGCCCGGCAGAGACTCTTAGAGGCGTCCCGAACACCGGACAGTTGGTTGGTAAAGGTAGTAGGTCTTCGATTTCGAAGTCGAAAGCTAACCCAAGCTTAGCGGCCCTTGCTCGCGCCCTTCGCCACATACCAGCAGCCGGATTTTTTCGATAATGTATCTTGATCCATTCGTTAATACATGAACGACAGCGTGCTTGTGTTCCGTCGGTTGATCTCTTATCAGGTGGAAAATCTGATAAAGTCTTCTCCACCTGACAGGCCCGGCACATTTTCATGCTACAATAACCAACCGCTCAGCCGCTCGTGTAATGGCAGTATAAAGCCACTTATCAGCATCCTCTCGGAACGAGCCGGAATCGTCGTGAACGATAACCTCATCCCATTGACTCCCTTGAGCTTTATGACAAGTTATCGCCCATCCGAAATCTAGCTGGTGATCATTGATTCGCGAACGGAAGGCACGGTCTTTGGTGGTGGTGGCGAAGTTCTTCACACGGCCAAAATGCTCTTCCAAGAGCCCTTGGTAACAGAACATCGAATATGCCTTACCCTCTTCATCGCGAATCTTGGCAAGGAACCGATCGGCCCCATCAGCAGCCATCCCGTGATCGTCAGCAGAATACACCTGAGTGCCGTTGACAAGGTTCGGGTAGGTGCGGCTGTTGCGGCACATGATCAGCGGCTCGCCCTTGTGGGGCAGTGTATCGAGGAAGCCACCTTCCTTGCGCATCTTGCTGGTCTGCTTCCAACGGTTCTTGTTGGTGCCGACAATGACCTGAGCATCGCGATCGAGGTCGAGGGTGTAGATGTCCTTCTTGGGAGGGACGATCAACACGCCGTTACCATAGTCACCATAGTCACCGCGCTGGCCCTTGCGAACCAAAGTGGCGAGGTGGATGATCGGGTTGTCGGCCGCCTGCCGGTGGACTTCGGTAAGGAAGGCATCGGGCGAGCCGTTGAGGAAGCCGGGGTCTTCTCCAACCGGCGGAAGCTGGCCGGGATCGCCCATCACGAGGATGGGAATCTCGAAGTCCATGAGGTCTTCGGCCATCTGCTCACCGACCATGGAGCCTTCGTCCACCACGATTAGGTGGATGTCAGACTGCACGAGACGCGAGTCGGGATTGAGTGAGAAGCGGAGATCGTTCAGATCGTAGGCGCGATCGAGGTCGCGGGTGAGGATGTGAATCTTCTTCTCGGCTTCGTGGAGATCAGCCTTCAAGTTGCCCGACGGCGGAGCTACACTACCAGCCTTGAGCATGGTGACGAAGGTCTTCATCTCAGCCAGTTCGCGCTCCAGCGCCTCGGCCTTCTGCGGCTTGGGCGTGTAGATCAGCGAGTGGATTGTCGAAGGGTAGACGTTAATGCCCTGAGCCCGGAGCTTGGTTCCCATGACCTTGGCGGCCTTACCAGTCGGCGCACAGAAGGCAACCTGTTCAGGATCAAGCCCAAGGGCGTCTAGGATGTCAGGCAGGATGGTGGACTTACCGGTGCCTGCGAATCCACACATCACGAACACCTGCTTCATGGCAGTGCTGTTCTTGAACCATTCGCGGATGCGGCGCACGGCGTCCCCCTGCTGTGGGGAAAGCTCGAACATTGGAGTTCCTTAGTCGAAGGTGACCTTGACTTTGTAATTGACATGCTCACCGTTTACCCGGTGAAGGGTGTAGGCAATCACAGTGAACATCATCATCAAGATGAAGGTCACAATGATCGATACCACCGTCACCGGGTAAGACAGGAGTCTGAGGATCAGCTTGAACGCGAACCGCCCCGCACCCTTGACTTTCTCAGGCTCGTTGATCCAGTAAAGGAGAGTCCCGGCAGACAGCGCGAGAACAGCGAGAGCGAGCATGAGGGTATAGAGAGAGGAGTCGGTCAGGATCATAGCTTGATCAGTCAGCCTTGCCGGGAGCCACGACGACTTCTTCCGGCTTGGAGGTCCGCATCTCGAACAGGAAAAGACCTGACGCGAGGAGATCACGGAACTCCTGTTCGGCGATCACGAGCGCTCCACGACCACCGACGTTGACGGTGTAAGTCGTGACGGGCACGTTGGGGCCGAAGATCACTTCGATGAAGACGTTGCGGCCGGGCCCTTCGACCAAGGCGGCCTGAACGAAAACACCGGGGTGCTTCTCGTAAGGCTGCGTCAGGGTCGCGTCGGGGAGGCGCGCTAGATAGGCGTTGGAATCTGGGGTCTTGTCACCCATGTGTTGTCTCCTTGGAAGTCGGGCGTGATGGGGAGGACCGAAGGACAGCCCTCCCCATTAAGCTTAATCGAAGTTGCGGACCCGGCGACCACCGGCGGCAGCGCCACGACCACGACGCGGAGCGGGAGCTTCCTCCTCTTCCTCTTCCTCGGCCGGGGCAGGGGTGCGGCCACGGCGGGGTGCCGGTGCTTCTTCCTCTTCCTCTTCGACCGGGGCAGCAGCCTTGCGGCCACGACGCGGAGCGGGAGCTTCGGGCTCGTCTTCCTCTTCCTCTTCGACCGGGGCAGCAGCCTTACGGCCACGACGCGGAGCGGGAGCTTCTTCCTCCTCTTCCTCGACGGGAGCAGCGGCACGGCGGCCACGACGCGGAGCGGGAGCTTCCTCCTCTTCCTCTTCCTCGACCGGGACAGCGGCGCGACGACCACGGGCCGGGGCCGGTGCTTCATCTTCCTCTTCTTCCTCGGGCGGCGGAGCGATCGCCTTCTTCTTCTTGGCAGCCGGTGCCGGCTCTTCGAAGTCGTCTTCGTCGTCGAAGTCGCCATCACCGGTGAGGCCGGCCAGTTCTTCGGCCGTCATCCAGCCAACGATCTTGAGGACCGGCGACCACTTGATCTTGCCGTGCTTCTTGACCTTCGGCACATAGGATTCCGCACCGAGTTCGATGATCGGAAACTCTCCGGGGTGCTGGGCGAACACGCGACCGTAAGCAGCCGAGAGCTTGCGAAGCTGGCGAACCTGACCACCGGTCGAGGTCTTCCAGAGGAGCGGGGTGCCGACCGCTTCATCCTGATCGTCGGTGCCATAGCTCTCCAGAACGAGGCTGATGGAAGCGGCTTCGCGCCAGCCATCATCATCGTCATAGGGGCCATGATCTTCCAGTTCATGTTCCATCGGCGGCTTGCCGTCCACGACGGGAACGAGGATTTCTTCCTCGACCGCGCTTTCGACCCAGCACATCCAGCCGAACGCGAGGGTCCCCATATCACCGACGACGCGGCTCTTGGCGGGGAGGTCTTCGTCGTCCTGACCGAACGACCAGCGGCCGTCGTTGCCATTGAACTTGAGGTAGGCACCGTCTGCAACACCCTTGCCGGCTTCCGCCCAAGGGTTTGCACCGGTGGTAGCGACATCACGGCCGCCGGACTGAGGAACAAGCTGTCCCATAGTTACTCCATTCTTAGAGGGGGTTCCGGGCAACCCGCCCGGAGAGGGACGATTACTTCGTCAGGACGTTCTTGAGGTTCGCGAGAACCTTGGCGGCAGCGACCGCTTCGGCGATTTCAGCGCGGACTTCGGCGGCCTTCAACTCGGCCTGCTCGCGGATGCGAGTGACCTCATCTTCGGCGTCGGCGAACAGGTCTTCGACCTGCTCTTCGAGGTTGTTCACCCGATCGTCATTCTGGGCGAGGAAGATGTCGAGCTTGGCATCGAGAGCGATGACGAAAGCGACGAGGGAATTGCTGCTACGCGCAATGAAACGCAGCAAGAAGGAATTGAGGTTCATGTCGGGAAAACCTTTCGGGAGGTGATTCGGTAGTGGTTGTTCTGAGACATTCTAGCTACACACCGGTAAGGTTAATGTCAAGCCAAAATGTCGGTGGCGGGTAATTAAGCGACGAGGATCAATCCTTGAGCTTGACGGTCAGGCGCTCGTATCCGTTGCCTTCGCGTTGGTAGTCGTCGATGCTCTTCCCCAAGTCTTGGAGGTCAGCAGCGAGCGAGAGAGTGTCGAGCGACTTCTTGCCCGAACACCACGAGTTGCTGATGGTGAACCGGTCATCACCAACACCCTTGGTATCGTGTTCACGAAGAATTTCCTTGATCTCGGCTTCGATCACCTTCTTCTCGTGTTCGGCATCCTTGGCGGTCGCCGCAAATTCCTTCTGCCGGCCAGCCAGCAGCGCCAGACGATCAAGGATCGCCGGGTCTTCGATCTTGCGCTTGGCCTTCGGGAAGTTCTCACCGGTGGTGTAGGCACACTCCTGCGTGAACTCGCACAGATTGCACTCGCCGCTGATCTTGCCCTCAGCCATCAGGTCAGCCGGGTTCTCAGCAGCGAAGATCATCTTGGCGCGCTGCTTGGCAGCCTCGTAGATTTTCGGATCGCGCTTGACGACGTAGGGACGGATGTCTGAAAGCCACGACGCGTTGAAGTAGACGATCACCGCATACTCCGGCCGGAACTCGGTGAGTTCGTGGATGAGGCCCATCTGGACCTGCACCTGCCCGACGTGGATTTCCTTGGCTTCCTTGATGTTGGCGCGAGGATCGAACGACTTGTATTCGATCACCAAGTCCTCGGACAGGATGTCATCGATACCAAGCTGAGCGAGGGCGTCCGGATCGAGCCCGGTTGCCAGACCGTCCGGCGTTGCCGAGAGACGCCCCTTGCGAAGGGTCTCCTGTTCATCACCAGCGTAGAGCAGTTCGGCCCCTTCGGTCATGATCGCCTGCGTCGCCGGGACAGCGAAGAAGTTTTCGATGATGTCCCCGCGCTTGGCAGCGCCCCAGTCCTGTTCGTGATCGTCGTCAGCGTCATACTGGAACTTCTTGAAGTGGACCTTCCTCAAGCAGGAGAAAGCTTCGGAAGCACCGACCGATGCGTTGCGGTCATACTTCCATTCCTTCTCGTTGGAATCGGAGAAGGCTTGGAACATGCCGTCGAAATTGAGTGCAGCCATTAGTTGATACTCGCGTCTGGGGCCATGCGGGCAGCAAGGCCATACTTCTCGGAAGTCTTGTTGAACTTCGCAGCCACAGCGGCGCGTAGATCGATGTTGAACTTCACGCCGATTGCCTGAGAGAACATCAGAGCGGTCCGAAGGGACTCGCTAAGATTGTTCACTGTGAGGTGGTTTGGGAAAGTGGCTGGAATGTTATCACCCCAGTAAGCTTTCTCGGTCTCCACCATTTCGACACAACCCATGACCTGCCCGATCGCCCGGCCGAACGAGACCGCGAGTGCATCTGCCTCGTAACTGGTCCAGTCATCAGCGGTGTCGTAACGCTTGATCTCCGGGAGATCGTAGGCGATGGCGAGCAGATCGAGACAGATGACGGCATCAGCCAGTTCGTCGCTCAGGTCCTGCATGGTAGCCCGCGAGCCGACCATGCCCAGCCGCTCGCGCTCCAGCTTCTTGACGACGTTCAGCAGTTCACCTGCCTCGCCGAAAAGCTCGATCGCGTAGAACAGCGGGCCGTCTTTGGCTCCATTGGACCATTCAATGCCGCGCTGGACATTGGCTTCACGCATGTTGGAGTATTGCATCACTCGTCCTCGTCCTCTTCGTCCTCATCGTCATCGACACCGTGGCCGAACATCATCTCCTCGTGCTGGGCACGGAAGGTGGCGAAGTCCTTGAACAGTTCGAGGAGCGGGATGAAATTCTGGATCACGTCCATCGACTTGTCGGCATCGACCATGGACTCGGCGTGGTAGCGTTCGGTGACATCACATTCACCGTCTTGAAAGATCACAAGAACTGGCTCGTCCTCATCACCTTCATTGACGGTTTCCGAAATGGTGAAATAGATGACGCCATCCGACACATCGAGATCATCTTCGTCGCCGATTTCGAAGTGGATCATCACGAGGACGAATACCTCGGAGAACGCGTGATGGCTGTGGAAGCTATCGTTGCCTTCTTGGATGTAGTCCACGTCACCGGCGAAGGCGATTTCCCAATCGCCATTTTCGTAGATGACCACCACCGGTGTGCCCGGCTTGTCAGCGGCTGGAATTGTCGTGTTGAGCGTGAGCAGTGATGCGGTCATTAGAGGACTCCCATCCCCTTGGCAGTGCTGAGAACAATGGTGCGGAACAACCGATCCTTGAACTGCTGCTCGGGCGGTAGTTCTTCAAACGGAACCATGCAGGGGTGCGTCTTGGCTTCCGGGTCCTTGACCTCGCCGTAGACCCAGCCCTCGGTGACCTTCTCACGCATCCACGATTCATGGCTTGCGCTGTCACCGGCTTCGGGATTGCCGACCACGAAGCGCACGCCTGCGATAGCGGAATCCTGCTGCCACTTGGGCGCATCTTCCCACGCCGGCTGGCTGGTGTCGCCGTTGTATTCGCACCAGACACGATTGACTTCATGACATACCCGTGCGAGATTGACAGCAGCGGTGCCGGAGATGTAACCCATTGAGATGACCTTATTGTTGGGGTTGACTACGCGCCGTCGTCGTCGCGGAGTAGATGGAAAGCCGCCTGATCAGGCGTCTTGAACGGCCCGCGCATGTTGTGGTTGAACATGCTACGGAAATAGAAGGTGCCGCGCTGGTGACCATTGTATTGGTCGGGAACCTCGAACACCTGCCCGATCGGGAAGTGGAGTTCTGGTTCGATGCGGAGAAGGTTATTCGACACGGAGCATGTCCCAGTCATCGTAGCCGAGAACGGCTGGTATAATACGAACAGTCTGCAAGGCTGCATCGACTGCCGAACGAAGAGCCTGACCGTGGAAGCTGTAGCTCTGAGTCACAGTCTCAATAGCTACTTGGGCGATCGCCTCGGCTTCGGCTTCGTCTGTGGTTATGCCTAGGCATTTCCAGCCCTCCCCGTTGGGGTTTCGGCACATCACAGCCCAGACGCTTTCTTGGACGATCATCAGGCAGCCTCACCCACCGCCATGAACTCCTCATAGAGAGCGGGTGTGATTTTCCCGGCGCGCTCCAGTCGGCGGACTTCCTTGTCGAAGGCACCAAGCGCGACCAGTTCGTGGAAGACCTTGCGGGTCCACGAAATATCGACGATAGCGGAGTGGGCATTCTCCATCTCGACCCCGAAGAAGAAGGGCACGGCTTCTTCCAGCTTGGGCCACTTGTAGTTGGTGCTTCCGACCCGGACGACACCCTTCTTGGGAATCTTACAGATCGGTGTGGCCGTCTTCATCGTGCAGAGGAAGGGCGAGCCGGCGAAGACATCACTCGGAGTCTTGTGGTTCGGCCGCAGGCGCTGATATTCCCCTTCCATCACCTTCGTATCGAACGCGGTGTTGTGGCAGACAATCAGATCGGCATGTTCCGCCGCGATGATGAACATCTCGACCGCATCAGCGATCGGGATACCCTGCTCTTCGCACATCTCGGGCGTGATGCCAGTGACTTCCATCGCCTTGTGTGAGATGATCGACGGCGGGAGTTCACCGGTGGGGTCTTCGTGGAGATACCAGTTGTCGGGCTTGATAAGCGCGTCGAGCGTGATGACATCAACGCCGTGGCGTTCGAGGATGAAGCCAAGCTGGGTGATGTTCGGCTGGTGGGTCTCACCAGTCTCGGGGTCCTTCCGGGGGAGGCCGGTGGATTCCACGTCGAAGAAGAGGATGTTCATGTCGGGAGGTGCCTTATTCTGTGAGCAGCGTTAACCTAAACAAGTCAATGTGTCAAGCCAAAATGTCGGTGATCATTTGTTCAGGTGGACGCCGCCGTGCGGAATAACTGGGCTGGCACCGGGACACAGAAACTCGATCAAGGTCTTCTGAGCGTTGAGTTCCTTGAGGCGTTTGATCCCATCGACCACGGCGTCAGCTTGCTCCGGTGTGAGCGCCAGACATCCGACGGTCTGACCTTCTGCAATGGAACGGATTTCGAACAGCCCGGAGCCCTCGCAGTTGGGGGTGAGTTGGATACAGTCGCCGCTCACGTTGTCGAAGATGCGGATGCTATATTCAGTGGTCAGTTTCATACGATGCCCTCCAGAAGAATGATGCCGATGCCTAGAATGATTGCGATGATAAGCGCCGTGGCCTTGTTGGGCTTATCATCAGCGAAGCGCGGAAAGGTCCGCCAATGGTGGGGATCGGTGACACTCAGGCGGTAGAAGAGATAGGCGACCAACAGACCGATGAACGCCTCGACAAAAGTTACTTGCATGTTGTGTTCCTTAGTGAGTTTCGTGCCAAGCATAACCATTCGAGGAAGATGCATCGACAGGGAGTGCGAAGTTGAGATATTCACCAGCCCGAGCAGCAGCCGCGACGCAGATCGCCTCGACCTTCTCTTCCAGTCCTTCACGGCAAGCGATCTGAACTTCGTCGTGGACCCAAGCGCAGAACACGAAGTCTCCGTCCCAGCCGTAAGTCAGGCCCTCGTCGTAGAGCATGTCTTCGATGAAGATCAGCCACCAGTTGGCGATCGTCGCACCCATCCCTTGCAGGTCGGTGTTGAGCGCCGCGTGCTTCGAACGAACGAACAGGCGGCGGCCGTCCAGACCTTCGAGGAACTTGCGACCAGCTTGACGCTGGATGTCTCGGATGACCTTATTCAATGCGGGCAAGTTCTTGAGGAACTTCTGCTTGAGTTCCTTACCAATCTTGGCCTGCTGCACTGGGCTGGATAGCGGTGAGATGATCTTCCCGATCTTCTCGTCACCAGCCCCGTAGAGGAATGCGTAGATAAAGGTCTTTGCCGTATCGCGCATATCCAGACCAGCGAGACGCTGGTTTTCGGAGTGGATGTCGCCTTCGAGAAGCACCTGCCCGTAAGCACCACCATCATACTTCGCCATTTCGTGAGCAAGGCAGCGAAGTTCGATACCAGCCAAGTCGGACCCGACCAGCTTGAAGCCTTCATAGACCGTGAACAGCGAGCGACATTCATAGCCCCAGCCGCCCTTGAGGCCGAGAATGACCACTTCGACGATCAGGTCACCAGCATCATCACGCTTGAAGAACGGATCGCCATTCTCGTCAACGGACTCAGCAAGTTCTTGCCAGTTATCGCAGCGGACGCCCTTGTGCATCACAAGCACCGGCCCACCCTTGAAGATAGCATTCGGGCGAATGATACCTCGGGGCTTTTCGATTGGCTTGAGCGCTGAGATTTTTGGCTTCTTCTTGCGGACGGCCGGCACCTGAGCGAGGTTCGGGAAAGCGTGCGTCGCACGGGTGGTGACCGCGCCGCAGGGATTGACGTAAGCGTGGATGCAACCTGTGGTCGGATTGTAGACCTTGAGCCAAGCCTGCTTACCGTCGGCCAACTGGCCCATCAGCTTGCGGATCGCGAGCAGATCGGCGAGGTCTTCTGCGACTGGGAACCGTTCGACGATACGCCGAAGGATCACGTCGTTCGCTTTGACGTTACCCTTCTCGGTGTAGTCCTCATCCTCAGGTTCCCAACCAAGCTCTTGCAAGCGGTCGGTAATCTGGGGGCGTGATGTCGGCTTGAACTCCTGCCAGACGATCGGCGTGAAGTGAGCCCCAGCGCTGTAGCGAGCGCGGAGCGGGTCCTTGAAGTTCAGCGCATCCTTAGGCTTGGTCTCAGGGTAGCCATACCAGCGGCGGTCAGGAACCAGTTCGTCCATCTCGGCGCGCTGCTTGGCAATAGCTTCGCTGGCCGTCAGGTTGGAATCGAACTTGATGTCAGCGGTTCCCCAGAAGTCAGGGAAGTCTCCGCCATTGACATTTCGGCCGATCGGCGCTGTGTCCATCCGCTTCTTGGGGATGAAACGTCCGGGGAAGGAAATTGCCAGCTTGGCTTCGAGATTGGCTTGCTCGATCGTCAGTTCGCCGGCGAGCAACTTGGCGCGTGATGCGTCGAACGGGAATCCGTTCTCCTGCTGCCGGGCCATGAGGTCACCAAGGCGGTGCTGCACATAGACAGCATCAGGCGAAGCCTCACGGCTCTCGATCATCTTGACGAGGAGCGAGGTAACGTCAACGTCGTTCGAGCAGTAGTCTTCAAGCTCCTGAGTCCATGTGCCCCAGACCCAGCGGCGCATTTCCTCGGAGTCCTTAGCATAGCCGCGCTCAAGACCGATCGCTTCCTTGATCGCCTTGTAGTCGCCCTTATACATGCCGAGACGCTGACCCCAGCTATCGAGCGTGTGCTTGCCGATCAGCTTGCCTTCAAGCTTCCCACCTTCGAACAGCCGGAAGTCCTTGTCCTTCTGGTCGGGGAACATCAGACGGGCGAGGATCAGGGTGTCGCGGATGCGCGCCTGAGGCTGCCAGCCGAACAGAATCTCCAGCATCGGAATATCATATGCAACAATGTTGTGACCCCAGATTTCCTCAGCGTCGTCCAATAGTGCGAACAGCTTCTCGATCGTGTCTTCGCGCTTGTTCTTGCGGAACACAAAACGCTGTCCAGAGTCGTAGTCCCGAACCACAACGCAATGACACACCGTAACCTGATCGAGCAGGCCATCGGTTTCCGCGTCGAATACGAGACGACGATATTTTTTCGGCTTGAGCTTCAAGGGGACTACCTATCGGAGGAGGGTTTTGTTAACCACAAAACACTGGCAATGTCAACCTAGAATGGCGGTGATCAGAACGACACCACCAACAGTCAGACAGGCAACCAGTCCGTGGGCGAGGCTATAGCGTAGCCACTCTTTGGCTTGCTCGCTCATCCGTCCGGGCCGATCCCACGAACACCGCAGACAGTGCAGGTCATACCATCGAGACAAGGCCCACAAGGGGGCGATATGTGGCAGTAGCATCCCTCGGGCTCATATACCAAGGTTCCCTGACAGGGACCAATGCCGTCGTCGTAATCGCGATTACAATCGTCGCCTTCTTCATATCCAATTTCAGGTGAGTCCGTCTGGGTCATCATCATTTCCATTCAGGTAGGACAAGATAAGGAAGGAACAGACAATGATGGCGACCCACGTCATGGCTGTGAACATTTGTTCGATCAGGCGGTAAATATCAAATGTCGAGGGCAAGTTGGCCTCCATCAGTAAAATCGTGGACTTCTTCATCGTAGGGGTCATCGTATTTGATGTATCCCGCGTCGATCGACATCTCGCGGCCGATCTGTTCGAAGAATCCGTGGTATCCGTAGTCGTGGCAGACCACCTGTCCATTCAACATACCAAAGTTGGCGAAGTGAATGTCGTGGAGGACGGCAGGAATTACGCCGCCCCGCGTCCGGGTCAAAGCTGCCTTGAACTCACGGTCGGTCTTGAAGGGCTCAGTCCGCTTCTGGATCAACACGTTCCCGTAAGGATCGATGTCGATGCAAGGGGCGAACCAATCTGAGATCGGCCAGTCTTTCATCTCCTGCCACACCAGCCATTCGGTTTGGTTGTGAAAGGTTCGTGCGGTGGTCTCGACCTTCATCACAATCGACGGGTCATGAACCACTTCGTAGACTTCTCGGGATGCGCCTGATCCTATGCACTTACCCAAGAACATCGTCAGGATGGAGTTCTTGAGCGGGTCCACGTAATTCCAAGGATTGCTCATCGGTCTCTTTCGAAACGAAGCACGGTGATCGGGGCGGACCACATGATGCCGGGGTGGAAATAAAGCATGGACTGGCGGGCCGCTTCGGCGTCTTCGTATCCGGCAAGGATCGCGTCGTAGTCACTCAGATCACGAAATGTCGTGTTGATGACTCGATCGATATAGACTGGGACGGGACGGAAGTTACCACTGGTAGAATGAAAGACCAGACGCCCCGGCGACACGGCTCTCTCACCGATACGCAAGTTGGCTTTCATACTTCCTCGGACTAACCGGTGGAAGAACCGGTCGTCGAGGAGGAGCGTCTGGTCATCTTCGTAGATCACGCGTGGAATCTTCCCTTGTTGAGCGTGATGATCGTGCGCTTACCGTTCGGGTAAGTGATGATGTGGCTGTGCGACCACGACGACGGGCCCTTGTTGTAACCCATGTCGAGATTACCCGAGACACCACCAACGTAAGCCCCGTCCCGGATCGCCGGGCTGTGGGTGTGACCGGTGTTCGACTTGCGGCCGGAGCGGCTGATCGCCAGCGGCGAACCACGCGAACCGTTGGGGCCAAGGTGGCCGTGCATCCCGCATTCGATGTCGCCGCAGATGATGAACGACTGATCTTCGTTGCAGAACACAACGTCCTCAGGAGTCCCCATCTCACGCATGACTTGTTGGAACACGTCAGGCGAGCCGTTGCCGGATTTCATCTGCATGTAGAGCCACTTCTGGCAACTCAGGAAGAACAGAGCGTTCTCCGGATCGTCCCGGTAGTCAGCCGTCTTGAGCCACTTGAGCAGAGCCTGATCGTGGTTGGATTCCACGATGACCGAAGTGCATTCGTCCCGGTGGACCTGCTTGATGAACTCAGCACATCCCTTCAACGCCAACTCGACGTTGTTGTTCTGCCCGCCCCGTGTGTGAGCCGCAAAGCGGAAGTGGTGATCCTTGATGTTGTGGTGATTGCGCGGCGAGAAGTCGCTGAGGTCGTGGTAGAACTCATACTTCGGACGCAGCCGGTGGATCAACGGCAGCGGGCGGGGATCGTGCGGGTCTTGGAAATTCTCGATGTCCCAAGCTTCTTGCGACGGGACATCATATCCCCACGTCAGCATCGCGACTTGGAAGTCCAGCTTCTCGTGGTGGATGTCGCCGTAGCTGATAGCTTCGACCCGGTGATTGGTGGTCACCCCTTGGCTGGTCACATACCGATCGAGATCGTAGAACGAGCCATTCTCCAGATCAGTCGTCAGCAGGTGCCGGCAATAGGTCGCGCCGTCCGGAGTCATCTCGACCAGAACAGCACCGATCTGGTGGTGGAAGGTTGCCTTGATCCCGGCCTTCTTGCGGACGTAATTCGGCAGAGTGACAGAGCCGGTGGTCATCAACTGCTTGGCCCGCTCGTGCTTCATGGTCGCCACCGATTCCAACTGGACCTTCGGGTGCGGGAAGACGCCCCAGCGAGCGCGGGTGTAGGTAGCGAACCCGGACAACGGGGTGACCGCCGTCGGGAGTGTGTTCATCTCGCCGCAGAAGTCCACTTCGTCTCCCAGCCGAACCCGATCGTGAACGATGAAGTCATCGACCGAAGGGTGGAAACCAACCTTGGGCGAACGGGTGTCGTGATCCTCGAACAGCTTCTTGCTGTAGGTGAACCCTGAGACGATGATCTCACACTCACCCAGCCAGTGGGCGTAGACGTTGAGAGCGTTCCAGAAGTCCTCGTGGATGTCCGAACAATCCTGTGCCGAAGTCAGGATGAAGTAGCGGGTGTGATCCAGCGGTTCATAGACAGTCGGCCGCAGCGGACGGTTCGAAGAGAAGACGAACTCGATCTGCTCTCCGAGGTCTTCCTGCACTGCGATGTTTCGCTTCATGCGGTAACGTAGCGTGGACTCAGCGATGTTGAGGGCGCGGGCAGCCGGGCGGATGCCGCCGTGCTGGGCGACCAGTTCAAGATATTCCATGGGACCTCAGTTCAGAACGAGCGGGCCGGACTTCGGCTGGCCGGGCTTGGGTGCAAAATCAGGGTGTGCGTAGGCGATGCCAGCGGCACCGGCCTTGTGACGCCAGTCCCAGACGAACCACGAGTAATTATGGCGGGGCGAGCCCGTGGAGCCGGCGACCCAGCGGGGGCGCTTCGAGACGACGATCTTCTTGTGGAAGGGCGGGAGTCCGAACAGCGGCATACGCCCCTTCGAACAGTCGTATTCATTCCGCAGGAACATCGCGACCTGACCCTTGACAGGCTGCATCAGCTTGAGAGCGTGCTTGATGAACTCTTCCGGGAGATCACCGGCGTAGGGTGGGTTGGAAACGATAGCCTTGATCGACGGATCAGGGAGCTTATCCATCTTGAGGAAGTCACCGATGGTGAAGCGATCTTCGTAACCATAATCGATGATGTCGCTCGACCAGACAGTGTGTCCGAAGTCCGTCAGGCGCTGCGAGATGTCGCCCTTACCGGCCGCGCACTCCCAGACGTTGGGGTGGATGTTGACGTGCTGGAGAAGGCAGTCCACATTCTCCGGCGGCGTGCAGTAATGGTCTGCCTCGATCCGCTCGTATCCGGAGTCGCCCAGCATGGCGGCGTCCTTCTTGGTGAGTTCTTTGAGCCGTTGAGCAGTCAGTTCAGCCAACGCCTCTGCCTCCTCCGACGGGGCCGGAATGAAGTTCAGTTCTTCGAGGAACGGGTTCGCTGATAGTCCAGCGATTTCCTCAGGAGTGGCTTCACCCCAGTTGATTTCAGGTAGCGATGGCATGTTATTCCTCGGAACTCAGCGTGGTCATCATGACACCCGCTTCTTGAAAAATGGCGCGTGTCGCGGCGAGGCTGGTGCCCCACCGTTCAAGCTGTTCGGGCGTGGGTTCAGGACTCACGACGCGGGTGATCCCTGCCTGAACCACAAAGACGGCGCACCGGTCGCAGGGAGTGAACGTGCAATAGAGAGTGCAGTTGTCCACAGGACCATGGGCATTCAGAATGGCGTTCATTTCCGCGTGGACGATGCGGCTGTATTTGGTTTCCCGGTCCTCGTAGAGAGATGGGTGATCTGACATACCACGGGGAAACCCGTTGTAGCCGACGCTGATGACCGTGTTGTTCGGGCGGACGATGACCGCACCGACTTTGGTGGAGGGGTCCTTGCTGGCTGTGGCGATGTATTGCGCCATGCCGAGATAGAACTGATCCCACTTATCGATGCGCCCGGCGCGCTGCCGGATTTCATCTTCCAGATCGAAGCGAGGATCGATGTCGCTCCGGCCGATCGGCGGCGGGCAGCAGTTCATCGCTTTGCCTTGTTCGCAATGTCCAGCTTCACTTCTGGCGGCAGTCCGTCCGTGATCGCCTTCATCATAAGCGCCACGCGTCCTTCGAGCAGCCGAAGCGCAGACGTAGGGACCCGCGACTTGTCGGCTTCCTCAAAGACCTTGAGGATGGCTTCGGACAGCATGGTGAGATCATCGGTGCGGCTGATGTCGGCGGTGATGACAGCGCCTTCCGGGAGAATGGGTTCTGCAAGACGAATGTTGATGTTCACAGGCGGAAACCTCTCTTGGTGTATTCCAAAGGCTCGTAGTTGCCTTCGGTTTCTATGATGGTCTGGTAGCGGCGAATGAAGCGGTCTTTGGCTTCCTTGGCCGACCAGACGCGGAACTCGGGAACCACATCGTGAATGGAGATGCGGGGGTGGTCTTGTTCGTTGCTGTAAGGCACCACTGGTGGGCCCATCAGTTCGTCGCGTTCGAGGAACACCATCATGTTATCCACACGACGGACGCATTCCCGGATTGCTTGATCCACCGGGCAACGGAGTTCTTCGATGATATGCTCCATCAGGGCATCTTCACCGTCCTTGTATCCGTTGACCGAATATTTGACCGGGCGCACCAGATCAGCGAACCCATATCCTTCGGGAGCGTCGTGGATCAGGCCATAGAGAGCCGGAGAACCAGACAGTGACCAATCCCACTTGGGGACCAGCTTCTTGCGGTTCAGGGCGCAAATGTCAGCGACGTGAACCGAGTGTTGGGCAACCGAGTAGCGGACAGGATCACCGTAGCGATCGGCAGTCTGACCGCCCCAGCGGGGCATCACAGCCAACGTGTGTGCGATCGTCTCGATGTCGATCTCGTTGCCCGGATGCTTCGGCTGGAGCGGCCAGAAGTAGCGCCCCTTGTAGATTTGGATCGCCCCTTCGAGGCTCGAAACCTTGGCGACTGCCCGGTTGCGATTGATCCGGGCTTGCCACTGACTGTCAGACAGACAGACAGATGGCTTAGCCTGCGTCGGGTGATTGAGCATGTGGGGCTTTCCTTGGTCGGGATGAACACTGTTAAGCATAACCGCCGGTCAGTGTCAAGCGATAATGTCGGTGTCAGCCGAAGATCATCTTTCTATATGCTGAGTTGTTTCCTCGGAAAACATACCCACTGGCACCACCGGCGGCATGAGCTTCGTAGGAATCCCGGATGTGTTCCGGCAGGCTCTGGAATGGGAATCCGTGGCTGCCGTGGTGTGCTTCATAAAGCCCCTGTCCCTTTGTAGGAACCCCGCGCATGTTGGCTCGGCATCGAAGTTGTTTGAGACGCAAGCGCTCAAGCTTTTCGAACCGGTTATCGGTGGTGGCGAGCATCCGCCAGAGGCTTTTGAATTTCAGGAACATCAGTAGCCCGGAGCCGGGGTGTGCAGCAGACCATCCACATAGAGACGCGGAGTCTCAACATCGACCGACAGCACAGCGAACGAATTGTCGAGAGCCGAGGACGACATCGCGCACGGAGTCACGTTGTCTGTGATGTAGGTGATGGTCGCGATCGCGGCCCGTCCGGTGTATTGACCGTTCCGGGGATCGAACTCGCGGAGCAACATCCGATCGCCGACGGCGTAATCCCGGTCACGCTTGTCTCGCATGTCGTGCTTCTTGCGTCCCACGATCATCTCACCGAAGAACCACGGCCACGACTTCACTTCGTAATCATATTCCATGTCATTTCCCTTCTTATTCGTAGTCTGCAATGATCTTGGCGATCTCATCTTCATTGTAGATGACTTCGCATTCACACCCGCACTCCGGGCAGAAGCCTAGGTCCATCGGCATCGGCCGGGTGGGGTGTTCATTCAACTCGGTCAGGGGACCAATCCAACCACACTGACCACATTCGGTGAACATCATGTCATCTTCCCATCTTCATTGTTGGTTCGATTCCATCCACACCTTCTTGGATCATCGAGATGCGATCGACGAGGGTCTGGATCGTCAAGGCGTCGATGGTGCCATCAACAACCAAGAAGTGAATCAGAACGTTGTGTTCGAGGCCGATCCGGTGGGCCCGGTCCTCGCATTGTTCCATGTCTCCCGGCACCGACCACATCTCCACGAATACGACGACGGTGGCTTCCGTCAGAGTGTGACCGACGCCGCCGGCCTTGAGGTTGCACAGGATGACATTGCATTCGGGATCGGGCTCGATCCTTGCATCCTTGTCACCTTGGAATCGTAGCTTCTCAGCTTCGACTTTCTTGGCACCCATCCCGCCGACGATCCGGGCGGCTGTGGGGAACTTGGCGTGAAGCTCCGAGATCACGTCCTTGTGGATCGCGAACACGATGACCTTCTCACCGGCGTCTACGAGCCGCTGGATGTGTTCGGCCGCCATCGGCACCTTGGACAGCGCGAGATCGCGGCGAGCCTCAGAGTAGGCCGCAAAGCCCGGCGCAAGCTCACCTACGTCGAGGTCGTCGATCTCAGGCGCATCGAAGCCTTGCGGCAGGATGGTAGCCATCGTGTCGAGGATGAGGGCCGGGTCAACTTCTTCGAGGACCAGCTTCTTGTTGTATTCGATCCCGGTGTTGGCCGCGTCGAGCATGGCGAGCGCATCGGTGAACTTGTCGCGCTCGGTCTTGATGGTTTTCTTCAAGCCCTCAGGTGGGAAGACGATCACCTGTCTCGTCTTGCTGGGTAGGTCTTTCAGAACGTTGCTCTTGAGGCGGCGGATCATGAACGCCCGGCGAAGCTTCTCGTTGAGTTCGGACAGGTTCGAACCACCGGTGGCTTGCAAGCCGAACGGAGACATCACACCATCGCAATACGTCATGGCGAAGTCTTCCCAGCACTTCCCCAGACCCTCAGGATCGAAGTCGCGGATCATCGTCCACATATCCTTCGGCTGCTTCATCATCGGAGTCCCGGTGAGCATCAGCCGAATGTTCGCTGGCAGGCAAGGCAGCTTTCGGGTGCTTCCGGCTCGTTGCTTCATCCGCTCATATTTGCGCTGCCACTTCTGCGTCTTGGGATTGAAGAACCAAGTCCCAAAGATGGATTGGGTTCTCTTGGAGTTTCCGTTGGAGAGATACTGGGCTTCGTCACAAACCAAGATGTCCCAATGCTCTGCCCACAGCTTCTCCCGGTTCTTGTGGAGAATGTCGTAGTTGATGATGACGAAATCGGTATCCGGAACATCAGAGCCGGCGGCGACGCCTACGGTGAGGTCCTTGTCCACCAGCCACTTCAACATCTCCTTGAGCCAGTTCAGCTTCAAGGTCGAGGGACACACGATGATCCCGTTGGTCAGCCCGAGGTGGTTGATCAGGCCGATCGCTTGGATCGTCTTACCGAGGCCCGGACTATCTCCGATCAGTGTGTCATCACGCTCAGCGGCATAGAGAATACCGGCCTTCTGGTAAGGTAAATAATCCAGCACATCCCCTTTGTGATTGACCAGATGCGGCCGGGCGATGTCCGCTTCGGCGAACATGGAATAAGAGGCGTTCATAGCCTCTTCCAGTTCGGTCAGCTTCGCATCCAGATCATCCCACAACTCATCCGAGTCAGCCCAGTCGATATACTCGGCCGCCTTGCGCCAGTCCGTGGTCGTATAGAACCGGTTGCGCCGATCAAATATCCAGCCGGCATCACGAAACTCAGCCCAGCGAGACTCGCGGGCAGTGATGATGTAGCGATCGTGGGACTGAGAAAGTTGCACAGATTATCCAGCGATATGGAAACGATGCTCTTCGAGAGAACCTTCCCATGTTGTGCTGATGCCCACACATTCCGGCATGATCATCGCATAGATACGATCAACCAAAGCTACCGCCGCCGGGTTGTCCGGGTCGTGACGGAGCGTGATGGTGTGATATGGGACGCTCATCGTCCGGCTCGCAGACTCATCTCATACAAGACGTTGAGATCGAGATCGAGATCGAGAACTTCCACAAGCTCGTCGTTGATACACCACTTGGTGTGGAAAAAGTCGCCGATGTTGTTTGTGATGTATCGCGTGTCTTCCACTGACAATGCGCCAGCGTCGGCCAGCATGTCCAGAATCATAATCAGGAGTGATGTCTTGCCTGACATCTTGTCGGCCGAAACAGCAATGCTGAGACCGACCATCCGTGGCTCCCGAGCATTCAGCAGTTGCGCTTTTGTGGGAAACGGGCTGGCGTGCGGTGGGAAGTCATCGGCCTTGTTGGCATCAGTCATCTCCTCTTCGATCTCCATCCAGAACGGCTCGTAGTAGGCCCGCTCACGAGCGGCGAAGCGCTGAGCCCGGAGATCGTCTCGCATCTTGTCGCCGTAGGGCTTTCCCCGGCAGAGGTCTTCGATGTCCTGATCGGTTAAAGAAGCGATGTCCATAAGTTCTCCTGATTCGGACACCAGCTAGACGATTTAGCTTGCACTGTCAATCTAAAATTGCTATGGAGATATTCATAATGTCGGTGAGCTATCAATGAAGATCGTAAAAGGCAAGGTCCTGTCCTCCAGCCCCATCCTCACGGACTGGGATGAAGACACCTGCCTGTGTCAGGGCAAGGTCCCGGAAGACAAGCGGATCGATGTGGTAGAGCGCATCTACGACGAAAAGCGCGATAAGCACCGATGGAAGGTCTACGTCCGCTACCACCAAGACTGTCCCGTTCACGGGTGCCACCGCAAGGAGACTGCGTAATGCCACGAGGTTTGAGCCCCACCAAGTGCAATGACATCGAGCGTGATGGGATCATCCCTGATGAATGTCGCTTTCTGAATCCGTCGCTGCACTTCTGCCCGAATTGGCAAGGTGCCCTCATCGATTCTTCCGATCCCGAATTTGAGCGTTGCGAATGTCCCAAGGCCAAGTGATGACCTTAGAAGAAATCCATGACGCGTTGATCACCGATCACCGTGCGAATGGACCCGACGGTTGTTCGAACATCGATCGAATCAGATTTATCGGTGAGACCATGCAGCCTGAGGTGATCGACCTCACGGTGGATTATGACTTCACCTTGGTGGTAGAGGAAGACAGCCCGATCTTGGTAGCTGCTGTGAAGCACCTAGCCCTACTGAAACTGGATTACATCAACCGGCTCTATGATCATTGCCACATGATGAAAGAGGTGTATGACGCTGAGGCAGCCAAGCTGATCCTCGCCGTGCGCCGCATCGACCACCACCTTTCCTATCTGGAAGACGGTCTCCCCACTCCTCCGTTCTCGGTCTTCTCCTAGTCTATTAGTTTTTCCACTTCTTTGTTGACAGTGGTCGCGAATCGTCTTAACTCGCGATTACCGAAAGCAACAAAGGAGTGAAACACTATGGCTATCAAGCGTGCCAAGACCTTCGATGAGAAGCAGTTCAAGCGCCTGCTTGCCCACATCGAAGCACACAGCGTTATGCCGGTTCGCGATAAGCTGATCGTGGCTCTGTCATTCAAGGCTGGGCTGCGTGTCGGTGAGATCGCCAAGATCAAGCTGAGCGCGATGACCGATGTCGAGGGTAATGTCGCCAAGACCATCAACATCTTTTCCGACGTTGGTAAGAAGCAGCGGATGCGTGACATCCCGATGAACCCGCTCATCAAGACCAGTCTGGAAGAGTTCCGCAAGGAATATCCGAACGCCAAGTTCGTCGCGATTTCCTCGCAGCCGTTCCGCTGGATTCTGGCACGGGGTCGTCCGATCCCGAAAGATGCTGAGTTCAATCAGATGTCCCCGGAAGCCTTGAAGACTTACTATCTCAAGATGCTCAAGTCGTTCGGCTTCGAGGGCGCATCCACTCACTCGGGTCGCCGAACTTTTGGCACCCAGCTTGCCCGAACAGCTAACGCTCACCACTGCTCGCTGCGCGACGTTCAGCAGTTGATGGGTCACGCCCGGATGGAAACTACCGAAGCGTATATCGAACTCACCGAAGATGCTTCTTCACTGGTGATGGCCCTTTAACAAACTTTTTTCTTGACCAACTAGGTGGAGCGTCTTAGAGAACGAATCACCGACAACAACTGGAGGATACAGACATGAAGAATGCAGTGAAAACCCCCACCCGTGGGCGTAACAAGATCGATCAGGCAGCCCTCGACGCTGCGAACGAAGCCTCCAAGGCACTGAGCGAGAAGCAGCAGCAGGCCGCTTCCAAGCCCCGTGCCAAGGCGGCTCCCAAGACCAGCGCCAAGGCGACCACTGGTCTGGGCAATCAGAAGCAGACCGGTGCAGACGCGCCGGCGATGGAAAAGCAGGGCGCTTCGGCTTCCGGTAAGTCCGGTCCGGCCGAAGAGCTTCGCGGCGGTTCCAAGCAGGTGCTGATCACCGAAGCTGTGATGGTCGGACGTTCCGGCCGCCCGGCTGGTGTCGAGGAATACCCGTTCGGCGAGCTTCCGCCCGCCTACAAGGATGAGAACGGCCAGATCGTTGGTCTTTCGTTCTTCATCCCGATGACCGACAAGGCTGAGGGCAAGCTTGCTGCTGCCCGCAAGCGCCACAAGGGTCTGTTCTGGAGCCGCACGGTTTTCGAGCAGGTCAACGGCAAGGGCCCGAAGGTTGAAGGTCTTCGCATCTGGCGCGGCACGCCTGACATCAAGGCGTAACGCTTCAAACGGAAGGGCCGTCACGCAAGTGGCGGCCCTTTCCTTATAGTGAGAGCCGAATTATTTTCGCTGACTGTCATTTTTATGTTGACATGGACAGCGAGAATCAGTAGTTCGGCCCTTCAACGTCAGTCCCATGGTTTCCCGAGGGGCAGGAACAGCCGGAGTCACTCTGACCCCGCAGCGTCGAACTTGGGCGCGAGCGAGTTATTGGCCGGTCTGGTGCGGATACGTTTCGTGTAAAGGGCGGGTAGAACGGGGGAAGCCCCGAGATCACCAGCCCCCAAACGATAGGCCAATCCAGCGCAAGTGGTCCTGTCACGCGGTAAGTCATGGAATATCTCGACGAGGTGCTTCGATTAAGTGTTGACACGAATCGAATCACCTAATAGAGAGACGGAACGCCAGCCTGATGGCGATAGTGTGGGGCAACTCACATAAAGGGGGTAAGGTCACATAACCCCGCCCGAAAGGGTCAATTCAGGCAAGTGCAGTCAGGTCCGCGAGGATCGCTTCTGGTAACAGGAGATAGACTGGAATGGGGCAGGGGCGCGTGAAGCGCACAGGGAGGGGCCGACGGTGCCTCCTAACGCCGGAGTAGAACCCGGAGCCTGTATCTAACCCAAACCAACTCGATGATAAAGCACAAGGTCACGGGTTCGAGGCTTAGCGGCTGAGGGCGGTGGTCAATCTTGCAGGGTTCACGTCCTGTCTGATGGTCTTGGTAGCTCTTAGCGGAGTGACGGATATGAGGCGACTAGCATTCCTTCGGCGGAAACGTCATGGGAACTAGGTGATAGCTCGTCTCGGTGGCTTGCACAATCTAGCTCAGTGGTAGAGCATCGGACGCTTAATCCGACGGTCGAAGGTTCAATCCCTTTGGTTGTTATCAAACGCAAAGATTGTCACGACTGCATGTGAAAGACGCCTAATGCCGTAGGGTTTACCCAATGCGGCCCGACCTGATCTCGCAAGGTGATGGTTGGTTGGTGGAAGAAGTTTCGTTGGGCCCGCAAGCCCTTAATGGCTGGAGACAGTCAGCGGAATCGAAACTGCCGAATATCATGCAGTGTCGTCGCTAATGCCAGCGACCCCGTGAGAACCGGGAAAAATAGGCGGCGTTGATCTGGGACCAGACTACCGCAAGGGGTTTGGTGGATAAGCCGGGAAAGTGACTCGCAAGGTCACCATAATCTGTGCGAACGACGGATCGTGAAAGGCGTAGTCTCAGCCTGACATACATTGACTGGGGTGGTATGTAGCTCTTCGGAGTGAGGACCGGGATACCCCGCAGGCAACACCTGCCAATGTTTTTTTTTTTCGATTTCTATATTGGCCCAGCAAAGAAGGTTAGCTACCTTCTCCTCGGTGCCCGCAGGTCACACGATCCCAGCAATACTCGAATGCAGACGGATCGTTCAAGCGCCAAAGCCCAGTAAGTCGAGCCGTGGCTTGTCGCATTGGGAGTCGCTGCAAACCCGCTGGGTCATTATAGACATCGATTAGTTTTGGTTGGGATCACCCCGAGAAGGATACGGCCCCTAGGAGCCCTTCCTTATTTCGGTCAGGGTGTTTAGGTGATGGAATTGTTTGCGAGCCGGGTTGATCACCGAGTAGCTTTCCGTTTCAGGGGTTCGATTCCCCTCCTGATCTCCAGCTTCACTCGTAATGAAGCTTCTCAGCGGAATGTCGGCGGTCACGCGACCTAACCGGCGATCCGTGTGTTTACACTGAACAGGCAGAAGGAAGGGCGTAGTGACCCCGGCCGAGCTTCGAGAGGCCCCATTACGAGTGATCCATTTGTGATCGGGCTGGCGGCACCAGATAGGTATATGAAGCCGAGGTCGTCAGGCCCGGATAAAAACCGTGTATGGGTGTTGCTAGTGCTTTGGCCGCCGGCCTGATCACAGATGCTTCACTTGCAACAAGGACGACGGCTACGTTCTGATTATAGATGGTGGAGCCTTCACGGGCTAGGAAGCCATCAGCGATTGATCAGGATGGTGCTACCGGTGCTTTAAGTCGCCGTCTTCCTTGTTGCGAGTGATGTTCGAATTGTTAGCGCCGCTCTGTCCGCAGGGCTGACCCGGCAGGTAACCAAGGGTCGTTCGAATATCCTCGCATTAAGTTCCTTCGGGAACGCCGATTTATCAGCCGCGAAAGCTCAAGGGACACCTTGGGGGAGTTCGCTCAGTGGCTTTCACCATGCACTTAACCGGGGTTGTGCCCGGAGCGGTGCTAGATTGAGAGCCGGGAGTGGGACAAGTAACGGACCAACTGATCCATACCCTACCGCCGGGCGCTTCTAATTCGGTGAGAATGGTGCGAAATGTAGTGGTTCGCACAATCGGTGTAATTTTTTAGTTGACATTCGAATCGGATGTCGTTACACTTCGAGCTTCAAGACCGGGACGCCCCGGCTCACAAGGATTTTAGAGTTCCATCATGTTCAACGTAGTCGCCATGAATAACCCAGCAGCACCGGCCATTATGGTCCCGGTCGTTGTGGCGTGCGTTGATGGAGGAACGAAGGTCTAAGACCTCCTCAGTATCAAGCAAGTCATTCCGATCGGGGGCCATGGAAACATGGCCCCCGATTTCGTTTCTAGGTGTGGGAAAGTTGGTAATCCGCCTGATTTGGGATCAGGAGACCGTAGGTTCGAACCCTACCACTTAGACCAGTTAATCAGGCGGTAGGGGAGTCTGGCCGTCCCTACCTCCCTCGGACGGAGGGGATCGCAGGTTCGAATCCTGCCCGCCTGACCAAGTTATAGCAGAGCCTCAGTGGGGGCGGGGCCTCATAAGCCTTTGACCCGGTGGCGCACATCCACCCTTTGCTACCAGATAGGTGACCCAGCCACCTCCTCGTCGATCGCCGAGATCGTCAGGTGCCCCGCACGATCAGCGGAGCTAGTAAAACCACTGGGACGTTTCGAACCGTCTCGTTGAGACGCGTCTAAGCCGGAGTAATTAACCGGCGTATGCGGGGCGGTTGTAGAACGAGGAGGACGCCGGTTCGAATCCGGCCACCGGGGCAAGGCTCCGGTGTAGCTCAGGTGGTTAGAGCGCCTTGTTGGTTTCGTCCCCGGCATCCGTCAAATCGGATGGGACAAGAGTTTGTTGGTGATTAGCTCATTCAGGAGAGCGCTGGTGTCACATACCAGAGGCGGCAGGGGCAGAGCCTGCATCACCAACCATCCACGGATAGCTCAGTTGGTAGAGCGGCCGACCGATAATCGGCGTCTTGCGGTGGTTCGAGCCCACCTCTGTGGACCAGTTTGAATAGGCTGTAACAGCCGAAACTCAGGGGTTAGTCTCCCTGTAAGAGTGAGACCAATAGACCGAACATTCGGCCGGCGGATGAGTTGACGACTCGCACTCCCGGCGCGATCAGTAGGTTGAGGTCTCGCTACCAGTTTATTTCGTAGTAGCTCAATGGTGGAGCAGCCCGCTGTTAACGGGAAGGTTGTAGGTTCGAGCCCTACCTACGGAGCCAGATAGGAGAAGTGAGTGGAACGCTACAACATCAGCTACGACAGCCCCGGACGGAAACTCCGGGAGACTGATCCGGGACCGTCTGACACCACATGGAAAGGTGTCCGGGAACATTGGTCGAAGTCGTATGATGGGCAGTTCCTCTCGGATTATGAAGAAGGCGTTCAGCTTGCTATCGCTGATCTGGAAGCTGGTGGTCGAGAGAATCGCGATGCGCTTCTGGCGGTCGAAGCAACCCAACGCAATCACAGTTGGAATGCTCAGAAGGACGGTTACCTCGATACGATCGGCGAGGGAAAATATATCGGTCAACTTAATTTCTGATTTGATCCTGTAGCTCAATGGTAGAGCCAGCCCCTCATAAGGGCCGGGTTATAGGTTCAAGTCCTATCAGGATTACGCTTCGTTAGCTCAGTTAGGAGAGCGCTGCTGTGACATGGCAGAGGCCGTAGGGGCAGGACCTACACGAAGCACCATTTACCCAGTGGGGACGCATGTTCTAAGGGTAGCGAGGACCCCTTGCAAGGCTCCTGATGTCGGTTCGATTCCGACCGTCTCCACCAACTATTTTCGCTGTCTGTGATTTTTTGTTTGACATCACAAACCGAATCACATATAGTTCGGCTTCAACAACGGGACACGGTGTCCCACAAACAGGATTTTAGAGTGAACGCTATGACCACCCGGTTCGGAAAACGAGATCGCCGAGAAGGCGATGAACGAGGTTTTACCTCGTAACCCGGTAGTGCGTGTTGCTGCCGGTGTTGTCCTGACGGACCGGTAGCTCAGTAGGTTAGAGCAGGGGATTCTTAATCCCAAGGTCGAGAGTTCAAATCTCTCCCGGTCATCCAAGACAACATCGGTTTTCAAAACGCCCTACCGGTCGCCCGGTGGGGCGTTTTCGTTTGCCCTTTCTCGGCCGGCTCCCTTGGAATGGACCGGTAGCTCAGTAGGCAGAGCGCGGGACTTTTAATCTTGAGGTCGTGGGTTCGAACCCCACTCGGTCTACCAAGGAGTTCAATAGGTTACGACTAGATGCGGGTGTAGCTCAGTGGTAGAGCACCTGCTTGCCAAGTAGAAGGTCGCGGGTTCGATCCCCGCTACCCGCTCCAGTCGAAGTTGTTAGTGATGAGTGATGATGCGTCCGTAGCCAAGCGGAAAGGCAGTGGGTTTCCACCCCGCGATGCGCGAGTTCGATCCTCGCCGGACGCTCCATCACTTATCATTGGCCGTGAAGCCCAACGGTTGGGCAGCGGATTGTCTATCCGAAGGTTGCGGGTTCGAATCCCGTCACGGTCGCCAGTTTGCAGTATCGTCTAATCCCCGACAACGGGGACAGAGTGTCATGACCTCTGGGACTAGGATAGCCGGGCGAAGAACCGGAGGATGTCGGTTCGATCCCGGCTGCTGCGCCAAGTTTATACCGTCGTCGCGGAAGTGACACGCCCGATTGATCGATCGGCCCGGCAGGGTGTGGGTGAAAGACCCACCGACGGTTCCAAATTCACGGCCCCATCCTCTATGGGTAAGAGGCCGCCTTCTCATGGCGGTAAACCGGGTTCGAGCCCCGGTGGGGCTACCAAGTTTGCGAATTAAGGTCTGGAAGATCAACTGGAAGATCAACTGATTACGAATCAGAAGGGTGTGGGTTCGAATCCCACGCAGACCACCAAGTTAATGGCCCCATCCTCTATGGGTAAGAGTCCGCCCTTTCAAGGCGAGAAACCGGGTTCGAGCCCCGGTGGGGTCACCAGAATATATCAGTGCCGCTTTAGCTCAACTGGATAGAGCGCGGGCGTCCGAAGCCCAAGACTGGGGTTCGAGTCCCTGAGGCGGCACCACGGATAGGTAGCTCAGTGGTAGAGCGCCGGCTTGAAACCCCGGAAGTCGAAGGTTCAATTCCTTCTCTATCCACCATACTCTGCCCCCGCCGAGGTGGGCCATGAGCCTTCTAAGCTCTAGGGCGTCGGTTCGATTCCGGCCGGGGGCTCCATACTTCCCGAGCGGGAAGATTTGCTCCCGATCGGGATCAGAACGACCAGAAACTTCCCGATCGGGAAGATATGCTCCCGAGCGGGATCAAAAAAAAAACACCGACATTGAAAATAAGTGTTGACTCCTGTAGGTTCCTTCCATATACTTCGCAGCATGTTCACACAGACCGCCTTGCAATGCCTTACGGGCACCACGCTATATTGGCATAGCCAGT